GCTCATTAGGGCCATAGTATTCAATTAAAGCTGAATCTGGGATACCAAGTATCAATATCAAGATACTATCGCTTAAACAGCTTGAAAATGACTCAGTTTGTAGATATATATCTGGTATTGAATCCTTATCACAGGGATATGGTATAATAGCGATATCCCTTAAGCCTGTTGATATAAGAATATCATTACGATATTCATCTATAATGAACGTTAATATATTAGCTTGATTTTCAGCGATAAAACTAAAACCATTACCCATAAATTGATAATCTCGATAATTAACTGGATTAGAAATATTTAATCCATTACTAAAGGGTATAATAATATTATATAATCCTTCTGTTGTAAATGTCGGTGTAATTACTATGCTATCATTATCACTAGTCCTAAAGTTAAAAATAGTTGGATTATCTGGACAAATATAAATTATTGGTAAATCATACCATAATGGGCTATCATTAATAGAACCCTTTGTATTATCTAAAAGTATTTCAGTATTAAAACCCACTTGTGAGGGTCTTGTACCATAATCTAAGTTATTAAAATCATACCTACCACTTGTATTGTATTTAATTAACCATTTTCCACGAGGAAAGATAAATTCTTTTTTAAATGTATATTCAAGTATTGAAATTACATCTTGACTTGGATTTAAACAACCATCGCAATTATTTGAGATATCCCTAATTGATGGTGAATCAATAACACCTTGGAACAACTGTATTAATATATCATTTTTTAATAATGAATCGTAGTTATAAACATTAAATCCGACTGAAACAAGTGAGCTATCACACTCAAGATAAACCCTAATTGTTATTTCATAAGTTGTATCGTTTACGTATTTATAACCAATATCAGCAGTTATTAGATGATTGGCATTTGATTCAATAGGTATCGTTAACCCTATTATGAAGAGTGTTATGATAAACACCAAATGTTTGACTATATCTATAAACATAATGCCAGACTATATAAATAAATATATGTCTGGCATTAATTAAATTAATAATATAAATTATTTAATATTATCTAACCTATTGATAACATCCTTAGAATACCATTCAGTCTCAAACTTAGTTGGGTCCGTTAAGTATTTAGTTAGCATATAGATTAGTTTATCTGGAGTTTCAATTGCAATACGTTGACAACCAACCCTAACAAGGAACCCAGAACTAATTGGCTCTATTTCTATAGGGCGCAGAGGTTTAGCTCTATTATCTGGATACCCTTCTCCATCTACAGATTCATCTACAATTTCGTCTGGTGACTCATACTGTCTAGTATTATTTGGTACATCATTTCTAACAGAAACTGACCTAAGTACTTCACTGGGATTAATACCTCTTTCGTCCATTATTTTAATTTTTGTTTTTTCTTAGTTATTATATTATCAATAATACCATAGGCTTTTGCTTCTTCGGCATTCATCCATAAATCACGTGTTGCATCTAGCTTTACTTGTTCAGGTTCTTTATCGCAATAACTACCAAGCATATCAAATAATATATTATTATATTTTTCACTTTCGGCCATTGAAACCCTTATATCTTGAATATTACCAGACGCACCTGAAGATACTTGGTGCAACATAACCTTACTATATCTAAGACTATAACGTTTACCCTTGGTTCCAGCACCTAACAAGATACTACCCATACTAGCAGCCATACCAGTATTGATTGTAACGATATCTGAAGCAACGTAATCCATTACGTCCACGATTGATAGGCCAGACTTTACCGAACCGCCTGGAGAATCAATATGCATTGTAACATCTTTATTTTCTAAATTATCCAAGAACATTAATTGTGCTTGGACAACGGTACTCATTCTATCATTTACTGGTCCAGCCAACCAAATAATACGGTCCATCATCATCCTATCGAATACAGACATTAGAGTTGCCCTAACTTCTCTTTCTTCCAAGACCATTGGAGTTATAGAATTAAAAACTTGGGGTTTATTATAAAGTTCATTTTGCAATTGTTCCCAATAATGCATCTGTAAACTACTAATACCCATATGTTTTATGGCATATTCTGTAAATTCTTCGTAAAAGTTAAAATTCATATTATTTATTTTCCTCTATGTTAATGTTTTGCTTCACGTCATACCTATTAAGGGTATATCTTGTTAACGTTCCCAATTTATCATCGGCTTCTGATAACATAGTTAATGCTTCATCAGCATTTTTGTAAAAGTCACCAGTTGAATGGTCACCAATTCCAACTGAATGATGTGATAATAAATGTAATGTTAATAAAGCCTTGCTTCGTTGAGCTTCTAATTGTGTCCTCAACATTTCAATTAATAGTTCTTTCATCGTATATTAGTTTTCAATTTTTGTTATAAAGATTGGCGTAAATTCACCATGCCAACCACCTACGATATTAAAGTAATAGAATTCCCAAGCTTCCTCGTCAGTCATGCCGTCACGATTAACCATAATAGATATAATCTTCTCAACATCATACGCAACAACAGGGCCTAAGTTGATTCGCTCTGCCATACCGATGATTGCATCATCGAACCCATCACATAATAAGGCTTCTGGGTTTATTTCAGCTATTTCTTCTCCTATCATAACTTAAATTATATGTTCGGCTTCAACAGCATCTGATTCTTCTTGTTGGTAAAGAGCCTCAACTGATAATCTTAATACGTTAACGGCATCAATACCAAACCTCTGAACAACACCAGAGTGTTCAATAACATCTGGCTTAACGATGCTTAATTTCTCTTTCTCTAGGTCGTAATTAACATACGCTAATGCTTGGTGTGCAACAATTTCTTTTTGCTCAGGTGTTAATTGGTCAAAGATTGTTTCATTTATTGTTATGATTACATCATCACCAGTTCTATGTTTATGTATTGGATTTGCCAATACTGGATGATATAGTTTCTTAGCGGTGTTATCCGCAAGAATAATAACCGTTATACCGTTTTGTCTTAGTAAGGTTGTGTCAATTACACGATTAAAGATTTGTAAGGTGTCTTCAAAGGGTTCTACGAATGTTCTTCTAGCCATTTTGTTTTTTTTTTATGGTTTCTATTATTTTATACCACAAAGATACTATTTAAATCAATAGACCACAAGTATTTTAGAATTTTATTCTAGATTTTTTAATCGCTCAATTAATGACCGTTCTTCATCGCTAATTTCTTTAGGAACTTGAAGGTCTATGGTGATAATTAAGTCACCACGCTTTGAGCTACGCAATGGTATCATACCCTTACCTACTACCTTAAAATTGGTCCCAACGTTACTATACTCTGGTATATTAACTCTAATCTTAGCACCATCGATGGTTGTTATATCTACCTTATCACCCAAGACCAATTGTGGATATTTCAACTTAACATTCATTCTCAAATCGTTACCATTCCTAGTAAATGTCTTATGTTGTTGTTCTTTGACACCAATGATTAAATCACCAGCTATTCCACCCCTAACTGAGTTACCTAACCCAGACATAACGAAAGCCATACCATCTAATATACCTGTTGGTATTTCAACATTAACGGTTTCTTCAACACCAACAACACCAGAACCATGACAACCACCACATGCATCCTTATATGTTGAACCTATTCCTTCACAATCATGACAAACGACAATAGTTTCATACATACCAATAATCGTTTGAATTGATTGACGAAGTGAACCACGACCATGACAAGTATTACAAGTTGACTTACCAGTACCACCAAGACCAGTGCAAACATTACAATTAATTTTCCTATGGTATTTTTCTTGTTTGGTTACACCAATATAGGCTTCTTCTAATGTTATGGTAACCAATAGACGTATGTTTTCACCAGTTCTTTGTGGTTGTCTATAAAAACCACCCATATTTCTTGCCCCATCATGACCAAATTGGTCATAGACTTGTTTCTTTTCTGAATTAGATAAGGTTTCATATGCTTCGGAAGCTTCTTTAAACATACCCTCAGCACTAGCATCATCTGGGTTCTTATCAGGGTGATACTTTAGCGCCAGCTTTCTATAAGCTTTCTTTATTTCATCAGCTGAAGCATCTTTATTGATACCTAATACCTCATAATAATCTTTCTTAGCCATAATTAATGTTTATTTTACCACAAAGGTAAGTATATTTTATTAGAAAACCAAATTTAAATGGAGTACAGGGTGATTTTAGTAAGTAATGGTGTTTATAAAAAAACACTACATAGGTGTAAGACTAGAGAAACTGCATTTATTAACTTTAATCGGATAAAATCTCAAAATAAGGTATTATATCCGCAAAAATTCATCAATACCAATGGCATTATACCAGTTAAGTATGAAATATTCATCACCAAGCCAACAGAAGAAGGTGATACCTTCAGAATGCTACGAGATGATTATGGTAGGTTATATACCGAGAAACCGATTGGTGATTGGACCATACTACACTCACAACCATTTGATATTGAGGAGACATTCTGGATATATGGGTATAACCCTAAGAAGGTTAGACCAAATATAAGTGAAATCGTTAAACGACTAATGATTGGTGCTCATTCAACTAAGATGGTTAAACAAGTAATCGTTGTTCATAATAAATTAATCATTTATAATGAAGACCAGTTTGATATGGTAATATGTAAGAACCTATTGGATGCTCAGCGATTACACCATACGCTGGCTAAGATTGTTAATAAGCAAAAGATTAAGAGCTTATTATTCATGGGTACCGCAAGCAAAGCCACTATCGGTATTCTCTATGATTTGATTCATGAAAAGACAAAATGGCCTTATACCAAGATACGAAGACGTACAACAAGACCTTAATATATATGGGCTGATTTACCAACTGATAATGCTAATGTTATCTTGGCTATCGAATCATCTTTCATTGAAAGATATCCAAAATGGACCTTGTTAGTTTTACAATCACTAATTGACCATTTTTCTATAACAACACCTGTTGGGTCAAGCAGTTCTAATATTATATCCATGGGTTTATTGACCTCAATCATTTTATAGATTGCACTTGATGCCGATGGACCTATAGGGTCGTTAAATACTAACACCAAATCATCATAGACACGTTTGGTCCAGAGTGTTTTACCAAAGATACTATATCTCTTGATTTGATAGCTAGGTCTAGAAGCAGACGCTAACCACCATTGTTGTATGCCATACTCACTTGGAAAAGTAATTAACCAACGGTTATTTCTTTTAGGTTCGTAAAATAAAGGCATTTTTTCTAATGCTGTAGCCATTATATGTATAGGTTTTCCAGTCTTTTGATAATGATACCTATCTTGGCATTATTTTCATCAATTATTTTTTGTATTTGTGGTGGTATATTCAATACGTATTGGCTTCTAAGCCTAGAGTTAGCTAATTGTAGTGCATCACTTTCACGTAGATATTGGTCGTATAGTCTACCTTTTTCTTGGTTTGTCATAACTAGTTTGGATAATTTAATATTGTTATTTCTTGAGTTAACATATCTTCAGTTATAACTCTTATATTTGGGTTAGCTAAAGCCTCATTATACTCATCACTACCAACTAGTAAACATTGCATTTTCATTTCAGTATAGCTTGATGGTATAATATATAAACTATCAAAACCATTAGTTACTTTAGGACCTTCTTCTAATTTTACTTCTTCAATGGTTAACACCATATTTGATGATTTTAACTTTTCGAACATTGGGTCATGGTGTGAAACTAATATTTCGTCAAGACGTACTGTATCATCAACTACAACTTCCATACTATTCAACTTAAACGTATTATCTTTAACTTTACTAAAATATGCAAGTTCTTGTAGTAATAATAACATCTTTGGATGAACTCTTAACTGATTATCACCACCTCTAAATATTTTACTATATATTCGATTTGATGCTTGGTTTATACGAGTCAACAATGTTTGGTTCCAGTATTCTTGTGTGTATGGGTTATTATGAATTCTATCATCCTTCCAACCTAAATAATCCCACTTTATTTGTTCTTCCATATATTAAATTAATCGCATTGGCAGTTCCCGTTAGGGTTATTACCACATTCACATGGCTTTGGTTCACTGGTTGGCTCTTCGACCACTTCAGTCTCAATTGAGAAGCTTTTCTTGATATCCTCTACCAGTCTATTGATTTCGGCCATATCTGTTTCAGCCACTTGAACTGGATTAATACACTCAACTCGCTCAGTGCCAGTTGTTGGTAGGAAAAACGCTAAAGCGTTAGCATTCTTAACTAAAAGCATTTGATTAATTGAATCAGCGAATGGTTTAATTATTTCTGGATTACGCATCAACTCTGAGTCCAGGTAAAAAACGATTATTAAAGGATAATTATTTTGCATTTTGTATTTGTTTATCTTGTATTTTAATCTCTGTTATTATATCCTCAATATTGATTGAGGGTCTATTATCATTAATGAAAAATTTAACCAATAATTCATTAACACGTTCTTTTTTAGCCACCTCACCAATTTCAGTATAGGCTGATACACAAATATCATTTAATATTACACTTATTAAGTATTCAGAGATTGTTTTATTTTTAAATAATTTACTCTTAAATACATCAATTTCTTTTATTATTATTTTTCCCATACTTAAATTTACAGTAAAATTTTATAATAGTCAAGTCTAAAAATAATAAAGGGGCGATTTGCCCCTTCATCATTTTTAAAAACAACTAAAATTATACTCTAACAGCTTGATACCTTTCGCTATCAACGACTGTCATCATCATACTATATGGTGACATTTCTTTTCCAGCTAATAGGCTGGTAAGGATTGACGGAGAAAACCCTGAAATCAACATATTATTTATTATTTTTTTTAAATATACTACTTTTATACTACTTTTCTAAAATATTATGATAATTATATTAAAGAAGAATTATGAGTAAAAATAAATTACCAACAGAAGAAACTAAAATAAAACTTAGTATCACATTATCTAGGGAATTAAATAATAAACTAGATAATCTTTCAGGAAATAAATCAAAATTAATAGAGTCAATTTTATTAAAATATATCAACAAATGGAAAAATTAACATACATATATACTCTATCAGACCCTATTACTGACGTAGTAAAATATATTGGTAAAACAACTAACCCTAAAGATAGATTAAGATGTCATATTAAAGATGCTAAGACTAATAGACGCAATAATTTATCGTGTAATTGGATTAAATCATTATTAAAAAATAATTTAGAGCCTAAAATGGATATTATAGACGAAATATATGGTCCGTGGGAGTGGTTAGAAATATATTGGATAGCACAATTTAAAACATGGGGTTTTACTCTTAAAAATATTACTGAAGGTGGTGATTATAACCCCATGTCAAACCCATTATCTAGACAAAAATTATCTGAAAAACTCAAAGGGGTTCCTAAAAGCCAAGAACATAAAGATAAAGTATCTAAGGCTAAACTAGGTGTTCATGTCCATTCTGAAGAACAAAAGAAAAAATATAGTGAAGAAAATAGTGGTAATAAAAATTCAATGTATGGTAAAAAACATAATATTGAAAGTTTAAAAAAAATGAAACAACCAGTACTACAATATACTTTAGATGGTGATTTTATTAAAGAATGGGGGTCAGCTGTGGATATAGAACGTGAAAATCATGGTATGTTAGCTAAAAGTATCAACAGATGTGCAAAAGGTAGTAGAGAAACTGCTTATGGTTTTAAATGGGTGTATAAAAATTTAAAAGGAAGAGGTTGACCTCTTCCTTTTAATTATACTGTAATCTCTGCGTACCTATCTGAGTCGATTACCGACATCATCATACCGTATGGTGTCATTTCTTTACCAGCCAACAAGTTGTTTAATATATTAACTGAGAAACCACTAATCAATGCAGTCCCATATGTATCAAAATGTACTGGCTTATTGCTATCATTCCTAGAATGAAGGTTCCAATAAACTAATTTTGGCATTTCATATCCAGCCTTAGCGTATAAGGCCTCAACCATATCTTGGGCTGTCCAACCACAAACACTTCCTGAGTTGAACTCCATATCGGATAGAACAACAATCATTGTTGGCATTTCTTCTGGTGCAACCTTAGATTCAACGGCCTTATTCAAAAGCATTTCAAACGCTGCTTGAATATTGGTGTCGAAACCAACAGAACGACTTAGTTGTCTAATTCTTTCAGACAGGCTACCTTTAAGGTATTGTAAGGTTGGGTTAGACGTAAACGTGATAAACGCATCTTTAAATGGGCCTACGTTACGTTCAGATATATATATGCCCAATGACAACGCAACATCTATACATGAAACCGTTTGACTGTTACCAGCGGAACAAGACATTGAACTAGAAACGTCAACCATTGGTAATAACCTTTCTTTATTACCTTCCATATAGTTAGGTAATGCGGTCCATTGTGCGTTAGCACCACGTGTATCACCATACTTCAAGTTCTTGACGATATCATACGGATACACAGCACCAGCGTTAATCTTAGTCTCACCTTTTTCAAGTGAAGTCAAGTAACTACCGAAACGAATACTATCATGACGACTAAATGTTTTCATCAAATCGCTCATTGCTTTTGATGGTAATTTAGCGTAGTCAATACTATCCCAAGACCTTGAACACATTAATTGTTCAACAGTATTTGAGTTTTCAACCAAAAGCTTACGATAAGCCTTTGGTGTTAGATTTAAGTATTTTAAAAGCTTAACCGCTTGGGCCTTGGCTTCTTTATTCTTAGTGTTTGGGCGTGGCATCCACTTGGCGCAAAGTCCATTCTTATCAGCCAAGCCACTAGCAATTAACGCTAGGGCAGCACTTTCAAGCCTAGTACCGAACAATGAAAGTAGGTCATCCCACCTTCCAAACTCACTTATTAGGTGCAAGTTCTTAGCCAAAGAATCAGTTCTGTTATCGGCAAGATATTGGATAATATCCTTAAAGATTTGGCGTTCACCAGCACCACCACGGATGTCACGAACCCAAAATAAAAGCTTCATAGCTGTTAGAGGGTCTTCGGCATATGCCTTAGTAAAGACGCTAATTAAACGACTTTTCTCTTTACCCCGCATAGCACCAAATTGGAAGAAAAGGTCTACGCAAGAATTTAGTGATGACGAATTGGTAACCATACCATTCGTTGTATAAGAATCTCTTGTTTGCATTGCTCTAAGTAAAGTAGTCATAAAATTAGTTTTTGATAATTAATGTTCCACAAAGGTACTAATAAATTTATTACCTGTCAAGTTTTTTTGTGATTATTTTTAAAGATTATAGAGATTTCTTGAACTTAACGAGAATACCACCCAACATTACTTCAAATTCATCAGCTCTTTCAAAACTGGTACCATAAGGATTAGCCTTACGATACAGTTCTTCGTTTATTAAATCAAGCTCAGCTTCTGGTAAATCAAATAATAATGATAGTCCTCGTTTATGTATCTTTTCATTCTCGATTATTAACGAAACTGTTTCTATTAATTCCTGATAGGTCATATTAAAATTTTGTAAGTATTTTTTTTATCTTGGTGAATAATCTTTGATACCAAGTTTCTTTTAATATCTTAAAACCATTTGGGTTCTTTTTTATTTCTTCACCTAGGCCATTTTTGATTTCACGAATAAATTGGGCCTTAAATACGTCAGTATTTTTGGTTTCACGCTTTAACATTAACTTCTCATAGTGTAACTCTTCCTCTAGTTTATCCATACAATTGTTTGGTCTAATATAATCATAGATAACCTTAAGTCAAGTAATAAGGTGTTTACATTTTAATTTGATAGTAGTATACTTATAAAAAACTATGGAAACACTTATTTTTATCTTGGTATGTTATGGCTTTTGCAATATTATGATTTTTGGTTCAATCTTTCAGGGTTGGCGTAACCTATTAGCTAGGTTAGGTACTGGTGATTATAGTATACATAAACTTTTTAGTTGCTTTATGTGCCTAGGCACGTGGGCTGGTATTGGATTGTCGTTAGCTATGTTTTATTACGGCTATGGGTCACATACACCTATTGGTTCATTAGGTTTAACCGATATCTATGTCGTTACACTATTAAATGGTCTATTAAGCTCAGCTGGTGTTTGGTTAACACACACATTACAAGAATCGTTCGAAAGAGCCTTTAAATAAAAAAACCCCATCTGGGGTTTATTTATTGTCTATACAGATAGCACAAGCCTCATCTGGCCCACAGTCACATGTACCCTTACTTGTTACAGTTTTGGTTTTCGTTTTTGGTGGTAGTTCAATATTCTTAAGGGTATTATTTTTTATGACCTTATTGTGTTTTTGGGTTAATAACTGTCGATTTCGTTCACCTCTAGCTTCTTCCTCTAATATTTCCTTTTCCTCATCGGTCAATTCAATTGGATTACCTTCAGCATCTAGATATGTTTGTGGTGTCTGAGTATTAATTTCTTCAACATAAGGTAATTCTTGAGATGTTGGTTTAGCCATTATTTCAGGTGTTGAATCTAATGAGTCTAAATCAAACTCATCTAACTCAGGTAATAATTCTTCTTCCGAAATGGTAAACTTAAGTCTAGTTAATGTTTTTAAAGAATTCTTTTTAAATATTTCTTTCAATTCATTAACACGGACACGTAATAATTCGTGTTTTTTCTCTCTTTCTTGATTTAACTTAATAACCATTTCAACATACCCTAGTAATTCATCGACACCAATGCTTGGTTGGTCCGAATAAATCATGAAATAATTAACCTCTTCATTACCCTTAAGTTTCTTAATACTAGAATCATCTGGTATAACCCAACCTTCTTTAAACAGGGCATCTACCAGTGGAACACCATCTTGATACCTAATACCAATAACATAGGGTTGTAATGAATCTAATGTCTTTTGTATATTTGCCATAATTAAAACCCAAAACCAGTTAGTAACGTCATTATTATATATGATATTGATAATCCTAAATAAAATAAAGCTATTGGCGACAACTTATACTTAACAATAACCTCATCGGTTGATACCATGAGTGCTTGTGCGAAGTAATAAGCGTGTCTAATCGTTACCAAGCATGATAAGACAAATAAACACAATAATGCTTTATATATTAATAATTCTATCATAATTACTTATCGGTTTTTTTCTTATCCGAAACTTCTAAACGTAATGCTTGTGCTAATGATTTAACATCTTGTAAACCTTTTCTAAGTCTAACACCAGCGGCTTTATTTTCTTTTTCAAAAAATTTTGTTGCATCATCTTCTAACCCAGCAACCAAGGCTTTTAGTTCATTAAATTTCTCCATCTTTGTTTTGTTTTGGAATATTGTTATTATTATTTATGTTAATCATATTATTGAATTTGTGTAAGCTCATTTCAATAATTGATATTTTCTCTAAACATGTCTTTATGTCAGATATTTTTGTGTCTGTATCAACAACCGAATTAATAACCCTCTCCAACTCAACTTCTTGTTTTAATAAGTCAGTAGATAGTTCGGTTACAATAATGGTAAATAGTTTTTCAGCGTTCATTGGGTAAAGTTAATATTAATTTTATAGAAATAAAGAGTAAATCAATTTTTTTTGCCATTTTGTAGCGATTCCTCAAAAATTCGATAAATATCAATTAACGTATCTATTTCGGCATTGGTTTTTGATTTACCATAATCGAAAATTTCATCCCATATTCTGAGGCTTGTTTTATCAATATAATTAGGTGATTGTTTTTCGACACTATAAAATGATTCTAGCGTGTATTCAAAAAAATAGTCGTATAGTTTTTTGCTTTCAATCAATACACCCTCAGTCTTAAAATTTCGTATATTTCTATACCAACACCAACTAAAATGTTTTACTTGGTCGTGTATGTTGGTAACATCGTCACCTAAATAAGTATCAAATATTAACCATAACAATGACTTAGTAAAATCACCATATAATTCACACCTATCATATTGTATATTATTGGCGCTATATAGGAACTTAATGTTCTCTATACTCATAGGATTATTTATGTACGCCAGTATATTCCGTTTGCTATCATTATTCATACTAACATAAATATAAATAACACTACTTAAAAATAAAGATTAAGCCTTTAACCAACCGTAGTATTTATTGGTCTTTAGTATTCTATCATCTAAGCCATTTGTTCCACCATTAATTTTCTTGGTAATAAGTAGGATTGTATCTGAATTAACACCTTTGCTTGCAATATCCCATAATTTATTTTTGTCAAAATAGAATATAGCCGATTCGAATGAATAATCTAACGCAACCAACTCTGGGTCAACCATAATCTCTGGTTTATTTAAATGGTCAGATAATTGTTTATAATTGTTTTTACCTGTAGTTTGCAAGGCCCCACGACCACGAAATGTATATCCATCTTTAGAAGCTTCGTCACCATTACCCATTCTATTGGCATAAACCCTTGAACCAATCATCTCAGGTTTTTTAGCGTATTGTTCGGCTAAATTACCAGGAAAATATTTACCGAATACTTTTTTTAGTCCAGCAACTGAATAATTTAAGTTCTCACTAAATAAAGTAAACTCACCTGTCTCATGTGATGTTTGTCCAAAAAAATGGGCGGCCATCTCAGGTGACATTTTATAATAAGCAGCAGCTGCTTTAAGTGTTTTTGGTCCAAAAGAACCATCTGCCTTAACACCAATCTTTTCTTGAAGTTTAATTAGACTCATTTTGTTTATTTATTTTTATCTGAGGCGTATTTAACACCCATTATTGTACCAACAATACTAAACGCATTTGTTAATAAGATACCAAACATATTGCTCCACGTTGAGCCAATATTTTCCGTTTCAGTATCCATATATATCGCAACTAAGTATAGTACGGTTGTTGTTATACCTACACCAATTATTAAATATAATGCGCTTCGCACTATGGTGTTGATTAATTCATTTTGTGTTCTTTTTTGTAATACATCCAAATCATTTTCAACAATTTTAAAAGCATTTTCAGCGTTTATCCGTGCTAATTCTGATTTTTTCATCTCTTCCACCAATTCGTAGCTCATGGTCTCATTTTGGCTTTTCCAAATCTGTAATTCTTGATTTTTTAACTCAATTTGGTTTTTTGATTCCTCAATATTTTTTAACGTATTTTGTAGCTCTGACATCATGTTCTGATTCTCAGCATTTAGTGACGATAACTCAATATTTTGTTGTTGTATTTGTTTGGTGATTTCAAGACGCTTACGCCTACGTTCAATATCGAGCGCATAACACTCATCAAGATACTTCTTAAATTCATCATCAGAATCTGATAATATTAACCGAATAATATTTCCCTCTAACCCAATATTTTTCTTTTTGAGTAGTTCAATTAAATTCTTCTTTGTTATATCATCAAATTGTATCATTACTTATATATCTTAAATGGAGCTGTTCTATTTTTATAGCTTGGGTAGTCTTTCTTAAATTCTTCTAACCTAGGTTCAATCTCGTCTGATTTAACTATCCAAAACTGTGCACCAGCTTGCAATGCTTTACTTTGCTCTTCAATTTCATTTGATGAAGATATGATACCAATAACCACATGGTTACCATACTCGTAATTAATACGTCTTACCAATTCAATACCATCAAAGGATGAGCCGACCATATTTAAATCGACAAATACGCATTCTGGTTTTTCTTCTGGGGTTGCTTGCCAATTTTTAAACAGTTCACCAGCCTCATCAGCACTCTTTAGGCTTATTAACGATAACGTTATATCTAATAGACTGCAAGAATCTTCGAAAACTAAGTGGAATAAGTCTTCATCGTCCACCAACATTATTGATTCAATCATTTTTCATTATTTAGTGTAATTATTATTTTCGTTCCGATACCCAATTTTTCTGACATCATTTTAAATCCGTGCTCTTCTAGTATTACCACACTTATATTTAATCCTAAACCAGTACCAGTTTCTAATTGGCCTTCTTTACGCATATATGGCTTAGAATATTGAAGGAATTCATCTTGTGACATCCCACGTCCATTATCTTGTATTATTATCCTGTTAGGGTCATCAGAATAAACCTTAACAAATCTTGTATTGCTATCGTTATATCTTAAACCATTCCTTATTAAATTATCTATTGAAGTGCAAAACAAAGCTTCATTAACCATTATCGTTGGTAAGCTATCATCCAGAATTACTTGTGATGAATACGCTGTTGTTGATAAGAAGCCAGTTAATATTTCTTTTATGTTACACTCAGTTTTTGTCATCAAAGCATCTTTCTTAACTAGATTGGTAAATTCATATACCCCCTTATAAACTTTTTGTGTATGTTTTAAACCCTCATTAATTAATTTAAACGGAGTCTCAATCTTTAACTTTTTCATTTCCGTTTTTTTAAGGATACGTTCAAGTGAACTTACACCCCTAGGTATATAAATATTTATACCTGAATGCATATCATGTCTTATTATCTTGGCCGCATGTTCAAGATATGTTTTTTTCTTTTCAACTTCAGCTAATGCTTTAATAATATTCGTTACATCCTGACTTATTGTAATATAACCTAATAGTTTACCGTTAATATCAAACTCACCTTTTATATGTATATCAATATGAAATATGTTTCCATCTTTACCTTTATTTATTAATATACCGTTCCAAATCTTTTTATCCTCAAGTACCTTTTTATACATCTCACTAAACATCTCTTTTGGTTGTTGACCAGAATTTAAAATATTATGGTCCTTACCCAATACTTCGTTTAATTTCCAGCCAGATATATCCTCAAATTGCTTATTAACATATGTTATTTTACCATTTGAATCTGCTTTAGTTATAATAACCGCTTGGTTAATAAATGACTCTAATAGGTGTAAATTGCTATTACTAAAAGACCTATAATTGACCAGTGCGTATATTAATAATTTAAACTCAAATAAGATATTTTTAATAAATTGCATCTTAAGAATTGATTTAAATATAAATACCTATAGAAAAGCAAAACCCCCAAATATTTGGGGGTTTTGTTATAAAAATATAAATTAATTTACATATTACATACCAAATTCGTCATCTTCAGAAGATTCCAATTTTGCTAATATCATTTCAGCTCTTTTAACTGAAGGTATTGACCTATCAGAAGCTATATCATCAAATTCACTTGGTACTATTACTGGATTTTTAACATCACCGTCAATAATAATAGCATACACACCAGACTCAGTACCTTTACGCAATTGTAAAGAACCACCACTAGACTTAGCTGGCTTGATTGGTACTACAACTTCATCTTCATCTTCATCGTCAGAATCTAAATCAATTGATAGATTTTTGATGTCTTTTTTTGATGGCTCTTTATCATCAAAAGATGAACTATCATCATCACTCTTGGCCCAATTAGCATCATCAGTTTCTGGCTCGTCACCTTCATCACCTTCTTCATCACCTTCTTCATCGTCAAGACCCAAAGCTTCCATCATTGTATCAACATCCATTTCTTCCATTTCGTCAATCATATCATCGTCATCAGTATCCTCAGATTCTTTCAAATGAACATGTTTCTTAGCCTCTGGTGCTTGTGTTGTTCCAGTTTCTTCCCATTGACCAACCTTTGGCTTAGGTGCTTGTGTACCCTTATCAGTAGATGTCGAACCTTCGATGTGTTTCTTAGCATCTTTAGCACTTGAAACGGCTTTATCTAAATCACCTTCGGTAGCACTAGTAGAATCGATATCTTCTGATTCACCAAGCAATACCTTTGATTTGTTCCAAATATCACCAAAAACTGCATTTTCATTGATTCTAGCGTTACCCTTAACCAATCCAAGAGTATCCTGTGATTTGTAACCATACAATGCTTTCATTCTATTGATATCCTCATTAACCAATTTGCTATCAGCAGCTGTTAAAACAACGGCTTTACCTTCAGATAATGTACCTTCCCAACGGATGCGGTATGATTCGTTACCATCAGTCATATCGAATGTTTTTTTATCGACTCTATAACCTTCAGGTATAAGTTTTAATGCATTTCCTAATCCATTAAACTTCTCTTTAAACTTTAATCTTATCATTTTTTCTTTTATTTTTGTATTTTTATTGTTATCGTTTTCATACAAATCACGCATTGCTGCTTTTTCTAATTTTGTTGCTACTGATTTTGCGGTGTGATACGCCTTATTAAAGTCTTTTTTAATTAATAATGCTTCTACTTTTCTAACAGCGTCACCATAATCCATACTATCAGGCATATGTGAAACCAAACCACTACTACTTAAAGCATCTATTATTTTAACTGCTGTTTCGTGCTCACCATATTTTTCTATCATATTTTTAATAGCATTCATATTTTTTTCGGAAATTGGTGGTTTAGCTGCTGCCATTTCATCTATTGGTGATTGTTGATTGTACGAATACCAATTATTAGCGTCAGATGGGTCAATACCATTTTTCATTAAATAGCTTTTACCCACTATCTTAAAGTCAGATAATTTATTATCTGGAAAATTATCACTGATGTCCGTTTTTACGGATTGTTTAATACTATCACTATCTTCGCCAGTATAATCCCAACCGTCAGCTATTTTATTGTCAGCTTTAAATACTGCAAAGTGTGTATAACCACCACCTAAATTTTTAATTGTATTTTCTTCAATAGCATAAGGCTTATGTCCAGTATCTTTTAAATCGGCTTGTATATCACGACCTCTAAGATTAAGAGTCGGGGTTTGTTCACTTCTTTTTTTAGCTGAAGCTTTGATTCGTTTAACCAAGTTTTTACCAAAGTCAGGGCCAGTAAAGCCTTGTTGTTTTGGAACCACATTAGCCCATTCTGAATTATTACCCATTCGGCTACTACCTTCAATTGCTTCTAAGGCTTTTTCGGTAAAAGCATCATCTGGTTTATTGGTATATTGAATCATTTCTTGACCATTCATGATTTCCATTTCACTATGGTAGGTTTCTTCGAAATCATCAGTATAAACATACTTGTTTGGTGCCATTTCTTTAGAATTTGGGTCAGTCTTAACCGCATTTTCAAAATCACCAACCTTCTTTTCAATATCCTTAACACCAGCTTTATTTATCTTACCACTTTCTTTTTTGTTTTTGTCAGTAACAGTTATACCAGGTGTTGTAGCTTCAGATAAGAAAGACTCATTTAAGTATTTTTTTATTATATTTTTATCCATTTATTTTGGTTTAATTATAAATATCATGCTTTTTATCAAAGTTAATTTTAAAATTAACCTAATGAGGGTGCGTTTATATTACCGTTACTTTTTTTAATCTTAACTACATTATCTACAGCACCAGTACTACAACCACCATTCTGTGCTGTTTTATTATTATTTAACTTTGTACAGTCATCTGTCTCAACAAATCCACCACCAGCGTATTGTGTTTTCTTAAAGGCTTTTGGTGCCTTAGCTTTTTTAAATGAACCATCACGATTAATATTTGGTAATGCATTTGCATCATATTGATAGCTACCAGCACTACCAGCTGATGTCATCTCTTTGACTACTGGTGTATTCATATCATCTATTGGCATATCCTTCTTTATCATAGGGCCTGATAATGGCCCTACAAAGGCTCCAGATGATGCAGCACTAGTCATCTCATTAATACTACCAAGAATACTTGTTATCTTCCTATCTTTATCGTATAGGTTTAAAAGTTCATTCTTTAATTGGTCGTCAATCTTAACGATATCCACACCATTTTCCCAATCATTAACACCAACACCCTTAGATAGCTTTGGTAAATTAAAATTGATATACCTTTCTATTACATCACCATCTATGTCAAAATCATCAGCGCCTATTTCAACCTCAGCATAATCCTTTAATTCGTCTTTACCTAAGTTATCAAAATAACACACGTAGTATTTACCTGATTCACTTTTTAATATTGCAATTTCTTGATTTGAAGCAATTACCTTAAGTATTATTTTTTTAGGTCTAATTGGTTCGCTATATTCTGGTGCCGATTGATTCCAAGGTGATGTTGGGGAGAATTCTGTACCTGGAGCATAATTACTACCATCTTCAACTGCCTCGGTCTCTAAAGCTTTATTACCACCAATAAGACTACTTAATTCTTTCTCTAGGGCCGACATTGCTTGTTCAGGTGAACCTAGTGTTTTTGATAAGGTATGTTTACCATTATCTGTAATTATTAAACCCTTAGATTTTAACGTATCAACAATTTTATCGTATGAAAGACCTTTAGATTTCCAAAAATCTGATAATTCTTCTGATTTACGGTATAAAAATTTAACTAATTCTTTAGTTTCTCTTTTTAAATCAGAATCACCCTCAGTCATTGGTGAGCTAAATTTTTGTGCCGACATCGGTAGTGACGTATTGGGCTTACTAATATCGAAGTCATCCTCTTTCAAGTTTTGAATATCAGCATTTACTGTTTCCTTTTTAAAGGTTTTATCAATACCATTTAGTGCTTCATTTATAAGACCAGAGGCAAATATTCTATTATATTGTTCCTTGGTTACCTTTAATGTAGGTTTTTTATTAGTAGATTCTTTAATAGTACCTATACCTAATAATCTAGCTTGCTTATTGGTGATTATTATTTTTTTCATATTTAACTATTTTTATTACTTAAACCACTCTTCCAAACAGCTCTTTTAATCCAAAGTTGTTTGTAAAGTTGTGTTAGTACGTTACTTGTTATGTCAACTACTTTATCTTCAAGGTCTTTATCATTCTTAAGTTTATCTTTAATGATTTTTTCAATCTTTAATTTGAACTCATTACTATTAACATAAACTTTCAATTCTTTAGATATGTCAGCCTTGGTTAAATCTTCATTTATACGTTCTTTCATTATAAGAATATTTGTTCTATATAAATATAAGTATAATAAGAAAAAAAGCCCACTAGTGGGCTTTTTTTTATCTTATATTATATACCTATACTAACGAGTTGTTAATGTTAAGGCTAAAACAATAGATGGTAACACTACAGAGCCAACAAAGCCTATTATTTTAAGGGTTTTTTGCTTTCTAACCTCTCTTTTTAATCGCTTAATTGTTTCTTCATATATCTTTATTTCAGAACCCTTATTTTCAAGCAATAATCTTAAATTATCAGCTAAGTTTTCTTGGTTGGCCGATTTATGTTGAAGAATCTTTATTTCTTCAAGCTGTAGTTCAATGGTATGACTCTTTAGTGAATCACTAATAACGTAGTTATTTATTATGCTATCAGCAATATCTTTTTCTAAAATTGCAATTAAGATAATCTTAGCATCAGCTAAGCTCATCTCAATTGTTGTATCACCATTATTTACGTGTGTCTGTACTCTTGGTGTTGTTTTCGAGATATTTTGTGATACCATCGGCAACGCCATTAGCAGACAACCTATTAACATTATTAGGTATCTCATTTTTTCTATTTTTTAGGCTATCTAATTTTGATTGAATCAAAGCTATTTCAATCATTGTTATTTCTATTTCCTTTTGAATAACAACCAATTTAGTATCTAGTATCTTATTGACTAGAATTAAGCTATCATTCTTTTTGGTAATTAATATATTTTGCGCTTCTAGGGCTTTAATTTCAGATTTTTTATAATCTATATTACTACGCTGACCGAAAAAGAAGCTAATTATTAAACCAATAGACAAGACTGCTATAAAGACAAGTTTTATGTCAATTTTTTTAATGTCTATCATCTTTTATATTAATTAAATTCTGTTGTTATTTTTTTTGCCCATTCGTCTTTCCAATTTTTAAAATAACCCTGCAATTTTCTAAGTATTTCGTTATTCGTATCATTTAAACCAATTGAATCGGTATCTATTTGTACTTCATCCTCACGTAGCACCATTCGATATTTAACACGACCATTTAGTAGCGTACCCTCAATGATAACATTATTATCAACTGGGTATATCTTAAAGTTTGTTATTTGAACGCTTGGGTCTATCATCTCAGATAATTTTTTATATTCATCATTAAATATAGAATTACCTTTTGTCGGTGAAATTGTATCATTATCGTTAGATGTTGTTTGGTCAACGGCTTCCGTTAAGACTTTCTTGTAACCACCTCGAATCATTAGCATCATCTTCTTGGTCATGTCAAATTCATTAATCTGTTCTTTCATCTTCTAGGTTTTTTTTAAATAACTCAAAATCCCACGTAGGGTTTAAATCAGTATAATATCGTTCAATGTTACTTCGGTATAACACACCAGTATAATCATACACACCGTTAACCTTAGTATTATGCCCCATGGCTGTTTTAGGTATATCAAACCTATCACATAGTGTCACCACTAACTCACTAACGGCTTCAAATTGTTCCTGAGTATATTGAGGCCAATAATTATAACCTCTCCACGTTTTATCAATAACATTGTTCGATTGACTATAAATATCACCTAACCATGTAATAAGTTCATTCTCATTTGAATTATTTTTAATAAGATAACTATCATTTTCTACAACTATTATAATGTTACCATTATTAAAATTTTTATCTTTAAAAAACTCACTAGTGTATTTAGGGTTAAAGTGCATATATATCAAACCACTTGTTGTAACGGTAAATGACGCAGTTTTTGTGTATCTACCATTGTATCTACTTAACCAACCAATAACATGACGCATATCATTATTATTACTATTTGTTAATATAATACGTTTTTTATCATGTTCAACTGGAATATAATTAGACGTTGGTAACGGATAGGTTTTATCATCAATTATCATGAATTTCGTTTAAATATTACCTTATCAGTGTTACCATTCTTGACTATCTTATTAGAACCTATACGCTCAATTGAGCTTGACTTAGGGTTTGGAACATTCACTGAAAACCCTCTATCATTAACACCTCTAATATCGTCTAAGGTTACTTTACCAGTCGGTATAACTGGATTTCTTTGTTTTAACGATGTTTCTGGGGCTTCTGTTGGTGTTTCTGTTACTATAGGTATGGTAACGGCTTTTGTTAGTGTTTCTAGCGCTAGAGGCTCTGTAATGGGTTCTTTAGGTTTTACGACCAATACTGGTTGTTCGTATTTTTTGCTTTCAACCTCAAAAATTCTATTGGTTATTAATATCAACGCTATTGCAAATGGGTCAAAAACAAATATTAATAATAATATTAGTATATTAACAACCTTATCTATTGGTTGGTTGGTTAAATTTGAGATATATTTTAATGGCCCGATTTCACCAGCAACATCACTATTAGTATTTAAGGTTAATATTTGTATGTTATAATTACCAATAGAGTCAGATAATGCAGCGTTTTTAATATTTATTGCATCTGTCTCAGCTGATAATTTATCAATCTCAGTATTAGCAATCATAATATCATTTCTAGCTCTAGACTTAGATGTATTGGTGGTCGATTCATCTAAACGCTTTTCTTGTGTCGCCCTAAGTTCTATTAATTGGTCAATGCGTCTATTTTTATTGGTTATAATTTTTTCATTATCGGTAATTGTTTTTTCAAATAATATTTTCTTATTATCTAATACACCAATCTCACCTTCATGTATTTCAACCTTATTGGCTGTTTTTTGGTAAGCATTTGATAGGAAGCCGTAAATACCAGCTGACGTTATTACCATCATTACTATAACAGCAACCGTTGCATACGCTTTCAACACTCCTTTTAGGTCACCCCAATATCTATGTAATGCTGTTGTCGCAGCAATCTTACTAATTTCTAAAACACTAGCCATTATAATAACAGCAGTACCAGCACCAGCAAATAACTGGCTTAAACCAAAAACTGAAAAATATCCAGCACAACCAGCAACCGCTAGGGCTAATATTAACATTAAATACCCAAATTTATATTTCATATATTATTCTTTATGCATTATAAATATCTAAAACTAAAAAAGGATGCTAAACTGCATCCTAATTTAATTTATTCGTTTATTAGATTGTATAGGTCGTGACTATTAAAACGTAATTTCATTAAGGCTTTATTTTTTACTTGTCGAATGCGTTCTTTGGTTAGGCCGTATCGTTCACCAATGGCTTCAAGTGTCATAGTCTCGCATTCGGTGTTTAAACCAAAATACGATTCGATAATCTCTCTTTCCCTCTCATCTAATAATGATAAAACATTATCTAATCCAGCTTTAATTCTGTCATCAACTACCAATTTATCCTCATCGTCAACCTCACTAACTAATAGTTCAATAAATTCAGTACCATCTTCACCAAGAACATCATTTAATGACGAGTGTCTTGGATAATTAATTATTGAGACAGGTATGTTATTTCTATCCAATATATCACCATATACTGGTTCCCTTTCATTTAGGGCCTCAAACTTTAAAATTTCTTTATTTTGTGCTGATATTTTATTAATAATATTAGCTGGCAACCTAACAACCCTAGCATTTTCATTTAGACTTTGTAGTATTGATTGTTTAATCCACCATACGGCATATGATATAAATCTAAAGCCTTTCTTATGGTCAAATCTAGTGGCAGCTTTTATTAAGCCATAATTACCCTCGTTGATTAAATCCGATAAGGGTAACCCCTGACCCTGATACTCTTTAGCTATTGAAACTACAAACTTTAGATTTGCATTTACTAAGGTATCAATTGCTTTTTGGTCCCCTTTTACTATTCTCTTAGCTAAGCTAAGCTCTTCTTTTTGTGTTAGAATAACTGATTTTCTAACATCTTTAAAATATATTGCAATGCTATCCTCAGCATCAAAACTTACAAATCTTTTACTCATTGTACTATCGCACTTTCATCTTTATTTTTGTTATTGTAGTTATTAAATATAAGCATTTTTTTTTAAAAGTCAAGCTTTTTAGCTTATTTTCTTTGTTTTATTAGGTCTCTTAACTCAGCCGCCTTCATGTAATCTTCACGAACTAAAGCCTCATTTAGTTGGTCGTCTAAGCTTACCTTAATCTCAGTCCTTTGATAAGAATCTTTTTTCGATGATGTATCAACATCATGAATCAATTTATTCGTCATAGACTCAATATCTACCTTATTTAGAAACCCAAACAGACCATCTGTTATTTCATCCTTTATAAAGCCAAATGCTGAAGTTTTAGAATCTAATTCAAAGATTAGAAAATTACGTTTGTTATCTGTGAAAAAATGCCTTAACTCCACTGGTGTCATCACTGACACGAAGGTTGCAATCATTAACCCACCATGCATAACGGTATTGGGCTTAATTTCACTAATTGATTCTATTTCAACAACACCACCAGTTGTATTGCCTATCATTACAATACAGTAGTTCCTAAATTTACTATTATTAGTCATAGAGTTCCAATTTTATTTATCAAAGGTACGATAATTTTATCGTATAACCAAGTCTTGTACGAATAATTTTATGCTTACGCTATCTTAAGAGTTGAGATGTTGTTATCTTTGGTTACAGTTATATTATTGGTCGACCAATCTTTAACAAGGTCATTATGTGTTATCAAGAAAACAATATCATACATATCTTTTATCTTATCGAATAGCAATTTCATCTTATCAATGTTTTCAGCTGATATTCGACCCATTATTTCATCGAAGGTTATGAAGTTTGGCATGGGCAGCGTTGATAGCTTACCTAATACACTTCTTAACGCTAAGCTAGCTGCGGTTTTTTCGAAGCCACTAGCTGATTTTAATAATCTAGAAATATCATCCTTGACAATCAAAAACTGCACGTCATTCTTATCATCTATAAATATCTCAACATCGAAATCACAAACATCCTCAAGCAATCTACTAATCTCTGAGTTAATGATTGGTAGTACTGAACGTAGAACCAATTTACTAACACCCTTCTTACCAACCAAGTCTATATATATCTTAAATATACGCTCAATCTCTTCTTCTCGCTTAATTGTCTCAATTAACTTCTCTTTTGTTAAGATACTATCCCTATTGCTCTGTATATCATTAGATACTCGCTCAAGCTTAGTTATTAACTCATCTTTGGTGCGCTCATGTACTATGATATCCGTCTTAACCCTAGACAATATGATATCAACTCGTTTATTGTGCTCAATAGCGTCTAAATTAAGGTTATATTTATTTAGGTCGGCCTTTTTTACGGTAACTTGGTTTCGTAAGCTACCTATTTCAACCTCTAAGCGGTCTTTATCTAGTTCTAACCTATTTTTAATATCTATCCTTGACTTTATTTGGTTTAACTTTACCAATTCATCATTTAAATTAGATTGCTTTTCAATTAAACTATTCAATTCATGTTCTAGTATTGAAATTTCAGATGAATGCTTATTGATATGTTCGGTATTATCTACATCATCAAGCTTTCTATTACATGATTGACATATACCACCAGCAATTAAACCCTTAACTACTGCCTCTAGGCGCTTGATGTTAGAAGATTTAACAGCCATATCACTAGTGCATAGCGTTAATTCCCTACTTAAATTGTAATGTAGGTCCTCATCAAATACAATTGAAGCCATTTCAGTAATTTGAATCGCTAATTCTTCCATCTTTTTCTTTATGGAAAGTCCTTTTGTTGTTAATTCCTTAATATCTAATTCTATATTAGATGGGTTTAAGGTAGTTATTTGTACATCTACCTTTTCTTTACTATTAAATAACGAATCATTTTCCTCTTTTAATTTAATCAAATCATTCTTGGTCTCATCTAATCTATGATTCAATGATTCCCTAAGCTCAATACCATTAGTAACTTTAGATTCATGGTCAACTATATCGTTGCTTAGTGTTATCGTATCAAATTCATTAGATTTTTTCTTCTTAGAAAATTCATTATATAATTTCCTAGCAGCAGCTTCCTTCAATTCCAGTATCTCTAACCCGATTAACCTAGTAAGTACCTTACCAGATTCGGAATTTGTTAGACCTATTAGGTCATCTAGATTTTGTTCGTTTGCTAATACCAGCATCTCAAAATCAGCTTCGGTACCAATAGTTTTTCTTAAGTTGGTTGTTGTTTTTTTAGCATCTTCGTCATTTAGCATCTCTTCACTGCCATCTGGTAATAACTTATAATAGTTCACGTTATTAACAACGGTCCAACCACCACCCTTCTTAGCGGTACGTCTCATCTTACGCTCTATTATGGTTTCCTCATCTTCAATTTCAATCATACCCCTAACCGTCAACTCATTCTTATTACTAAATGAATTGAAAATTTCCTCATTTTTATCGGTCTTGGTTGTCGTACCATGTAATAGAAACTTAATAGAATCAATTGTTAGGGTAGTTTTTCCACCCATATTGCTGGGCGTTGAATTGACCACTGTTAGGCCCCTTAGCTTGCTAAATGGTACATAATTTGACTCACCAAAAGATAAGAAATTATCTATCATAAGCCATTTTATTGACCAATGATTATGTCTAGTTTGTGAAAGGTCAATATTTAATTCACCGTTAACCTTATCATCTAATGCTATGATTCGATTAAAATCAACAGTCTTATTATCCCTAAGTAATACCTCTTTCATCAACGCACGTTGATACGTGGTATCCATTATATTCTCAATGTTGGCACCAGTTATTGATATCTCCTCACCCTTATCAGTAAACTTGACTGGGTGATAATTAACACTAATGTTATTCTTATTTACACCATATTTGTTTGCAAAATATGTCCTAATCTTATTCTTAGCATCCTTTGAATAGTTTTCTGGTCTATCACTCCAATCTACCTTAATCTTTCCAGTGCTGCTTATTGTACTCCAGTTATTCATAATTAACCCTCTCCGTATATATCTTTTTTATTTTTTATTTTTTCTTCAGCCAATTCTTTCGTTAATCTAGCTACCTCAGATTCCAATGATATATTTAAATCATTGACCTTATTTAAATCATTAGTTAACTTTTTCATTGAGGCATCGTCCGTAATGAAGACCTCTTTTTCAACTGGCACCTCAACGATTTTCTCAACAATCTTTTCTACCACATTAGAATTTGGGGTAGCACCAAATTTTTCTATGGTAAAGCCTTGCTTCACTAATCTTAACATGAAATCATTAACGTTTAAGATATCATTGCTACGGCAATATTCCCAAATCTCATCCTTTAATTCCTTTGGTATTTCCATATTATAAATTCACCAATTTTTCTGAGTTAGTCTCTAAATCATCTAAAGACTTTATTTTAAAGTGGTAAAATGGATACTGATTTTCAACATCATAAGCCGTTGGCTGCTTGGTCTCAACATCCCATAATAAAAAACCATGTCCACTTACATTCTCCCCAAAATTCTGTTGCAACAACGAGGATGGGTATGCAATTATAACACCATTATGGTTAAAAATTTGGCGCATATGTATGTCTCCAAGCATTACTAGGTCACAACCATCGAATACATCCAATTCAACACCATGGTCTATCTCATAACCTATATCAGTCTTAGCGTTCATTATTGGAGCATGGAATAAACCAACATATGTCTTATCTGGGCCAAATTGTAATCTTGCGGCCTCAATATTAGGTCGTTTATTTTCTTCAAAGATTGAGTACGTGCACCAGACTATATTATCATCTAGATAGCACTTGGATTCCTTAAAGTAATTGATATCCTTGTCTGGTAAAAACTGTACCATAGGTGTTATGCTATCCATACGGTCCTTATTATTTTCTAATAAGTCATGGTTACCAGCAATTATTATTAGTGGTGCTATCTTCTCTAATTCTCGTAATAACCAAGTGCCAAGTATTAATTGTTCGTTAGAAATAACAATTTTCTGATGTACTAAGTCACCAGCTATTACGATTCTAACTTCATCTCGATTGTAGTCCTTAACCAAGTCTTTGATATCATTAATCAACTTGGTGAAGACCTCTTTATACTCATCATGTAACCTATATGTTCTAATGTGTATGTCTGCTGTATGAATAATTTTACGTATTGCCATTTATTTTTTTTTATATTCCTTTCATTATATTATAATGATGCATCTCAATTAATTGCTTAGCTTCTTTTTTCATATACATTATTTGTATTTTTTGAAATGTCTCCTTCTCTTTATCCCAATACAATACATAGATTTGACGGCATTTTCGCTTAGGGTATTCCAATTCATACATATACGCATATACGCTTAATTGTAACGTATATATGGACCATTGACAGGCTTGCATATGCTCGAAAGGCTTATGAAGTGTTTCGAAGCCATATGGATTAAAGTAATTAAATACACGATTAGTTTTATAATCACCCACGTCAAAAAATACATTATCAATATCTATTATCAAATCAGATGTACCAGCTAGCTCATATTGCTCTGAAAATAATATTCTTTCGGGCCAAACAGCAATACCTTCATCAATATTTAATGCGTTATAGCCATCGATTACCTTTTGTTCAAAAAGTCCTTCTTCATTATCTGGTGGATAATACCATTTTTCAGCTAATAGATACTTTTCAATCAAGTCATGGACCTTCGTACCATATACGTTGGCCTCATCATTAAGCAGTTGCCAATAATCTAAAATTTGTTGTTGTGATAAACCAATATAACGCTCTTGCTTTGTCGAATCTGATTGTTTAGTGATAGCCAAAGCAACACCTTCCGCATCAAAATGTGGCTCAATTGACGATAACGTGGTGGTTACTGATTTATAAATCTTACCTGTTACCCTGTGATGATATTTATGTTCTATCGGCTCTAAAAATATTACAGATTGAAACTTTTTTATCTTTCCCATTAGTTTTTAACACAAAAATACTAATTTTTTCCTTATTAAACAAGTATTTATAGTAAAATAATCATGAAAGACCGTATTAAGAATTTACTAAGAGAAGAAAAACTTAAAGCATTTATGGTTTAGCTTAATTCTTGTTCTGATAAATGTCTAGCACTCCTTAATAGCTTAATAATACCTTTTCTACCTAACTTTTCATGTACCTTAGATGGGTCATAACCATTAGGTGGTCTAATAATCTTTATTCTACCGAGTAAATCACCAAAATTTAGTTCTCTATATAGGTTTACAGCATCTGCATAGGCATCATCATCTAATAATATAACAATATACCCCCTTGCCTTATCGTGTAGTAACTCTAATAAATTTGATGGGAGATATTTGCCTAGTAATGGTATGGAATTAGGTACAACTATGTGGTCTGTGGCACCTTCGACTAGGTATATTGTGGCATCAAAATTTATCTTACCCTCATTAAATATTATTTCTTGTTTTTCTGCTTCTGGATTTAGATACTTTAACATGGTTTTTTCTTTACTAAACCATCTAGCTATGAAATAATTTAGCTTACCAGTATAATCATATGAGGGTATTATTATCCTATTAAAAAATTTACCTTTATAAGTATAACCTATCTTAAATTCTTTGATTATATCATCGGTTATACCTCTTTTTCTAAGATACTGTAATGCATCGTTAGCTTTAAAGTCCTTGCTAGTACATTCACTTAACTCCTTGTAGCCTTCAGGTAATGTAACGACTACTTCATCAACTCTTTTAACGCCTAATTCGGTTTCTGGTTTAACCAGCAAATAATCACGTAAATTCTTGGGTGTTGCGTATTTCTTTAGTAGCTTGATTATTGGGCCGTACATATTATTGGTATCCTGACAAGACCAACACTTAAAAACACCATTATTGTAATTAATTTCTAAGTTTCCTTTTCCGTCACCTTCGGGCATACCTTTATCGGCAGAACAGGCTGGACAATCGAACGATATTTGACCTGTGTCTTCATTTAGTTTTCTGTGGTCTCCAAGAAAACTTTCTAATACATCAACGACTAGTAAATGTGACATTACACAAAGGTACGTATAATATCTGAGAATAACAACTAATTATATCCAAATATTGTGTTTCTTCATATATCCAATACCAGCAACGTAGGCATCTGAAATTAAATTATTCTTTCCCATTTAAACCCGTTATAACTTTTTATAATACCGTCTGAACATTGTTTAATGTATTTACTGCTAAATTTAGTTGTTTTGATTAATTCAGTTAATGAGTCCCATGTTTTTATTAAAACCCCGTTTAACGTATATTGTTTAACAATTATCGATGGTCTAAGATGTTTTTCTATGAATAATTCTTCGTTTTTGAATTTCCAAATAAAAGAAGCTCCAGTTTTTTTATGACCACCACAAGCTTCCCTTATTATATTAATATTTATACCAGTTTTTTCGCTAGCATCTTTTGTTGATGAAAATATATTTAATAATTCACCACTCAAATTATATTGTCTAACTTCTGTTAATCTCTTTCTATCAAATAATTTTTTAATTTTATCTTTATTTATTTCAGATAATTCAAATGACCAAATAAAGTTATTTGATTGCGATTGTTTGTTTAAACAACAAGCTGATATATTTTCAGCTTTAAAACCTAAACACCTCTCAATTTCGGCAGCTGATTTCCATTCCATAACAAATTTACCTTGTAAATCATATTGATATACTTTTTTACCAGCAAAATTACCTTCTAGATTAATTCTTCTAATATTATTTTTAAATTCATCACTTCGTTTACCAGAATTATTATATTTAGCTATTTTATCTATATTATAACCTATTCCTTTTTCATATGACTTTTTTAGGTCTAAATAATATTGCTCTCGTTGGTACAGGATAGTTTTTAACTCCTCATTAGTTTTATCGTTAGAATCAATTTCTTCTAATATCTCAAATTTAAAATTTTCTAAACCATACTTTTTAATTGCATTACCCAATAATAAACTACCTTTACCAATTCTATGACTACCCCAACGTTTAATAATGTTTTGTGAATGCCCAATATAAATTTTACCATCAATATTATTACTTATTTGGTAAACCCCAATTATTTTTTGTTTTTTCATAATATTTATTTAATTATAAATATATGTAACTTCCAGAAAAGACTGATAAATTGCTATGTATGGGTAAAAATTTATCTAGGCCAAGCACCAATCATATTCATATATCCAACGCCACATATGTAGGCATCGCTACAGTCAAATGATTCTTTTTTAAGTTTATTTTTCTTATCAAAGAACCAAGATGCTTGTGGTTCTAGCTCAGCCACTTTCTCCCATAGTATGTATTTTTTATCCACATCAAATGGATAGCCACCGAATAATACTGGTGTGTTTTTAAGAATTTGTTTTTCTAGTAACGGGGTACCATCTTTCTTAAATTTACGTATTTCCATTAATTCTGGAAAGGCATATTTTCTAGCATCATAAGATGATATAAAGTCTGGTACAACACCTAATGAATCATAAATAGCTTTTGATATGATACCATTAAAGCGTAATAATGTTGCTATTGTATAGACGTTATTTGATTGTAACAATGGTTCTTCAATTACTACCCTAGTTACCCCAAAATTCTTCATTTTAATTAAAAACTCACTTTCAAAGATTTCAACCTTTTTAAATAGTTCTTCCATCTTGGTTTCTGGTAATGGCTTTACCTTAGGACTAACATATTGTAAAACCTTAAGCTCACCGCTAGTACCTAAATTCTCAAATAATGCTATACCAATGGTTGAAGTTGATACATCTAGGCTTAAGAGAAACTCTTTATTTTTTTCCATACAAAGTTTTTTTACTAAAATATGAAAGTATTAATAAAGGTAAAGCTTAAAGTTGAATCTTGATATTAAGGGCTAAGAATTCATTAACATTTTTTACAATTTGTCTATCTGGCTTAGCCAACGCTATTAAGTTACCAAGACTATCGTATAAGCCTAATTCACTTATTCTTGGTGAATCAGAACCAGTAAATGTTGGATTTGTTGAGCCACCAAATTCACCCCTACCAGCTAAGCAAGTTATATTTTGAAACACAGATGTTGATACGCTATTAAAGCTTAGTGTTGTTGCTGTAGCCGTAGCTGCACTATATGCTTGGATTATAGTTGGGTGGGTTATTACAATGCAACCTTTATCTAAGTAAGCTATACCAACGATTGTATCAGCTGTAAAACCTAAATCAGGATTAGTTTGCATATTAAATAATGATTTGTTATTATTGGTAAATGGCTTAACCGTGTTATAACCTGTTGCCCAACTCAAAGCACCAACACCACCATTTGGTGTTTTAATACCATCAGAAAATAACATAGCAATATTCGAACCATATATATTTGTTGCCCCAGCTGTTTCACGTATGTTTGCATCCTCAACGCTTGTTGACGTTGAGCTATTTTGGAAGGTACTATAAATATTATATGTACCAGCTGTTGTTGGTAAGTCTAATTTTATTGTTTTCCCATCAATACACTCACCATACGTAGTATCATTTATTGCTAATACCAATATATTAGTCTGAGCTAAGCCGCTTAAGGCCGTATCAGAATAACCACCATTGGCATTTGTAACACCAGTATACAATGTATCCTCATCTGACGATAATGAAAGGCCAAAAGAATAAAATAAATTAACTAAGCTATCAGTGTTGTAATTGTTTCTATTAACCAATACTCGTGTTAGATTGCTACCACTTACCGTTACTAGGCCATTTATTTCTTGTTCAATTGTTACGTTAATTGATTGAGTCTCAACTGATTTTACTAGCGAACCACTAGAATTAACAATTAATGGATTTCTAATCGATACTACTTGTGGTGTACTATTACTAACAGTAGCATTGGTACCAATATTACCAGCAATTGCTGGTATTTGACCAGTTGTTAAGGGTAATACTGAATTATAATTAGCATCAGAATCACCTAACGAAAAAGTCGTTATCAATCCGTTATTTGTTGATACTAATCGTTGTCGACCAATTGGTGTTAATCTGGCTAATAATGTTGTTGTTGTTGCTGATGATATAAATCCCATTGTTTTTTGTTTTTATTTAGAAATCCATGCTTAATTCAAAGCTAATTGTATTACCAGCTGCTAATTTAACTGGATTGCTTAATTTACCTATACATACTAGGTTTTGATTTGTATCATAGATACCAATTTCAGACACTCTAATCAACGGTGGGTTGGTGGCAGCATCTTTGCTCCTAGTTGGGTTAGATGTTGCGTTAAATTGGTTAGAATTGACTCTGATGTCAAATATCGTCTTATATATAGTCGCACCAATATAGGTTTCTAGGTTTCCGTAAAAGAATCTTTCATCACCAAATTGTAAATTAGATGGTTGTGTATTCGCTGGCATATTCAATAACGGTATCAAATTAAACGTTGTTGACGCAGAAACCTTTAATGAATCCAACACAAAGCCTGTTACTAATGGTGATTGATTTTCTAATAAAACTGGGTCAATACTTTCACTAGCGTTTGTGGTAATTGAGGTGGTTGTAAAGTCATATTCCAACCATGCGCCCCCATCAGGTCTAATAGATGCATCTGCTACTACTTGATATAATAATTTAAACTTGGTAGCGTAGAAGCCACGACCATCATATGAACCAGATTCTATCTTACGCATGTATGGTAATGAGCCAACATCATTGATTCTGAATACAATATCTTTAGCTAATGATGAATTATTAGTAACCTTAATGTATTCTTGACATGGCAAGCTTGATGTCAAACCAGTAGCACCACTAATTTGAAGACTATACGTTAAGTATATTGTTTCATTTGGTTGAACTACGCCTGTCGATGTGCCACCACTAGGTGCTTGAATGTTTGCTGCGAGTGCTGGTAGTGTCCAGTTTCGATTAGACTTGTATGACATTGCGGCCACTATTTCATCATCATCAAAAACTATCATCTTTAATTGTGGTAATACCTTACCAACAGTTAATGGAGCTGTTGAGGTTGAACCTGATATCTTGCTTGGGTCTTCAATCAAATCGATGTATTCAATATCTGAAGTACCAATTAACTTTGTAGAACCAGTTGCAATAAATGTCATACCCATAGTTGTACCACTACCTGATGGACCGCCACCTCTATGATACATAATATTAGGTAAGTGAACCTTAACAATCTTATTATTTGTTGCATCAACATATAAATACTCACCATAAAGGTTAGATATTGCATTATTTGTATAATGTATGATTGCAACTGATTTTGATACATCATCTGGATAGCTAATACCAGGCCCGTTACAATTTAAATTAGTTGTCACACCAGAACTTTCACATAGATATTCTAAGTATGGGTTCTTGGTACCTAAATACCTATAGGAACCAAACTTGGTATAGTTTTCATATAGCGTATTTGCGCTCATACCAGCCATATCCTCACACCAAACATTATTTTGGTTCCAAACTGGAACATCATGACAAGTTACGTTAACCGAAGAATTAAAGGATAAGGTACCAGAATCCCAATATGCAGTTGTGTTGCCAGTTGCTATACTATTATATACTTCACCACCACGATAAATATACACACGTGAAGATACGCTATTGGTTGCATAGTTAGGTAGATTTCTATCAAGAGTTAGGGTTGTACCACTAATGTTTTGCACCTTAAACCATAGATTAGGTATTGCTGATGTTGTGTTGGTTGCTGGTATAGCACCTAGTGTATCGTTTGTTAATTTAAGCATTACAATATCACCGATGCTAATGTTTGCAACAGATGTTAATGTTAATAAAGTTGTACCAGATAAATTAGCGTTAGGTACATCTTGGCTATAGGGGGTTAGTTCGGTTGAATTGTCTATCGTAAATGTTGTACCACTATGAATGAAAAACCCTCTCTCAGTTGCTTCATTATTCACGATGGCTTTAATAACATTCATATTACCAGCATTTATTGGTTGATAACTTGATGTTGAATTGCTTGGGGTAATAAAATACTTAATATTTGGTTGTCTATCAAAAGGACGCATAATGACACTACTCCCAGATAATGATACGTCAGTTGGGTTTGCATCTACAATCGCCTCACGACCATAATTTATTTCAGAGTCACCAATAGCCCAAGAACTGAAATTAAGTTGGCCCAAGGCTAGTTGTTGTCTACCCTGTTCAGTTAATTTAATACTAACCAATGGGTTTGTTGTTGGGATTATGTAGCTCATATTTTAAATCTTTGTGTTTTACTTATTTTAGTTATAAATATCCAATAGTCAACAATTCTAATATGAATTTATTGAATTAGTTTGGATTATTACTGGTATTGTATCACTATATTTTATATCGGTAATAATATTACCGCAAAATGTTTCGTAATTCTTTTGATTTTTGACCCTATAATATAGAGTCGTACCAACAGTTCCACTAGCTATGAAATCATCAGAATAAATGGTTTGACCAATCAAATAATCTGTAGCCCCCGTATAATAAAACGTTGAGAAAGATGTCCCACTACTAACTTCTAAGGTAAATACACCATTGGCTAATTGTGGTGGGTTTTCTATACTCCAAGATACTGTTGGGTTGTTAGTTATTAATCCGTTTACTGCCGATACAAATGGAAAATATACTATTGTTATAATATCACCATCTAATAATTCACCCTCTAGTATAATTCTCTTTGGATTTGATGTTGATTGATAATAGTCTATACCACTAGCTAAAGTGGCACCGTTAATCATTACCAATATTGAACCGTTTAATGCTGGTGTTATACTGGTAAATATTTCATATTTTGTTGTTGTTGTATTATAATAAATTGTATTACTACCTTGACCATTAGTAGCACCGCTGCTAATTGGTGCAGATACTGCATAATTATCCCCAATTAAATTATTACCACCAGTAGTTGTATAAATAATACTAATAATATCATCCTCTGCGGTTTCACTATTTAATGTAACTACGTTTCCACTAAACGTATAGTCATAATCTGGTGATAAGACTAATCCATTTAAGGTTACAACGAAAAACCCTGCGTATTGTTGTGATATGATGATATTTGTTATATTTGGTTCTGGAAGAATTATTTGCTGAACCAGTTTGTTTGATGGAGCATTATTGCTATTATTTTGTAATAGGTATGGCACATCTGCTGGACGGATAGCCGCAAAATAAAAATCCAAATCATTATCATATAATCCATATTGCGTACCTGATATAAATGACCTAGTATTAATCGTTTTACCAAGTTCTTTTAAAAATCTAGTACAACTATCAAAGGTAAAGTAGCATTTAATGATAAATTCACCATCTAAGGGTAATGAATCGCTTTGTACTACATCCGTAATTAAATAAGATGAACTCGTGCCTGAAAATGGTATTGTAGCGGATTTATATACAGCTGGTATTGTAAACATACTAGCAGTATCACTATACTTATAAATTTCATAATTAAACGTGGTATTCATACCAGTTAAGGTTGCTATATCACCGCTAAAACTAAAATTAAGTGGTATACTTGAATTTTCTGCAATAACATAAGAGGTAGATGAACCAGTACAATTTATCTTTGAGGCCCCACTAACACTAATAATAGGTGCATCAAAAATACAAATATCTGAACTCATATTCACATTTAAAATGTCCTTATTTCTAACGCCACTATGTTCGTTTTGTATATATATTAGTTCTTGGTACCTCATTAATAGTCTATGTTTAGTGTTATTAATTGTAAATTTCTAGTATTTTTTAAACCAAAAGTTATTGGCTTGGTTAATGCTGACGTTACTTGAACCTCAGATAGGTCCTGTAAATAAGCTATAAAACCATTTATATTAATATAGTCTTCTCGTTGTATTTCACCAATAACCGATTTAACACAAATAACATTATCTGTGATTTCATCAATTAAACTACCTTCTACTATTTTAACTAATTGTGTCATATATTATGGTTTTCTATATACTGCTCTGCCTGTTGCTCCACTAGTTGTATACAAACCACCAGCGGCTAATGTCGCATCAGCATCAGCTGCTGCATCATCTGCGTAATCCCTAACGGTTGTTAGTGCTAACGTTTCAACATACATTGTATTATCAATGGTACCAATTATATCATTACCAAAAACCATAGTTGAGTTACCGCTAGCCGTTGAACCACTACCATGTACAAAACTATTGTTACCCCCAGCTATTGTTTGAATCCCTCCAGCATGACTAGTAGCACCACTAGCTATAGTCAAATAACCCTCAGCGTGTGAAAAATTACCACTTGCCGTTGTATGATTACCCTCGGCATGTGAATAATCACCACTTGCTGTTGTTCCAGAACCCTCAGCATGTGATATAGTACCACTTGCAGTTGTATTAGCACCCTCAGCGTGTGATATCAAGCCAGATGCTAGTGTTTGATAACCCTCAGCATGACTAGTAGCACCGCTTGCCGTTGTTTCTTGGCCCTCAGCGTGTGAATTAGTACCAGATGCTATTGTATCGGAACCCTCAGCGTGAGACGCTATACCAGATGCAAGTGTTACGGAACCTTCAGCATGTGAAAAATTACCACTGGCTATTGATTCTTGACCCTCAGCATGTGATGAATTTCCACTTGCTATTGTATTAGAACCACTGGCGTTTGAATATAAACCACTTGCTATTGTTTGATAACCACTAGCATGTGAATAAGCACCACCAGCTATTGTTTGATAACCGCTGGCATGTGAAGTAGTCCCAGATGCAATTGTTAATTGCCCTTCAGCATGACTGGCAAATCCACTAGCCGTTGTACTACGACCTTCAGCATGTGAGCTTTCACCCTGAGCAAATGTATCATTACCCTCAGCATGTGAATAATTACCACCAGCTATTGTTAAAGTACCCTCAGCATGACTCGTAATGCCACTAGCTATCGTGTTACGACCTTCAGCGTGTGATGTTGCACCACTAGCTGTTGTATTACGACCTTCAGCATGGCTTGCTAGGCCACTAGCAGTTGTTCCAGAACCCTCAGCATGACTTCCACCACCACTAGCTATTGTACCAACACCCTCAGCAACTGATGCAAATCCACTAGCAGTTGTTCCAGAACCAATAGCAAAAGCATAGGAGCCAGTAGCGTCTATTGTTGTTCCATTATTCGCCTTAACTGGGTAGTTTGAACCATTCCATGTTGAACCAGATATAAAATATTCAGCCGCTGGTGTGGATAAACCAGCAACCAATGATAATGGAATTGCATATGAACTACCATCAGGATTTTGTGATGTGTCGCCAGTAACAACAATATGTATTAAATCCGTTAAGCTTGCTGCTGAATATTTGGTTCTTTGTGTTAATTTCATTTTATTTTCTTTATTATAAATATGTGTTATACCTTTAAATTATTCACTTGTTTTAAATACCGTTACTTGTCCAACAAACTCAGACCCATGATTCATTTGTGCTAAACAAAGTGATGTGTATATACTTTGCGGATTTGTTACGTTAGTAATTGTTGATACTTCTACACCTACCGTAGTACATTGTCCACTAACACCATTTATTGGACTTAGGACTTTTTCACCATCAAACGGGTTGGTATTAAACAATGAAGAATAAGACCTATACTTAAATTTTTGTTGGTCAAATATAGTGTTTGAATATACCCTGACACTACCCCATATTGTTGTTGCTGGTATCACTTGCTCAACTAAATCAACCCAATAACTTCCAATAAGGTCACTAAACTGCTCCATTGACATATAGTTAAATGCTGAACTATTATTACCACAATACAGATTGCTATTTAAATATCTATCATATAACGCCCTTAATGTTGCATAGCTAGAAATTGTTTGTCTATTCTTTGCATCAATAAGTTCTGAAGATATTATGTATTGGAAATCTTCTAAGACAACGGTATTAGTTAAAGATTGTGTTAATAATAAATTAAAATCTATTTGGTCACCACAACATATTGATGGTAAACCGCCAGAATTATCTATTGAACCACCATCCATAAATTGATATGGTTCATCATCCATAAATTCAAAATATTCATCATCTTGGAACTGTTTATAACCGCAAGGAGCACAATATGTCTCACCAGTCAATAAACAAGCATTATCGGTAGCGTAACACCAAATATCTGTTTCTATTGCCGATGCCATTTTTATATCTAAATCTATTTCTTTAGTATTTAAGACTAAACGCTCATCGGTTACATCATAGTTTGTCTGACGGATAGCATTATTACCCTCAAAGTCTAGTATTCTAAAATCTCTATTTAGTGGGGTTGTTGTAGAAATCCATGATTTTTTATTATCACGAATTCTTTCTAGTTCAAAGCCTGGGCATTTTGTAACAAATATATTTGTTTTATCTACAGATGTACAAGTCTTATTAAGCTTTATATTGTCCAATAATATACAAATATCACCACAAGTATGGTTAAGATTTAATGTCAATTTAACCTTGTTACCAATTAATTGTGATATTATTTGTGGGTCAGTTATTGAAAGCCTATAGGTTAACCAATTTGACGCAAAAGAATTTATTGGTAAACTATCATAAAAAGTAACAGTGTTTGCTAAGCCACTAGGTAAACCAGATTGAATATATAAATCATCAATTAAAGAATCACTAACCGTAGAGCAAATGCCTTGTGCATTTGAACCATTTTGAGATATTTGAAGTGGGTCACAAGCGGAATTTGTGCAAACATAAAAACCACTATCTGTATTACCTGTTAAATATTCATATAAATTACCAACACCAATTGCTGAAAAGAAATCATATATTTGAAGTACGCTTGTGGTTACATTTGACGAATCCGTTATATCTAACGATAGGGAAGCATCTAGAGTTTCAAACATATCAATTGGTCTATTACAAAGCGTTTGTATCGGTGTTTCTTGAAAATCACCTAATTGTTGTTGTAACTTACTTAATGAATTTTGACAACTTGATAGTTGTGTTGTTATATCCAATAATTGATTTTCAAGTGTTGTTCTACTACCGATAGGTGTTGAACAAACATTTGTTAAGATAGCTGAAGACGTATTGTCTATTGCCAATAACGTTGTAACATCAGCACATGTATAAGATGAAGTATCACCATTTAAAAAATTTTGATACCTTAATGGTCCCAAGATATTTGACCAAATGTTTAATCCATCTTGTGTTAAACAATAAATATCATTATTTAAAGGGATTAGTGGTTGTTGTGTGATACCTGATACTTGACCAAGGCCAGTACCAAAACCTGTATTACTAAAACCACTTACAGCTGATGGTGGTAGTGTGCCTATTGATGTTTGTGTTGTTGATGGTTGACATGAAATTGAATACAGTGTTCCTGATATTTGAGATTCAATTAAATCTTTTTGATTTGTTAATGTTGTACATAATGTTGTTTGGTATTCTACATCTTGAACTAATTGACTATATATTGCCTTACTTTCTGATGTAACAAATGTGTTTAGTGTTGGATTTTGAGTATTTAATATACTATATAATCCTTTACAAGTGAATTTAAATAAATAATCAAATTCTATATCAAGTGTGCAAGTTTCATTATCAGCGGTAAAAAACAAAGCACCATCATTACCAACAGGGTTTAGTGTTATCTTAAATGGATTTTCGATATCACAGGGTACTGGCTCAGTCCAATAACATTTTTGCTTATCTGAATCAAAGGTAAAACCACTATAAGAACAACATTGAAGTGTTGGGGCCAATGGATTAACACCTTGGAAAATAGATACAGTCCTGTCAGAATTTTTGACATATGTTAAAGATTGACAATCGTTAATTTTACCGTAGTAATTCATTATTTTCCAATTATATTTTGTGGATTTATTATTTGTGGATTCACTATTTGTGTATCATATATTTTTTTACACCTTTCATTTTTACAACATACATAACCAGAATTAATAACATTGTTATTTAAGTCTTTATATTCATAAAAAAATGGTTCTCCACCTAAAAATAAACAACATTCTTGTGATATATATTTTGATTGATTCAGTATTGGCTGACCAAAATAGTTAACCAATAAATTACCATTAATGTCATATTGTTTATAACCAAAAATCATAGATGAACCAACAACATTTACGTCAGGATTGACCTCAGCTGGTATTTCTACAACATCACATCTTTGTGCTATCGGATTTACTTTATCTATACAAAGACTCATTACGTTATCTGAATTAGGTATATCACAACCACAATCATTTAATTCTGGTGACGGATTAGGGTCTGGAATGATACTAGGTCTGAATATAATACAATCATCAATATCGGTGCCATCACTATTTGTTATATCTACGCTAGTAACTGTTGTTGCTGTTGTTACACCAAAATTAAACTGGCCTAAATCAAAGTTTGTGTATAGATTAGCTACATCTGTTGTGTATGTTACAGAACTAAGTGTTACTGGTAAAAAGTCAGGTATTAAACAGCGTAACTGATTGAAGTACTTATACCCACCATCATAAGGACCAACGTGTGGGTTATTACCTGTTAATATTTCTATTGTAGAACCACTACCACCAGTCTCACGATACCAAAGACCATTATTTTGGAAATACATATCATCTGTATTCTGGAAAAATCTTGGATAACCCTCGGTATCTATTGGATAAAGTGAAATATCTGTATCTAGTCCATTAAGCCTTAAAACATCAAAAAATATGTCCATATTAATAGGTGCATCCGCTTTGTAGATGTACTCATTAAATTGAATTAGACCTAATGGTGCACCTATAAAACGTAAGAAAAATTCTATAACCTTTCTAGCACCTTTAGATTTCCATATCCAAGGTGTGTTAAGGATTATTCTTCTCCAAAGTTCAATATCAGCCTCAACTGCTGTTAGACCAACAGATTGACCCGAATAGGTTGAGGGTGTCGTTGAAACGTAGCTTGCTAATAAGTTATTATCAAAAACTGACGAAACCAATTCCCAACCTAATACTCTAGCTAGATTCTTTAAGTATACATCAGGTGTATTATTCTGTTTATCATAGGTTACAGTATTCGCAAATTGAATGCCTAAGATGTATCGGTTTAGTTCATCAAATTCTCTACCGTATATTTGTAAGGTCTTGTTAACTTTTTGACCAGATGTATCTTGCTGTAAATCAGAAAGATGTACTGGCATTGTATCAAACGCAGTTATTGATTCTGATACTAAGAACCTATTCATTAAATTACTAGAGAATAGGTCATTTTTTGCCGCAATGTCCAATAAACTAGTTACGTAATCAACATACGCATCCGTATCAAAATCTATATTATAACCATCAGAAACTGGCCAAGTTACACTATTTGTAATATACATTATAATACCATCATCAGATGTAACTGGGTATTTAAACGATGCTGTGTATTTTGGTACCACCATTCTGTTTAACAAGTAAGCTTCAAGGTCTAATAAGGTATTAAAAAATTTATCCTCATAAATCTTACTAGGCTTAATGTGATATTTCACATAATATGTACTTTGTGAACCAGTAAATGGATTACCTGTTACATTTAAATAGATATAATCATTTAATACATTTGTCGAAGCTGAAAAACCTACCAATGGATATTCAATATCATTATATAATACTGAATATGCGTTAAAATTAATTGTTAAATTTCTTAAATCATTTGTTTGATTAAAGGTGTTTATGATTGTACCATTTGTAGTGTAAACAATACCAAATTTATTATTAATAAATGACGTGTTAACCTTAAACGATGATATATTAGATATACTATCATAGGTATAATCATCTACTGTCTGCCCAAATATTGTTTGACCAGCTGTGTTTTGTGTTAATGTATCAAGATATAAAGAAGCTGGCCATTGTGTTATAATAGTCTCTAAAGAAACCCTAATGTATTCACTTAATGAACCAAATAATGCGTAATAGTCTAAGTTTCTTTTATCCAAGTTTAATACAACCTCAGCATTGTCAGCTAGTAGGGTATTTGCCTCGTTTAAGGTTAAATTTATATCAGATAAGGTAATAAAATTAGAGAACTTAGCCGAATTATATGTCTTATCTAATTTTGGGTCTAAGTTTGTTGTAATAGCAAAGTTACCTAACGTAAATAACGGTGAACCACCATTACTGGTTAATTGATTCCCCACCAAATCTGGTGTGAAATCCCTATATTCAATCCCATCAACGTAAGTAACTTTCTTGGCGTACCCAACTACCTTAATTCTATTGCTCATTGCTTATTTATATTGTTATTACAGCTGTAAATCTTTTAGTGAAGTCAATACTAGTCCTTTGTTCTCTAACTTCAAACAATGGTGTTCCAGTAAATCTATCTTTAATTTCGTATAAATCGTATTGTTTATAAATATCATTATTAAAGTTATATATAGTATAAATACCATCCTCAAGTGATTTAGTTTGGTTACCAAACAATCCAAATGCAAGTGTTTCAATATCTTGTTCTACCATCTCAACCTCAATCATAATTGGGTTAAAAAATGTATTGGTTATTATAACCCTTTGATTTGGTTGACCGATAAATGGCAAGGCGTTAGCCTTAACATTAGATGCCGATGATGGTGATACCGTACAAAATGTAAGTGATGAATTATCGTTAAATCTATAACGGATAGCCTTTTGATTGGCATTCGTCAAATTCTGATTTACAGCTTCAGCTCTATTGTTAGAAGTTATAACCCTAAAGAAATTATGTACCTTTGCGTCAGCTGCCGATGTGTTGGTATCTAAGTATTCTATTCTATAACCAACCAATCCATTATTTTCAAACTTAGTTAAAAAATCTTGTGAAACCGCTGTCGTGTCAAATAAGATACCAGATGTATCTGGGAACGCTGATAAAACACCAACATCTGTTATACTAGTTCGTATCTCAACTGGTTTAATTATAATTGTATAAATACCCTTTACTCCAAAGACAGATGTTGGTAATTTAAGCGTATATAAGCCACCAAATAATTCAAAACCACTGACACCAGATTGGCCCTTATTTGGACTATCTATCGGTATCAAGACATCACTAGATACCAATTTTATTAATGCGGAATTACCAATACTACCCCTAGATGGTGTATAATGATAAAAAATCTCAGCATCACTTGGTGAAATATCTGCTGGTCTTATTATTCCATATGTACCACTTGCCATTTTATTATTTTATTTACTACTATGTTATTGAGCTATGCGCTATTGTTTATCAATGTAAGTATAATTTACTTAAAGTGTATTATATACGTGTAATGTTATAATATCCATTACCATACCTAGTTAATTCACCTAAATTCTTTATCTCAGATAATCTGAGATGTGTATCCATTATACTCGTTATGCTTCTATCTATAAATACGTCACTTTTAACTTCTGGTGGAGAAATAATACCAAATAAATATTCTTCTTTCGCTAACGCTGATAATGAAACGTTTGTTTCATTTAAACCCTGACCAATATACCTGAATGTTGTTAGTGGTTGAGAGACAAAACTACCATTAAGTAGAAATGTATTTGTCTGGGCCGAATAATCTTCATAAAGTATACCAGTATTTTGATTTATAGTACCTATTAGTGCATCGTCATTAGCATCAAATACATATATATTTGGTTCACCTAGACTAGTTATACGACTAACACCATTGACTAATCGATTAACATAGTCTAGATAACCCTCAGTATCTATATTAAAACCTACCTTATATCTATCAAGTTCATCATATGACATCAAATCTTCAATCTTTGTGTCAGTTTTACCTGTAATTACTTTATTTATATAGTTGTAGTAGTTGGTTTCATCTGTATCTTGAAATCTAAGCGTAACTAAATCAGTAGATGTTATAGCACTAGTCGAATAAGTTGTTGCCGTTGATGAAGGAATGTAATCAATATCAGTGAACAATCCCATATCATCAACATTCTGTGTGATAAAAACGTTAATATAAAACGTAGTTGCAGTAAGAGTACCCCAATTAGGGCTATCATTAGTCCTATCTATGTTATTTTCTAATAAAATCTTACGCTTAATTAGCTCCATTATAATGCATTTATTTGATAAAGTTGTACCGTAACGTCATTATAACCAGTATTGGTCGTATACGTCACGTTATTAGCGCTTAAAATAATACTGTTACCATGATAACCATCATCAATTTCATAATAATAACCATTAGCCTTACGTATAAGCTTATATCTGGTATATAATTCATGTACCAACTTATCAATTGGTAATGGACTACGTTGAACCATAAGATTAGTACCAGTACCAGTCTTAGCATTTTTAAAGCTGGCTCTCATATATAAATACTTAAATTCACCAATTTTTAATTCATCCTTATAGTCATACAAATGATAACCTTCAGCAAAGCCAAGCTTATTAATGCTGGGACTTTCAAGTATGAAGGTTAATGGTACTTCATTAGCTTTTTTTGCTTGCCCAACAATACCAACTGGACTACCAGATGGAATTAAGTCAGCACTAGTTAAACTAGCATATACTGTTACATTAAAGATTAAATTTTGTAAGAATGGATTTTCATTATCGTAAAAATTTAAGCTTAAGAATGTTTGTTTAAAGGCTTCGGTTTGAAACCTAATATCATCATCAGTAAAACCAATATTACCATACGTGGTACCACTAGCATTAAATGTTACCCCATAAATAACCCTATCTATTGGAATATCTGGGCCGCTTAGTTTTAAATCCAATGGTAAATATCTAACCCTCTCATAATCAATGATTGGGTTAATAGCCTTTTCTGTTTCAACGTCAACAAATACACGTTCAACCAATTCAGATTGGTCTATCATTTGATATTCCATATTGATTGGAATATTAATCGTTGTAGCAGTTGTACCAGTACTAATTGTACTGATATTTATCTTATAATTATTAACAAACATCGTTGGCTGAGTTGGTTGTAAATCTATCTGTTATTCTTTCACCGATTGGGTCTCTAGGGAATTTACCATAATATAAATCCCAATTATCAAATGGGTCCTGTCTTCTAACATAAAAACAATAATTATTATACATGTAATGACAATTATTTGTAAATGGATAATCTAATGGAGTTGTATCAGCTTGGTTATAACCAATATCCAATAAATCTCTCCAAAAATAACGACCATCACCCAAATCAACCGCATACTCTGGTATACCTACTGTATTCTGGTCACCTTGTTCAACATAGTTAGAGAATTGCCTTATAGTTATTTGATTATGAGGCTTATAAAAATAACCTTCTTGTCTTGGTCCTAATGAAATTGTTTCAGTGATTGCTGGTGTAATTGGTGACGTATTAGTATTCTCATTAGAAGTAATATATGTCATCGATGGTGATGTCTCTCGGTTTAACGTATTAAACCTATGTGAAACATCGGCTAGTTTAGTTTCTTTTACTTGAGCTATATTATACTCAACCAAATCACCATAAAACTCATTATTTGGATTGTTTATTGATACGTTATTCTCTAATGGTATATGTGATGGCCATGGTAAGTTATTTAATCCGTTATGAATCTTATTAATTACTGGTATATTAAGTAAAAATGTATCAGTTGGACTGGTATTTAATTTTGAATAGAATGGTGTTTCAATACCAGATGATACCCTAGAAAATAACCCATTGCTATTGGTTTTAATTACGGTTAAATATAACTCGCTTAGGGGTCTACCTAGATTATCCGTTAAATCCGTTACATCAATATCTTCATTAAATACAAATTGTGTTATTGTATCAGAATATATGTTCTGGCTAAATGCCGCACGATATATTTCATAATCATCAGTCTCAATAACTGGCGTATTTCTTGTTTTTATCTTTTTAAATTTTCTAAAATAGTACTGTGATTTAAAACCGTTAACTATCTTATTCATTCTAGATAAGTTTGATATGGTACCAGTTGGTGGTAGGTCAACAACGAAGGTGTATTCCTTCAAATCACCATTATCTAACCCTGTTCTAACCACTAAATGGTCACCGTCATAACCTGTCGTACCTGTAATTCTAACTGAATCACCAGCAACTAAATTATGTTGACATGTCATTGAAAATACTGTCATAACCCTAGTTGATACTATGGCTGGATTGGCTTCTAAAATTATCAGGCCACTAAACTTATTTACTGAGTCATAAACCATTGTATGACCACTGTCAATAGCGTATGGATATGTAATAGTTAATTCCCAATTCTTAACAGGGACCGTTGTAGTTTTGTTATATGGGTTAACATCGATTAAGAATGATAATCTTTCCCTTTTTGGCTCCATATCAAAAAAGTTACAAAACCCACGTTTAGATATATCTGGGTTATAATAACCAAACCAACCATCATTTTCCTTTAGGTTATCATTAACAACCGTAGGATAAATGGAGTCAGAAAATCTATATGTTCCGTTAGGGTTTTGATAGTTAAAACCCTTCCAAGTAAACTCATCAGCTTTAACTGTATCATCTAAATTAAACAACGCATTTGATATTGTTGAATTTATGGTGCCTAATATTCTATAGTATTTACTTCGTTGTCTTTCAACATCAAAACGTTCACTAACATCAACTACCTTATTGATAACGTCAGGCGGTAATAACCTTTGGCTATCATCTAAAGATACCTTTAGGTAAGTATCTCTATTGGTTGATTCCTTTGAAGTCTCAACACCCAATATTTGCTGTATCCTGTTAGTGCTCATTAGAAGATTATTATTGTATTACAACCCACGCTATCAAATAATGTTACTTGGTATTGTGTTTGTGATGAGAATGTTATTGGTGAAGTAAATGATGGTGGTGTGGTTGTAGGACCATATGTTACAGAATATGGTGGTGTTCCACCATTAGCCGAAATTCTATAGGCATTTCCAATAATAACCCCAGAACCCACTAACGGTGGCGTTGTTGGACCAACAATTGATGTTGATGTCTTAATATTACCCATTGAATCAGTTAATGTGCTTATATATGTGTCTGGTAAAAGACCAGTAAGATTAGCCGAAGTACTTATAAAACTTGTATAAGTTGTACCTGTTGTTTCTAGGTTATATGGTGGTTGTCCACCAGCATAAGTTAATAAAATTTTACCATCGGCAACATTTGAGCATGTAGCATCTGTAACCGCTGGTGTTAATATTAATGGAGATGGCCCAGTAATCGTTAATCCAGTAGTAACACAAGCTGGACTACTTGCTGAATCTTCTACGGTTACGGTATAACCCAATACATCAGCATCTAACCCAGTAAAGGTGTATGGTATTGATGGGCTAGCTATAGAATTTATTATAACACCTAAGCTATTTTGTAATTTAAATGTATATGGTGGAACACCACCATATACTGAAAATACTGTAATTTCACCATCATTTGAGGTATCAGTTGTTGCATTTTTACTAACACCAACGAAACAAGTTAATGGTAATACACCACCAACCGATACGATTTGTGTTGCTGGATAACCAAGTGAATCAATAACATTAATAGTATATACACCCTCACACAATCCACTTAATTCATAACCTAATGACGTATTACCACTAAAATTATAACCATTACTACTAGATACGGTATATGTATATGGTTCAATTCCACCAATTGGGGTAAAGCTAATTTTACCATCACATGGTAAAGTACCAATAGGCTGCGTTGATGCTGATGACGTTGCATCTATAACTATACCTACCTTTTGAATAGGAACACAAGTATTAAAAAACTTATCATTCATTTTATCTAATGCTGTCTTACCTGGAAATAATCCAAAATACATATAAAATGAATGCTTAGGTTGTGAATATTTATTATCGTTAGATGGGTTAAATCCCCTAAAGCTAGCATAAGCTTCGCCATTATCGATATTATTTACATTACTATAGGGTTGATTAATATTATTATTGTTATTAATATTAAAACTACTATTTATATTACTATTAATTGAATACGAATTTAACGATGTTGTACCACTATTTAAGATAATGTAACTATCCCTAAACTCCTTTCCAAAAGTATCATCAATATCTTTACTACCGAACACACCATCAGCAGCATCTGTTACATTATTTGTTATTGGGTCTAAGGTTGATTCATCGCCATCAACAAATACTTCACAGGCATGTCTAATATTTAAGCATTGTATTGAATTAACGTGTAGCCCAATACAGTCTATTTCAAAGAATAAACCTTTGTAGCCTGTACCAACCATGCCAGATTCTATTAATACTTCAGTGTTATTTGAGCGTGATTCAGTGTCAGCCGTTTCTGGTGGTAATTTATATGATGTCTCAACCAATAATGGTTGTAGCTTAGGGAAACCCTGCCAATCACAGTCAAAGACAGAACCCAAGCAAGTAATGTCAGTGGCGAATAGTTTTAAACTAGCATTATGATTTGTTGATGCGTAATATAATTCATCTTTATATTTTTTAACCAACCCCTCAGGAACCGTATTTGTTGGTCTAGCTTCATTTTGGCAGTTTGGTGAATTACAACTAAAACAAGTATCTAATAACATTTGGTTATGGCACGTGTTATCTGGTATACCATTATTATTACCATCTACACCACTATAATTAGGGTCATTTCTAAACTCACTACAATCATATTCGCAAAACTTTTCACTAGCTCTAAGTCTTTTTTTATACTTTAATAAAAATGTATATAATGAACCAGTTGTCCAGTCATTGTAGAAATCAAACTGATAAATATTTAACGCTTGGGCCATTTGAAAGGCTAAACAATCGGCTAATTTACCTTCAGTAGGTGGGTCTAGCAACTCGTTATAACCTAAAGAATTTTTCCTACAACCAGGTGCATAAGTTTGAGCGTCATCTGTCGGACATTGAACCGATATACATGCAATATAGTTTGGTTCATTAATACTAAAACCAAGCTTATTTAAAAATTTAATAATTCCTTTAAGTGCTCCTATTATAATATTTATTATTGGTATAACAACAATGTTAATAATACTTATTATTAAAGTTACTATTGTTATAATTAAACATATTATAAAAAATATTGGATTAGTTTGTGTGTTAATTCTATTAAATGGAAATGGGTTCTTATCACCGACACACGCATCAACATCTTTCATTCCAGCAAAGTTTCTAGTATTTTCATCACTACCAATTGCTTTTTGAAGCTGGTACCTTGGTATAAAGTTAGATACCGTATATATCTTATTCCAATAAAAATCCTTAAAGCTAGTTGATTTGGTTAATTCACTGAACTCGTAATCTATGTCATTTTTAGTTGGTGGATTATTTGGTACTAAATACTTAGCTCTAGTTCTAAGTCTTCCTTCACCACCATTCTCATCCATACCTATTCTAAATCTTACACTAGACCTAGTTGGTATACCAATATTAGGGTCATTAGACGGTATCAAATCACCAGCCTCATTCGTAACTACATAGTCAAGATTCATAGGCAATTGAAAGGCCCATGTACCATCATCGTCTATAACCCTACCACCATCTACTGAAAATTCCTCAACCTCACCATCTATCGTTTTACGAAGAATTTCTATTGTGCCTTGCCCTGCTACTTGTTCGCATAATTGCCCGAATTGCTTTCTTGGACGACAACGCTTATTAACACTATTTTTGCTCTGGTCACCATAAATACTACCCATAAAGATAGCTGCTGGTGCGATTGTATAATTCAAATCAATATCAATACGTGTGATACCAATTTCACAATTATCTACATCACCCCAAAACGGTTGTACGTTAACACCAACATTTGTTGATTTTATTTGAGTTAATTTATCTAAATTAGTATCGGCCTTGAATTTGGTTGAAGAATCAAACAAATTAGCTGGTGAGCCTTGGCGAATTAAATCATACGGTCTTTGTGATAATGGACCAATATCGGATAAATCCGCATCAACATGCAAGGTATAGGTACCTAGTGGTACACCAAATATCATAAAGTCACCAGCATAGTTAGTTGTAGTAGTGTACTTATAATATTTACAATAGATATCTAATACCGTAGCGTCATCTAAGACTTCACGCTTAGATGGAAGAGTGCCAACTGGTGTAAAGCATTCATTATCAGACTCAGCAACTTTTGGTAATAGGTTATACCTAACGCCATCACTATTTTTATCGGTAATTGTCTCATATGGATATAAGCCTCTAATTACCGAATTATTCTTATCATCATCATCTATCGGTATAAAAACACTAACCTTAGCGTTTGGTACACCAAAGCCGCTATTTACGATTACCCTACCAACAATAACTCCATAATCAGAACAAAATTTCCGATATGTTTCTTCTTGGGTCAGCTGTAAGGATAATATTTCAATGAAATCAAAGTCTTGGTCTAATTTTACTTTTAAATATTTATCCCCACCATTTGGTGTTGTTTTTATTCTTACTGAGTTTGACATTAATTATCTTTTTCTTCATCTGTTATATCTACCGCATCTAACATTACCACATCATCTTCAGTATATGAATTATATTCATCACCGACAAATATTTCATCATCATCATCGTCATTTTCTATATCTTTAAATTTTTTACCTATCTTAATAAGCAAGGGCATTATATCTACCGATTCATTTAATACTAGAGTCTTAAATATTAACCAAATTATATATACATTTAATATTGGTAACATTAATACAAACAATATAAAAGCTAACACCTTTAACGTATATTTGATTATCGTTTCACCTGTTGGTAACGAAGGGCCTTTATTGCCTTCAAGTACTTGGTCTATATTAACATTATTTTTACAATTACAACTCATATTATATTATATTTATTTTATTTATTTTACACGAACACGAATGTCAAGTGTCGGATATTTAATTTCAAACATACTTATAGGGTCACCAAACAGGGTATATTCCAGAGATGTGTCTATTTGCCTTGTTGTTGGGTCAATAAATGGTTGTGATATTTCATTTAAGCTATACAAACCAGCACCAACTTTATTATAAACCCTTAAGTCAATAACGTTTAATACACCACCAACATTATTAATGTTTTCTATTAATTGAGACAAGTAGATATTCTCACCCATTTGGAATTTATTAATATCCATGAATGATTGCACGTTGGTTATTATTTGTGTTGCTATTTGTGATTGTGGTGCTACCTTATCAATATACACATCAATATCAAACGCTAAGTTAATTATCTTGCCATTAGATACGCTAACGTAATCATTTAACATACGATAATCGGATAGGTATGTTGCTATATTACTTCTAAGTGTACTAGTAGATGTATTTGTTAATTTAGAGTTTGAATCTAGTCCTAGAATATAAATCTTAATCTTATTTTGTTCTTCAAATACGCCACAACGAAATGGTACACCAAATTGACCTGGCATGAGACCAATTCTAGTTTGATAATCCTTGATGGTAACTGCTCTATTTTGTGAAGAAAAATTATACCTAACAAAGTTACGTATTTCCTCAACGCTAGGTGCGTCTTTACCACCTAGTGCTGGAAATGCATTGTTAACAGTTAAAGATGCCTTAACAGCATTGTTTATTGTTTGATTTGGGCCAAATATATCCATCGAAACTAAACCAATTGAGGTTAAGACATTTGTACCTAAATTTGTATCGGCACCGCCACCCACTCTATACTTAACAAACATAGTCTCATTAGCGGTTAGTGTTTCACCTAACGATGTATTATTAATGAAGTCACCTATTTGATTAACCAATGCCTTGTCAGCACCAAAATCACATAGGCTACTGGTATCAACGCTACCACCACCAAATATTATCTTACAGAAACCTAAATCAGTGTATTCACGGATAAAGCGTTTGGTTGTTGTTATCCACTTACCTGACCTTATACCAGCATTATCTGATATTGTGTTATTATCCTCAATGAATACATCACTCTCAGCTAAAGCATCAACTTCAAACCATCTATTTTCTATGTTTGAGAATTGGTCTGGGGATGGGTCCTTGGTGTATGATGTGCCTTGTAATGTAATAATTGAATCAATTGATAATACGTTATCATCTGGTAATATTACTTCTAAAAATGGTCTAACATCTGTTGCTGTAATTATTCTCTTGAAGATTTTAGTAAATCCATTTAATACAACTTCTCGTTTAGTTAATGTATAGTTTACTATAACATTATTCGAATTAAAGTTTGGTATGATTAGTCTGTTAGGTATTCCACCAATAGTAAATGGACTTGAGAAGTCAATATCATATGTTGTTTCAAATACCTTTCCACCACCAGTTGCCTGTGCACCAGCTTTAATTATTGGGGCATATGAAATATCAAATGTACCTCCATTTGGTGGTACTGTCACCGAAAAATCAACTAGCGTGATGCTTGGTCTTTTAGCTGGAATCTTTAATCCAAAAGTCCTTGCCATAGATAACACAGACTTACGTTCTTGAGCATAATCAATTTGCGTTTCTTGGAACATCCTATCGGTATTAAACGATAACATATCACCAACAGCAGCATTTAATTCAAGTAGCATCATACCAACAGATGCATCGTTATAATCATTAAATATTGATGGGTAATATTGTCTTACCAGCTCAATTAAATCACTTCTAATTTCTGCGAAGTTACGTGAAGAATAATTAATACCTTGATTTGCCATTGTTTTTACTATAAATATAGAGTTTAATAAAAATTACTAAATAGTTTATTTTTATTAACTTAGATGTTTATTATAACGAAGTCCGTTGTTTCAAAAACATCATCCGTTATTGTGTAATCCAAACGAACTACAGCAGCATATTCACTCTCATCTGTACCATCAACGGTTATTTCGTTTATTTGTAAATTTGGTAGGTATTTTTTAACCACTGTAGTTATTTCTTCTGATATCTTGGAAAGAGTTAACGAATCATTTGGTTCGAAGATGTAACGTAATAAATCGGTACCAAAATCTGGGTTATAAAGCCTCTGCCCTTTTCTAGTTAAAATCAAATGAAGCAAATCTGCCTTTATAGCATTTTGGTCATCAGAATTCAAATCCAAGAAAAAACCCTTATTGCTATCCTTAAAGGGGTAATTTATATTTATATATCTACTTGCCATCTTCTTTTATTGATAAATATAATAAGTTAAGATTTTAATAAGTAAATCACAAAATAAAAAAGGCCCTAGTTAGGGCCTCTTATATTTAATGTTAAAATTAATCTTCTTAAGCTGAACAACCAAAGCACTCAAACTGAGAATCTTTTGGTTTATTAACCACTACTTCTGACACACTTAGTTTAGAATTCGCTTCCAATTTAGACTTGGTTCTGGTATAATATACACCAGTCTTTAAACCACCTTTCCAAGCGTACATCAAAGCACTAGCTATCTTACCATACTTTGCATCCATATGGTATACATTTAATGATTGTGATTGGTCGACAAATTTATTTCTAATTATTGATAGGTCTAATAATACCCTTTGTGGTATTTCCCAAACATCCTTGTATCTAATTCTAATATCTTCTGGTATCTCAATGATATTTTGAACACTACCCTTGTTTCTAATCACTTTATCTATCATATTTGTATCCCATAGATTATTTTGAACCAGTTCATTAACTAGATATTTGTTAATTACTAAAAACTCACCTTGACCAACACGCCTAGTGAAAAGGTTAGATGTCACAGGCTCAAATGATTCAAAAACACCTAATAATATAGCAGAAGATGCTGTTGGCATAAGGGCGATTAATAAGCTATTATACATGGGTATTGGTTCACCAATTGGTTTCGGAGACCACCCTTCGATATATGTTTCTCCTTTTGAATATGGACTACCTTCCCAAGCTGGATAGTTTTCACCTAATTCTTCAGCTAACTTCATTGATTCGTCAACAGCAGCCTTATACATTGTTTCAAATATATCAGCATTCCATTTCTTGGCTTCATCACTTTCAAACGCTATCTTTTTCTTGGCAAAAAAGTCAGCTAATCCAGCAACACCAATAGCCAAAGCACGTTGGTCAATACCAGCCGATTTACTCCACTCATCACTCCACTTGTTTGTATCAATTACACGATTTAAGGCTCGTACAAGAACCCTAGTGGTTTTTTCGATAGTATCTAAGCTAGAATGTTCAGCTAAGTTTACTGATGCTAATGTGCATTGTGGTGTATATTGGGGTTTGGAAGCTTGGAAAATTTCGCAATTATGTACTAATACATTATTAGCATAAAAATTATTAGTATTTTCCACTTGGATGTCATATACATCCATTCTTTTTTCTAGTTTGTTAATCTTAATCATAATTTGTATTTTTAACTGTTAATATATTCAAATTTAAATCCTTTGTATGTCTTATTTCTACCCTTACACACCGCTAAAACAGATGTTATTTTTCCATTCATAAATTCAGCGGCAGATTTTAACGAATCAAAAATTAATTCATTACCTTCTTTATCTATTCTCTTTAATTTCCTCCGATTATTACCAATTTTAACATCAAAGTTATAATCTTCATTTTCCCACCTAAAAATATGTTCAAATGAATTATTTGTTTTACATTTTCTTCTGATAACGCCTTGATGAAAGCCAGTAAAATTACTAGCTTCAAATACATTATTAAATATAATTTCTTGTTCGGATTCAACACTTTCCTTATAATACACTAGTTTAGTAATCCTCACAATACCGTTTTTAGTTGTTTTAAACCCTCTAGGTGAATCATCAATAGGTTTTTTATAATCTAACCGTTTAGATTTAGTGTAAACTAATTCAGTATCAATATATTTAAAAAAATAACCCTTATAACTACCACCATATTTAATACATCTATAAATTAAAGATTTAGTTTTAAATCCATATTTATTAAGTATCTCGTTAATATTTAAAATATCTATTTCTACTAATGTTTTAGAATCAATCATAACAATTAAATGTTTAACTCTAGATTTAAAATTTTCTTTCATATTATCTATCCGTTCTTTAGTAAATTTTTTGCCTTTATTCCAATGAACATTGTTAATCTTAGCTAAATATGATGGGTTATTTTCTATCGACCTACCATACATAGGGTTTTTTCTACCTTTAGAGTTTTCACTATGTTTCTTTCTTATTTCTTCTTTTTTAGGGTTATTAGTAAAAGTGTCACCACCAGTGCCACCTATAACAATATTAGTTAATAAACCATCTTCAGTAAATCGACCATAATGTTCAATTAATTCCTTTTCGACTTTAAACGCTTCATCTTCATTATCGGTCTCAAATATAATTTTAAAATTAGGTTTAAACCCTAAATCAATTAATTTTTTAATTGTATTAGTTTTATATGGGTTAATTTTACTACTGTGATTGTTTTTTAATGCATCAGTATAGTGTGTTAAATGTCGTTTTCTTTTATTTTTAGCGTTATAATCACCCTTACCAATATAGAAAGGTTTATAGTTTATTTCAGAGTAATTATTACTATAATCACCCATTACTCTATCGTCTAATAAAATGTAAATATAATATCTCATATTAATAAATATGCAGTACATGGTATAAAGTACACAACATGCTGCATATTTATTAATTAAAGTTAGTATCTAATTCATCATCTTCAAGTAAATCACAAGCCATAACATAACCTCTATTTACGGTATAGATTTGATGGTCTGGTGTACAAACTATTTTAATACCTTTTTCTTCATCAACTACTTCAATTACTTCAGCGTTTTCTTTAGTTTTAATTGCACCTAATATTGGTTGAAAAGTATTATCTTGACTCAGTACAAATAAGTTCTTATCATTTTCAAATCTATCGGTAATATCCCCCAAGGTTACCTTTTCAATACCCCCATTTTCGTTAATTATAGTTATAATAGTTTCACCATCCAAACAACATAAATTTGATTGTTTTATCGGACCAATATTACTTTGCATATTACGCTTATTAGCGTTATCTTTAAACATAACATATGGTCGACCACTTTCCACCTGAGACTTTATTATTGAATCAAAGATATCTTTAGGGTTAACTTTTTTACCTAATCCTAAATCAACCGCTTTTTGGTATTCTTCATCAAATTCGGAACCCCATAGGTCATAAAGTGGTTTTAAGCCAGCTTTTTTTAAGTCATTAGGGCAAAATAAATACCAAGCTTCATTATTCTCCAATTTCTTCATGAAAAGGTCATTTATAATAACCGATGTGAATAAATCACGACTTCTCATTTGCTCATCACCAATGGGTAATGTTAAGTTAAGGAAATCAAAGATATCCCTATGCCATAGAGATAGATATAAAGCACAACTACCAGAACGAGAACCTTGCTTATAAAATCGCATCTTGCTCTGAACCATATCGGCTAACCTAACTACACCACCAGCGTTGCCTTGGAACGATTCTACGATACTCTCTTTGCTTCGTAATGGGTCAATCAATAGTCCAATGCCAGAACCCTCCTTAGAGGCCGCAGAAATCTTTGTAAGCGTGTTTTCAATTCCTTCAAATGAATCATCTTCTAAGTGTGTAAGATTACAACTAATCATACCACCTCTTTTATCGATACCAGCGTTTGTATATGTTGGTGTTGCAAAGTTACCTCTTTTATTGGTTAATTCTTCCAATAATGCAGACTTAGACTTATCATCGTCACCAAATAAATGATTTGCAACCCTTAGATACATACAAGAAGGTAATTCAATTGGGGTTTTCTTATCATCCCTCATTGAATACTTGCTTAAGAATGTAGTTGCGGCAAAAAAATCATATGTTAAGTCAACTGGTTGTAATTCCTTATTAATTAACTTAGATTGACGGCTTAATAAAATACGGCCACCTAATAAAGAATAATCTGGGTGTTGTATTATCTTATCAGCCGATTTAAACGCTATTATTTCATCAATTTCCGTTGTTGTGATATTATCACTAATCAATGGTATTACTTCTTGAAATAAAAGGTCGCTATCAACCAGTAATCCAGCAGCTTGTGTCTTGATTCTCGTAAGAATCTTATTAGGCATAAATGCCTGTGATGTTTTATCTCTCTTTAAAATTCGCATAGTTATATTTGTTTAAAAATCTTGTTCAAAAATACCCTCAGTACTTGTTGGTATGTCAACCCTAGTATATTCACCTTCTCTTTTCTCAAAGAAGTTATTCTTAGCTGATAAACCAATTCTAGACATATAGTCTAATGGGTTTGTAACCATAAATTCTCTTTCACAACCGAAGTCATTAAGAACAATATCAGTAACATATTGTACGTACTTAACCATATCATTTTTTGTTAAGCCTTGTAGTCCGTCTGGCATACTATTTTCAACAAAGACCTTCTCAACCTCATAACAACCCAATATAATATTTCGCAATTCATCCTTGGATAATTTATACTCATCTTTTAAATAATTGTTGTATAAATATAAAGCAAATTCATAGTGAGCTGTTTCATCACGTAAAATCAATTCATTCATGGCTGCAAGACCTGGCATTTTATTTCTACTTCTAAACCAGAAAACTCCAGAAAAAACGCTAGAAAAAGCTATACCCTCAACACAAGCAAACGCAACCAATCTATGTGAAAAAGACGGGTGTTGTATCCAAGTCTCAGCCCATTCAGCCTTTGTTGCAACAGCAACGTTGGTATCCATTGAATGGAAAAGTTCATCTCTTTCTGCTAGATTTTGTATAAACGTTTCAATCAATAAAGAATAACCATTTGCATGTACTTGTTCGATAAACGTTTGGTGACCATAAAAATACTGTGCCTCTAGTATTTCAACTTCACGTAAGAAATTTGTAGCTAGATTATCAATGACCAATCCATCAGATACCGCAAAAAATGCTAGTATATTCTTTAGGTATTGCTTCTCATTATCTTTTAGCTCATCATATTTATCCTTTGATAAATCAGTTTCTTCAGCAACCCAAGTCTGGGATTCCGCACCTTTATATTTTTGCCATAAATCATTGTGAATGATTGGAAATATAACATATCTCTTCTTTAATGCTTTGTCTTTTAAATACATTTTTTACTATTATTTTAATTACCGTTATTTAATGCTTCTCTTCTAAGTCTAGTTGCGTTCAACAAATCATTTACCCTTTGTTGGTTATTAACCTCAACATCTTTTCTGTGCTCCACTTGTGTTCTTCCACTCTTAAATTCATTATTCTCAATTTGAATTGTTGAGTTATTAAATATAACATCCTCAAATATTAATCCATCCTTTCCAAATCTAGACTTTAATATTGCCATTGTTGCCGTACCGTCTTCCTTTTGGTCTAGTGACTTAGCAATGGACACGATAAAGTGGCCTATCTGTCCCTTTTTGATTGAACCACCCATTTGGTCAGATTCAACAACCGTAGCTTTAATACTTGAGCGATTTCCTTGTACAGCGGTCCAACCAGCAAGATTTAATTCATCCAACATTGATTCAAATTCACGCATAACGCTACCCTCACCAATATTAGCATCATCATACCTTCTTGAAGGTGTCACACAATCAATATAATCTAATAAAATTATGTCAGGTCTAAAGCCTTCAGATATTTGTTTTCGTATATACTGGCGTATCATAGGTATTGTTGTACCAGCACTTGGAAATTTCTTTAGTTTAAGTGAACCTTTAGCGTTATTATTTTTTTCGTTTTTTAGATTAATTATATCATCAGTATGTAATGATAAATCATTTAAATCAATACCTGTCCAACAAGATAAGTGCTTACGCTGAATAACCTTTGGATTATCTTCAAAAAATATTTGTATAACATTATAACCATCATTCATAGCTGTATTAGCTATCTTAGTTATCATTGTGGTTTTGCCGACCCCGAATGGCGCTAAGATTAGAGCTAACTCACCCTTAGATAGACCACCATTCATTACCTCATCTAAAAAACTAATACCAGTTCTTATTGGTTGACGAAAATCATCTGATAATATTGATTCAATATTATCGAGAACATTGATAGTATCATCTTGATTATCACCATGTTCTAACGCCTTACGTAGTATTGATTCACATTCATCATAACTCTCAAAATCACCCTTGTCAATTATTACTTGAATGGACTTTATTGATTTCTTTAACTCCTGTTGCTTACAGAACTTCATTGCAATATCTTGAACCTTTAAGGTATCATGTAAACTGATATTCTTAATCTTGTTTAATTGAGATAAGGCATATTTTTGTTGAATATCGTCTTTAATATCGCCCAATAATCTAAACTCAATACTACCCATATCAGGTATAATATCATCTTGTACCTTAGCATCTTTAATTGTTGCAACTATAACCCTTAAGTATGGGTCTGCAAAATAATTTGGGTCAACAATTTCAATTATAGTCTCAGCAAACCTATTATCTGTTAATAATTGAGCAACAAATCTCATTTGGTAATCTAACCCTAAAAACCCTAAATTATCCCTATCTATTTTTGCCATAAAATTCTTCCATGTTAATTAAATTGTCGTTATTATAAATATATAAAAGTATGGCTTAGGCCATACTTTTGGTATATTTATTTCGACTAAGATACAATCTTATTTCAGCCATAATAGCTGGAATAATCTCTTTAATATCGACAGCATATCTAACCTTGGTTGGAAAATTATTACCATTAAATGTTTGAAAACCAACACTTTGTTTGTCAATTTTTATCTCAAACTGAAAATTATCAAGCTTTTCAAAGTTATCTTTATATGGTTGTTCGAACGGTTCACCATATGGATTATACATAGACCATAAGTATTCTTTGCTTTTCTTCTTAAGGTAGTTTGGTATGATACCCATAGTACCAAAATCACCATTATCCATACCGCAAATAGCATCCATTAATTCGGCCATTTCAGTAGAATTAATAGACTTATCGTTAAAATCTCGTATATCAAAATACCTCTGGCAGATGATATGGTTATTAATGTAAAGGATGAACTCAAATCTTTGCTCAACAAATTTTCTTGGTTCTGATGTTTTAGCTGTTAATGTTGCCATGTTTTAGTTTTTTTTTTAAGTTAATTATTAAATGTTATTTTCTCTTTCAATTAGTTTCTTAAATGGTATTAAAAATTCGGCATATCTAGCTTCACCAAATACCCTATCTAGACCATCTCGTTTCATCATCTTAAGGACATTCTTAAGGTCCCTACCAGAATCATTTAGAGTACCATCTATTAAGGTTTCCAATTCCTCTATCCCATTATCTGTTAACATGGGTCTAGTTAAATTTACGAGCCTTTCATTTATCTCATAAATATTTTCTTTCTGTACCCCATCGGTAATCTTATTGATGATATTGTCTAGTACCTTAAGTGGTTTCTTTTTAAGAATTAATCTTTCTGTTTGTTGTTGCTTAGCTAATTCTATTACCTCATCAATAGTTAATACTCGTTCCTTTATCTCTGGAAATAATTTAATTAGCGTATCTTCACCTAAGCCCTTGATACCTTTGATGCTATCACTTCGGTCACCGACCATGGTTTTAAGTAAGACTGAATTTCCCTTATGATGGGTAAAATGTGTTGAAAAATTGTTTGAATCTACGTAGACTTTTAAATCTAAGAAATAAATGCGTATATCATCAGATATCAGCTGTAGAAAGTCTCTATCTGACGATGCAATTGTAATCTTTTCGTTAATATCACGGTTTAGACAATAATGAGCAATAAAATCATCGCTTTCAATGACCTCATCTTTTAGTTGTCTGATATATAAATCATTTAAGTATTCCCAAACCAATTTGCGTTGGTTTAACTCGCTAAGGTCATCTGGTTGTGTACCATTCACGAAATCTTTACCTCGGTCACTCTTATATGGTTCATATATCTCATACCTAAGCTTACCACTAAAGTTACCATCCCAAAAGACATATACCCTATGGTATAAGTCTTCGGTTAATATCTTGCGTAGTATAACAAGGAATGATGATAAACCACCTATGTGTTGACCATTATGGTTGTATTCGTTTTTAGCACCAAAATATCCTAACTTAAATAAGGAATTTCCGTCTACCAATAATGTATTTTGTATTTTTAATCTAGGTACACCATTACGTGGTGGTCTTTTGTTCACATTTACTTTTTTAGTTAGTTAAAAAATAACTTACACACTATCACCTTCCATTTGCCCTTCTTCTTCACCGAACTCAATCTTAGTATCGTAGCTCACGTTTAAAGCATCATGGATGAATTTTCTATTTGTTGTTTTATATGCATCTAACTCATCTGGATTAACATACCCATGTGGAGTTGATGCAATAACACCATTTCTTTCAATACCAGTAACATGGTTTTTCTCAGCTCTAATCTTAGCTTCGGTACCGTATTGGAAGTCTTGGCCTAGAGCCTTAGCTGTCAATTTTTTAGTACCATGTGTTAAGATACCACCCAAGTGAACAATTAGTCTAGAATTAAAGAACATAAATTCGCCACCTTTATGTTTAATAACTGTACCATTCATGCTATCCAGCCAAATCTTTTGAACACAAATAAATGTATTTGTAAACGGACTGTCTTCAGCTCTACTTGACGGAATCTTGAAGTTAACAATCCCTTGAAAAGCACCCATAGCACCAGCGTTCCACATATTGTTACTTGAATTGGAACAAGCTGATTTGTAACAATTAAGGGTACCAATTGAATCCCAAAGGAAGCATAGGTTCATATTGAACAGGCCCTGCTCTTGTTTTTTAATCATTTCCGAAATAAATAACGCCACATCCTCAATTACTGGTTCACCTCTTGTTGGCTTTGATTTCATCTCACTGCTTTGGTGGTCATAATTCTTATATTTATTATACAAGTCACGACTTCTTACTAACATGAAGCCATCTGGTTTTTCTGTTATCTCACCAGTTTCCTCATTAACAACCTCAATGAACTTAACACCAACCAATTTGGCATGTTCAGTATTCCAATTACCCTCAGTCTCAATTACTACTGCAAAATCACCTACCTTCTGACAACCAACAATGGCCTCATAAAAAGCTGTTGACTTACCCGTGTTCGAATAACCTCTTACAAGGCTAACATAACCTCGTGGAAAACCAGGTAGTTTTATTGCATCGTGCCAAGCTTTTGAAAGCGGAATCCAAGATAATTCTTTGTCTTTTGGTTCTGAGTTTAATCCTTCTGATTCTAAGAATCCATCTAAATCGAAAGGTACTTTATTAATCGGTGGTTTACCACCATTTACAGTTTTACTAGGTAATTTTGCCATTTTAAAGCATTAAAAAGATATCGTTATTTTAGGACAAAAAAGGGTGATTCCTCACCCAATTTTGACATTAATTTTTATGGATTTACTTCCATTTTAGAATGGCAAGTCGTCTGATTCATCATCACCATCACCATGATTTTCAGCTGGTACGGAAGCCGCTAAGATACTGGATTTAACGTTCTCAACACCCAGTGTTAACTCAGTATCAAGGTTTTCAGTTTCAGTTTTTTCAGCTACGCTTGTTTTATCAACAAATGTCTTAGCATCCTTATCCCAAACTGGAACACCACCCTTAACGATAATCTCCAAATAGTCGTAAGTCTTAACTGAGTACACATCTTCCCAAGTTCTTGTGTCAGCTAACCAAGTTTGAGCCAAAGCAGCATCTTCACTTAGTGGTGATGGGTCTAAAGATACCACTGATGTAACAGTTGGGTTACCTTTCTGATTTCTATTAATCGTTATGATTAAATCACGACCAGTTTCTGGATGTGTAATATCTTTTTTCAAAGCCTTTACCATACCTAAAATCTTGTCAATTACACCATTTTTAGTATAATCATGGTTAAACCTCCAAAACTTAACACCTTCAGATTCTTTATCCCTGTCGATAATCTTAACAACGTATACTTGTTTAGCTGAATACTTTTTAGCTAGTTCTTTATCGGCCTCGTTACCTGTAGATAACAATACTTCACGTGCCTCACAAAATGGACATGCTTCGCCTTTCTCATGCTTAAGACATGCGTATTTTGTTGACTTATTATCAATATAAGTCGTATGCACATGCATTGGTGAGAATGGCGTTCCAGATGGATTTGGTAAAATCCTAATTGTTCTAGTTGCCGAATCAACACCTACTGGTAGGTATGTGCTGAAATAATTCTTTAAATCATAAACCTTATCTTTCTTCTCATATCGAGGTTTATTATTTTGTTCGTACTGTTCTAGCATCGCTACTAGAGGATTAATTTGTTCACTCATTTTCTTACGTTTTTTCTTAGTTTATGTTTGTTATTTATTCTCTTTTCTTGTTACAAATATACTAAATATTTGGAGAAAGTCAAGTAGTTTTTTAGTACTTATCTAGCTTTCAAAAACAAAGATACTAAGATTTTTGCCAACACACAAGTTAAAATTGAAAAAAGTTTTAAAAAAGATAAAGCCCCGATTTCGGGGCCTTATTTTTAATATTCTTCTTCTTCGTAATCATTTAAGTTTTCCTCATCGTAGGATTTTGGTGAAAAGGATTTTTGAATCGTTGCGTCATTATAACCAACATTGACATCATCCTTTGTTAGTATATACTCTTTAGGTTTTTTTTCTGTATCCATAACATCATACGCACCTTCTTTTTCTGACCAATAATCACCCAATTTTTGGTTAAATGGTGCAGAACTTAAAGACCTCATCTCCAATTTTTCAACTGGTGTTGGATTACGCTTAATAAATTCTCGCTCAAGACCATCAATCTTATCGTTTAACTTCGACATAGATGCTACTCTAGCTTCTAAATTAGTTAATTTTTGTAGTAATTCTTCACTTTTTTTATTTGCCGCATCAGCAGAATCTTTTGCCTCTTGCGAACCCTTAACAAGTGATGTTACGTCAACTTCTACATCCTCAGATGAAGGTTCTGGGGTCATATCTGGTTCTGGCGCTTGTGCTGGTTCTGGCATATCTGTCATATTTTCTTCTGAACCATCACTCGGTGTATCAACACCTAATTGATTGGCTACATCCGCAGCACCAGCATCGGCAGCGTCATCTACTGGTTTAAACTCATCATTTTGAGCATCACCATCTTCTTCAGAAATAGATGAACCTAGAATAATATCCTTATACTCAGGTGCTTCTTTTTTCTCTTGGTAGAAATCATATTCACACAAAAGCCTAAACTTCTTTAATTCCTCATTTAGTAATTCTGGCTTAAATTTAGTTTTTTTCATTAGTATAGTAGTTGTCTTCCGTCTTCAGTTATTATCTTTTTGTTGATGCGCTCAACAATACTCTTATCGCCTTTAATGATACAAACACCTGAACTACAATCCATATCGTTTGTTTTACCGTTTTCTAACATTGCATCTAGAGCTTTGTCTAAGTCAGCTGATTTATTTACATCTAAGTTTGTTTGTTTATTTCCCATAAATTAATGTTTAACTAGTCGTTATCTTATTATAAATATCTTATAATAACAAAAAAACCCATTAATATCTAAGCATTTCTTAATGAAAATAAATAAGGTATGTATTTAGACACATTTGAAAATATTTGAAAATCATGCTTTAAATCGGTAACCTTATCATCAGTTAATAATATATCACAACTTAGTCTTATCTTGGTCATTATCTTATCAACATCAAGTCCAATAAATTCTAATAGCTTTAAATCAATACCAAAGACATATTCATGCCCATAGATGTATACCATCGAGCCACTTAAATAAGCAATCTTATTATTGATATTTAATATCTTCCTAATAATCTTTACTAGGGTTTTTGGCTTGTATTGTATTGGGTCAACAAAGATGTAAGATAATTTATTTAATAAATCACCATATACCTTCAGTATAAACCAATTTAAGTCTTCAGAATGCTTATCACGCTTTTCTGTCCTCTTAAAGGTCCAATATACATTATCAGATATTAATATCTCCCCAATGTCAAAATTAGGATAGTGTTTATTAACATAGTCGTAACCAATGACTAGTGTCGGTAATCCAACTATAATATCGTCAATAGATGACACCACATTAAACTCTTGTGGTGCAGATATTTTATCTACCGAAACTATATTTCCAATCTTCATCTTACAAAGATACGATTATTAAACTGGTTTAGCAAATATTTGCGATTCTATTTTTCGTCTTTTTATTAAACCATTTAAGACTTTACCCTCAGATGTTATTGGACCCTCCCCAATTAGTTTTGCAGCAAGTATATAGTCTTCTTTCTTTACTGCATCTGATATACCTCTATCTATTAGTCTTTTTGGTCCACCATTGTATGCATAAGAAATTAAGCTAGCTTTTTGATTATCATTTAATAATGTCCATTCATTATTACCAATATTTGAAATTACTATCGGAGCAAATCTCTCCTCTATATCATAAGATAAGGACCAAGTAGCTTGTTCAAGGGTAAATGTTGTACCTTGTAAGACATCAACTGGTGTTGCACCTAAACTTTCCACTATTCTATCTGTGCCGTAGCCACCTCTATAATTACCAGCATCTAAGATTGCAACACTTGAAAAACCCTCAAACGTCTTTATTATTGTTGTAGCTCTACTAACCCAATCATCACTTAGGTCTTTGACCATCTCTAATTGCGATTTATCTGGTAATATATTTGGGTAAGCTGCTGATGTTATTTCACCAGTACCATCAGATTTATTAACATACTTATCATCACAATTTATATAAACAGCTTCTTTTCCATCTAATCCAATCGGATTTAAAATATCCCCAAATATACCAAGTGTATCAGTATTTATAGTAATTGACGTAGGCTTACCTTTATATGTTGGGTTTTTTCTAATAAAACAAGGAGCCGATTTACCATGATATTCAAAATGCCAAAATTCTTCAGTACCATTACCGTCTCTTAATGGCGCTGGTATTAACCAACCATACTTATAACTATTTTCAATCAACCAAACCAATGATTCATTTACATTAAAATTAAAACCTTCTTCTACGTTTGGTTTATTATTTTCCAATTTATAATTTCGTATTATGTCACCATTTTTTTTGTAAAATTGAAAGTCAACAGCAACACCCCATCCATGCATAGATGTACCTGGTAAAGCTGCCGCCCCTTTTGGTTTTGATTTATATAGATTTTCTTGGACTTCAATAGTCCTAAACATACTGGTAATTCCAGCATATGTACCATTCTCACCAACGAAACCATTATCTTTCATCCACGTTAACCAAGCAGTTAACATAGTATTTAACGAAGTAGCTGCTTGTGGTATCAGTAGCTTAGAGTTAGCTGTATTATCAATACCTTTTGGTATTTCTGGTTTAACAAGTTTATTTGCATCAATTACGTTATCAAAATAACCATTAAAAGCACCAGTTTCAATTAATGTTACTACTATTGGTGCGAAAGTACCGTTAACTCTAGGTGCTAGAGTCGTTAAGTTATTACTTAACGTTGAATCACCAGCCTTAATTGTTTCTAGGAATGACATATAAAAATGGGATGTTGTGAATATTGGTGATTTTGTTGCTTTTATTCTAACGCCAGTAAAATTGGTAGACATTGAATTAGGTTTGATACTATGCTTAACACGGGTAATCATATAAGCACCATGAAACATTGGTATATTATTTAATTGAAAATACATCATAGGTTGAATCATGGCATTACCCATCATTTCTATTTCAGCCTTATAGCTTCTAACCGAATATACGTTATAAAGGTTTTGACCACCAAAGGATTTATGTTGTTCACCACCTTTTTGTGATATGTCATCAATTATTTGTAATGATTCAGCAGTTTCACCAAATTCACTTTGGTCCAATACAATATCTTTAAATAGATTTTGATTCTGTTGACCAAACGTTACCTTAAAGAAGGTATTTATGTCTTCATCGTCCTTAACACTTCCAGTGAAATCAGGTGGTAAAGTATTTAAATCATCAGTTGCATCAAATCCATCATCTAGATAGTTTGAATTCTCAAAATCAAGATTCTTTGAGGTTTGACCAACATACATACATACAAATGATGGGCCACTGTAATTACCTGTTGGTACATCAGTATAACTTGGATAAGGTTTAAATACGCTACTTAAGACAGCAGGGTCTTTATAATTTATAAATGACGGTAACGGAACAAAATCAAAGTTGTTAGCCGATAATAAGCTAGTTATCATATCATAAGAACTAGTATTAATATTTCCGTCTAGATAATCCTTTAATGGCGAAGGGTTTATCGCCATTATATCACCAATGTCCTCAAATGACCTAGTTACAAATCTAAAGCTATCTATTAATCTAGGTGTTGCATTGGTAGCCCCATTGGTGCTACGTTTATTAGCTAAAGCTGTGTCAACAAGGTTTCTACCACCACATTGAAATACGACATTTTCAGTATCAGCGTAGCCAACCCATTTATCATAAATATTTTTACAAGTACGGTACAATTGCAACTTTATTAAGTTTTCTTTAGTACTACCAAATAATTTATTTTGAGCTGCTTTTGTATCGTAAGCGTAATTCGTTGTTGAACCCTTAATTTTATTTAAGATTGTATTTAAATAAAGATTAAAATTATTCTCACTGACTAAAATATCGGCACGTTTTTTATTTGTAGGTGGTTTAGTATTATCCCAAATACTTGGTGTTGTATTAATTAAAATAAGTTCTTCTTTATATAAAGAAATTATTTCTTTATTTATATCAACATCATCTTTTAATTGTAGGATATAGTTATATCTGTATTCATTATCATCCCCATCCCACATTGGTGAAATTTTAAGATAATTATCAAAATTATTAAATGAATCCTTTAGTAATTGTTTTTTAACAAACACCAAGTAATCATAAGTTCCACCTTGCACTTTTCTCAGTGAGGTATTAATATCGTTCCACGTTTGTACCCAATTAGTTGAGGCTTTAGAAATTTCTAATTTTGATTTAATATTATTCCAATCGTTAATAACAAAATCCTCAAATACTCTTATAAACTCATCTTTAGCTTGTTCTGGTAATGTTAATAATAAATTTTCAATTCGTAAATATACTGGTGAAAAACCAGATTCAAATACCATAGTAGCTCTATTCGTAAATGCACCATTTTGTGCTGTTAGGTATTCATCTTTTTTTGGATAACTACTTGCATCAGTATCCATAAAAGGAATGAAAGGGTCATTTGGATTATAAAAACGTATTGGGTCAATTGTTTGTTTTGACCGCCATAACATACCACCAATAAATGCAGCCCATAACTTTGGTACAGATATAAAACCAGACCTTTTTTTAAAAGTATTAATTATTTCTGGTCTAGTAAATATAGTATTTATATCATCATTATTTATCAAACCATTCCACGGAAATGTATGTAAGAATAATATTGCCTTTACTTCATTAATTTGTTCATAATAAAAACGACTACCAAACAAACTAACTCTATTTTCGTTGTTGGATGAATAAACATAAAAATCAATAAATGGATAAGTTAGTTTTTTATTTTGTTTTATTGACTGATATATCGCTTCTGTATTTTTACCATAGTTATTGTAAGGTTTGGTAAATGAACTTTCATTTAAGTTTAACAAATTAGTAAAAACTGCTACTTCATCAGGTGCTTGTTTATTAAATAATGGTCCATCTATTAAGTAATATTCATCAATAGGTGTAGCTCTAGGTGAAGCTAATGCATTATTATGTTCTGGATTTTTAGGTGATTTATAAAACATAAATCTAAAATCAAAATCATTTATTTCTTCTACTTTACCATCAATAGTGGTGTTAAAACCGTAATTCAACCTATCAAATGTTTGTATACCGTAAGGTCCACCAAAAATATCAAACCCAATTTCTTCAGCACTACTATCAACTTCTGTTAATGCTAACAAATTTAATGGTTTAATATTAGTATCTATTGGTAGTGGGTATTCCGTATTTTGGTTGTATTCAGACCTTGTTATAAATTTAACATATATACCACCATCGTTTGGTTTTAAATCAGTACTACGTGTATAATTTGTTAAAAAAATACTACCGCTTTCAGCTTTTTTCGTTAAACCAACTTCATCAGTTGGCCAAGTAGAATTATTAACATTATTAAGAATAACATAGTTAGGAAGACCAGCGTCCTTAAAATCACCATTAATTGGTATTATTTTAATATTATTGTTATCTAAAATATAATTATAACTAATACCAACATTAGGTATTTTTTCGACAACCCTAGATATTTTACCATTAATAATCTTAGTATCAAGACTTAAAAAATCAGTAATTTGTTTTGATTTTAATGTATCAATTAATTGTTTATTATCTAAATCTGCAATGATTGAATCTATTTCACGTTCAGCCATTTTAATGATTTCATCATCTATTAGATTTTGGTTAGAAATACCTAAAAATGTCATTGCTCGTATTAATATCATAAGCATAACATCGTCAGTATCCAAAAATTCCATTCTCTTATATGGGAATGTATCTGTAAATAATCTAGTATCTAACGGGTTTGTTGGTATCCAATTCGTTGTGTTTTGTCTAATTTCTGTTTCGGTTATTAGGGTATTTTTATCCGACTCTAAAAAGGCCCTTAATAAATCGTCAATGAAACGTATTTCTGTTACATTATTTGGTACATCTAACACATCTGGCGCTCCTAAATACGTTTCAAGATAACGATTTTCCTTATCTGATTGTTTATATTCTGGCCATGGATAAAATTTTTTATTTAACTGACCACTGCTAGAATTTGTTGGTGTATTACCCACAGCATTCTGCTTTATATCAAAAAATTCAAACTTAGAGTCTAATTCCTTAGCTCTGGTAGTGTCATTTTCGGCTTCTGAAGATATGGTATATATTGTTTGTAAAAAAACTTCAGCAGCTGAAGTTATTGATTTCATTATTGTTCTAATAGTTGGTTTAAACCCTAGTTTATTAACTACATTTACCTCCAATTGCTTGGCTACTCTTTCTTTTATTATTTTTATTTCTGAATCTATTCTTTCCTTACGTGAATCAAGTTGTTTTAATCTTTCTCTATTATCAATAATTGTTAAAAATATATCATCAGTAGTTTCAATACTTTGTTGGCTACTAATAAAATCTAATATGGCTTTTTCTAATTCATTGCCTTTGTCTTTTGCTTCTACTAATTCTTTTTTAGTTTTAACTATTGGTACTATACTATTAAATGATGAAGTATCAAGAGATAACTTATTACCATTATTATAGTCCTGAACACTACTTTCTATGTTTTTAATATATGTTGACGTATCTACTAGTAACTCTTTAGAAATCACAAATTCATAACTAGTAACACCTTCAAAAGAATTTAATTTAGTTAAATTATTCCTAATAGCTTCTAGTTGGTCTAATTTTGTTTGATATGAGCTTAAGTCTTTATAATCATCATTATCAGCTAGTAAGTTTTTGGTCGAATCATCTATTAGTGATATATTTTTATATAACTCATCTAATGTAAGTATAGTATTATCCTCATCCTTTAAGACCTTATATTTATCAGCACCTATCTTAGTATACGGTATCGCCTTTAGATATCCCAATAATAAATCTGATAACATAGCATATGTATATCCAATAAAACTGGTTGTTATTTCAAAGTTACCTGTTTGTGAATTAAATCTAGAAGTAAACTTTGTCATGTGTAGACAATAAGAAACTGGTTGACCGTAATAACCCTTTATGGTTAACGTATATAATGGATACGGTAACTGAAAGAATACTGAATACTTATTGGTCCCATTTAATATTTTATCCTCGTTTTGAAATATAGCACTACCTCTTACATCAACAAATTGTATCGTAATCAATGGGGCAAATGATGAATTAAACTCGATATCAATTCCAGTTATACCAAGTGTTTCTGGATTATCGTTTGAATCTAGACTTGTTGTTAAATCAGTAAACTTAGTTGTTAAATATTTTTTCCCACCAACATTACTACCATCAATAAAATTAATCGTAATCTGGTCAGATGAATTACCAAACGATGAATTTTTATCACTTACTAATATCGTTCTACCTTTCTTTCTGGTTTTTAATTCAACTGAAATGGTCAAATCATCTAATGGAACAGGAGTATTATTAAATACTGAATTAATAATGTTATTTGGGTCTACTATCTGTGTCTTATTTGCCATATAGGGTTAAATGTAATTTTACTTGGTCAATATATCTTTGTATCGCATCATCAAACGGAAACGGTACTCTTAATACGGTATTATCTGGAATATTAAACTCTAAACCACCATATTCTGGATTAGCATTAAGTATTAACCAACCACTATAAGCATTATTATAATAATCATTACTTACTTTGTCAAGTCTTGACTGTCCTTTACGGTATAAAACCAACTTATCAGAACTGGATGCTGGTATCTTAATACCAGGTATTGGTTTAATGTTACTATTATCCCTAAAATTTTTATATCTATCGTAATACATAGTATTAATTTAATTTTTTTTTTATGTTGTGGTTCCACTAAGTGGACATTCAATTCCGTTTATCATTACTGGTTTAGTTGCAGTATATGGATTTGGGTAACAGCTAAGACACGGATTATTATTAATATTTTCAAAATCATACGAGTCTAGTAAATCACCATATTTATAGTCTTCAGCTGGACAATCGTATGGTAAATAAAAAAACTCATTAAAAAATAACATTGACCACTCTGGTATTATTACTCTAAAATTTAATTTATTGTTGTTGGTATAATCAGTTAAAATTTGTCTCCAATTATTATTACTAGTAGTAAATGAACCCTTACCAGCTATACCGTTAGGTGTTGTTGGGCCAGCAATAGTAAAACTAACAATATCAACCCAAGCACCACCAATCCCAGAAGATAATATTTGTAATTTAGCAACATGTTCACTGTTTAATAAATCATTATTATCTAAAATATAAAAATCACCCGTTAAATCTCCTTTATCAGTATAATCAATATTTAAACTATAACGAGCGAATAAATTACCATTTAGATAAATATCCTTATCAGAACCTAATTGTGCTGGTGGTTCTACATTGGCTGGTGGTGGTGTGGTTGGTCCAGTAGCTACATCATTAGCCAATATTTGATTGGTTACTGGCTCTACTGGTGTATTAATTATTGTTACGTTTCTATATTCAGGAACATTAACATTACTAACACCGTTAACGATTTCCCAGTCTACTAAATCAGTATTAACATCAGCTCCAGCGCCAGCTCCAGCAGCAGCACCAGCAGCAGCACCAGTTCTTTCTGTTTTTTTAGCTATATAATCAGCTCTTGGGTCATATACGTGTGTATTTGCGTAGTAATTGAATGATAACGCATTTTGCAACTTATTAATTGGTCCTAATAATGATGAACCACCAATAAATTTAATAGATAAATTTACATTTGCTATCATTGGTTGTACACCGATACCTTCTGGATTTAAATCCCATACTATTGGTTCATAATCAATAGTTAGATTATCAATGATTACCTTGGTATTATAAAAATCACCAATTCTAAGTATACAAATAGGTGGTCGACCAAATGCTAAATTTTTAACACCTAGGGTTTCAAGTGTTGGCCCTTGCCTTGTACACTGGTGAAGGAAAGTTAATCTAGAATTTAAACCCTCTGGTGTCATTGAGTGGAAGCTTGGGTGAAAGTATTTTATCTTTTCCCTGAAGCTATCAAATACAAATTTATCAGTATCGGCTAATTTATCAAAATAATTTGATTCATCGTATAATTTATTAATTATCTTAGTATTAATACGTCTATTCTGTTGAGGTGCTTGATTAACACCATTAGGTGTTATTGTATCTTGTTGTGCTAATTCAGGACTAAACGCAAATGAAACATCCGACTTTCTATCTAATTTACATTGCTGCTCATCTGAGTTACCATCAACTTTACAACCAGTACCAGTTAGTGCTTTACTAGTTTTTATTACCTTTAATCTATTAGTTTTATTTGATATATTTAAGTTGGCATTTAAGTAATTATAAATGCTTTCTGTTCTTTTTTGCGCTAAGATATCATTGGTTTCCTTAACACCCTGTGGGCTAGCATATGATTGAATGGTTATAGTACAATATACCCCCTTCGTCTCAAGATAATTTTCTAATGCTGGTAGAAAAGCAGGGTCTGATAAACCGCTGTAAACTGGACCATTTGGGTCTACCTTTAAAGAACCATTAAGACCATAGTTATAACCATCATAATATGTTGAAAAAGTTTCTGGTGATATGGGTCCACCATCTGAATCTTTTTGAGGAGTCACTTGTCCTCTAATTAATCCAATACCAAAACCTGTACCTTTACCATCATTTGAATAATCAATCTTAGTTGTTCCAACAATAGCGTTACCATTATTAAAATCGTTTTGTAATCCATTTTCATAACCTAAATCAGTTATTGTAAGTATATCATAAACATCATTTGGGTAATATACACTAAAATTAACTGGTGGTACTTCTGGTTCAATTTCTACCTTTTGTGGAAATAAATTAAGATTATTACCATTTGAACTTTCATTACTTACCGTTAGCTTATCAGCAAACGCAATTGATGGTTCAACACATCCAGCAACAAATGATGCAACATAGTTATCCTCTGGTCCATTAGTTCCTCTAAATGAATTCATGTAGCTAGAATGGTCTACAATAATACTAAATGATAGGTTACCACTTCTTTCGGTATTATTATATGTGTAGATTGGTTCACCCCTACCTATAAATTTATTTGTTTCCCAATCTACACTTGATGTTTCACTAAATTGGATATTATATGGTGGAAACCACATGATTCTACCTCGTTTACCTGTGGTTAAGTCACCACTTCCTATTTCAACAGGTGGTAAATCTGCTATATCATCTTGCCAAGCTAAGTTTTCAATTGAAAACATATAATTTTTAGGATTTGTTTTCGTACCCTTTGCTGGGTCGTTTTGTATATCAGTTGTATATGGAGCTATCTTTGGAAATCCATTATCATCAAGCGTTGAATTAATCGTTTGAAATCTATATGGTACCGTTGCATTTAGACCAGATTTTCTAACCATCTTAGATACCGTATCATATCTATTTAACGTAGTCCAGCTTCTACAAAATGTATTTTCAGCGTTAGCACCCTTATCTACAACACCATTAGCATTGTAAAGCGACCCACTTAAAACAGCACTACCTTTAGATATCCCATCAGCATTAGCTGTTTGTATTTGACTTGATGTCTGACCCATTTCACCCTTAACAGAAACAATGCTTTTCATTCCTACGCTATTAAATAGCTTTTGTGTTTTAAACAATAGAGATTTTTTGGTATGTAAATCCTCACCTTCTATTAACTCATCAAATTCAGTAGACGCATTTACGGCATCGCCATTACCTGTTGTCCATGTAAACCCAACATCACTAATCTTCCTGTTGTTATATCCTACATTACCCCTTGGTCCAGTAAAGGTTTCTTCGGGCGATTTAAAGCCATAATCCGACACCATCTTATCTCTTTGGTATGATATCTCAGGTATTACGTTTTTAGGGTCGCTAGGTTGCGCTATGAAGTTATAAATCGTAGCCTTGTCCGAATTATAAAATGCATATAGGTTTGGATTGATGGCTTTTTCACCTTTATTGTTTAAATAACCTGGTGCGTAACCACTCCTAAATGGCGTATTATCTGGATTATCATATTCTCCAGTACCAATAAGATTAGCATTTGCGTTTGTAATAAGTGCAACAACTTGTCCTTTACCTGTATTTTCAATCATTGCATTAGCTCTTTCAATATTACCAGAGCTATACTCAGAGGTAAATATTGAACCAGCATCACTTAAATAACTTCTAGGTACTGTAAAGCCAAGTATACTAGCGGTATAATCAAATACTTGACCAGCGGTACTTGAAGGTATCGTTATCTTATAATTAGGTCTAAAGCCAGTTGTACCATTACCCTTAGCAATACTTAACATATTATCTGATACGTTCAAGGCACCTAGGATATTTTGTTGAGTATTAAATGCTGCATTATTGGCTAATGATAATGCTAATTGTTGTGCACCAATCATACCTAATTTTGTATCATTGATAGCACCAACAGCACCTAACACTCTTCCAGCTAATGATGACCTAATATCAAAATTAGTAACGATACCAGCCTTGGCAAAACCAAGTCCTTGGCCATTTAATATGCTACCAATAATATTTGCCGCTTCAACACTTCCGCTATCACCAACATTCAATGCACCATATTCATCAAGATACCCTTTGATTTGTCTATTGATTTCAACTGGTTGAAGACTAATATAATCAGATACGTCTAGTTGTTTAGATGCATCTAAGTATTGATTATAAAGCGTTATTTTTTTCCTAAATTCGGCAAATTCTGTCTTACCTAATAAACCAAAATTACTAACATCTTGCGTAGCACTAATTGGATATGATTGAGTACCCTGTGGATAATCTACACTACCAAAAACACCTTGAATTGTTTGGATATCATCAATGTTTAATAATGTTGGTGATATACCATCATCATTCTTGAACTTATTTGGTAGTATTGCGGTATTATAATTGTTTAAGCCTTCAACTTCTAATGGAAGACCAATGGGTATTACGTTACTATTACCATTAATACTAGTTTCAAGTACAGGTTCACCAATTCTAGGACTACCATTTAACGAAGTTGATAATTGAGGATATCTTGGTGATAAGTTTCTATTTAATAAAAAATCCCTTAAACCAAGACTAGTTGCAGTATTGGTAATACTATTCTTGGTTAATTGTGTTGGTGCACCAACATTATAAAATGGAAATGGCATAGTACTTTCTATATAAATACTATGATAAGGTAATTTTTACTAAAATAAATGATTAATTATTATTAGTTATACTATATGTATTATACTATTATTTTGTTACTATAGTATTATTATTATATAGTTAATTACAATTTTTTAACTAATTTATACAAATTTACTACTTTTTTCTGACAAAAACAAGTATTATTTGAAAATAGTTATTAAATAGTTGATTATCAACCAAATAATTATCCTTTTTGAACTTGATTAACTGACCTTTGCATTTCAACCTTAATCATTTTGCTAATATCTCGTATGAACATTGGGTCTTTCAATAAATCTACACCCATTGATTGGTTACCTGGTATAGAAATCATTAAGCTTCCATTGATATTTAGGTCTGAAAACACATGCTTTATTATACCAGGTTTAGATTCTGCTTTTGATGCAAATTTATCAATAGCACCACCCTTTTTCATCGCTATTAAGTCATCTTTATTATCAATCGGTGTTATTTTACCATTTTGAATAATACCTCTACCTTTATCATAGTTGCTACCTAACTTTGGACCGCTATTTCCAATAATACCATCTCCAATAGGGCTAGTAAAAAAAGCATCTGATGCTGCGTAATCACCAATAACCTTACCACCAAAAGCACCTACTCCTGCGCCAATCAAAGCACCAATAGCGGTTCCAAAACCTGGTATAATACTACCAATAGAAGCCCCTAATAATGCCCCACCAGCGACACCACCAGCAAGACCACCAGCAATACCAGCAACGTAACCTGTAACCGTATCATCATTACCCATTGCGCTAGAAGCTTTACTTCCAAGCCACATACCAACCCCAGTACCTACGGCTGTACCAATCAATGGGCCAGCAATTTTACCAAAACCCTTAGCTAATTCCATGACTCCACCTTTACCTTGTGTAACTGTATTAAAACCCAAACCCAATTGAACTCCATAGGCATACCAAGTAGCTGCTTTCGCTAAAGCCCATGTACCAAAAAAACCTATTAATGAAGCAACTGGATTGTCTAATATAAGACCAGCAATACCTGAAACTAAATTACCAATTTCTTTGGCAAATCCACCAATTTTATCCAACCAACCACCTTGTTTCATTTCCATGGTAAAACCATCTAGACTAGGTAATAATCTTGTATTTATCGCATCAATAAACGGTAATAATGATTTTTTAAATAAATTAACCGTATTATTAAATGCTTCATCAAAGGTTCTAGCTTCTTTAGCTAATTCTTTAAGCGTTTTTTCTTCTTTACTTTGCGCTTCTAGGCTAGCTAAGTCCATTTGTGTTATTTGACTGACCAACTTCTTAACTGGTTTACCGTTAACCATAAATTCAATGTTAGCTTTACCATCTTCAAAAGTTGCAGTGTTCGTAATAAATTCTTGAATTTCTGGGTCACTAACGCTAAATGATAACTGAGACCTAATCTTAGTATACTTTGCAGCATTTTTACCAGCTGTTACTAGGTCATCATAGGCAACACCAGTTTGTTCGGCAATCTTTCTAAGCCTATGCATTTCAAGTGCTGATACTTGAAATTCACCTGATTCTTTATTAAAATGTACCGATGATTCAGCTGCCTTACCAAGTTCTTTAGTTAATCCTTCCATATCATTACGAGCCAAATACATTAAACGAAACGGGTCAGCCATTTGCGCCCAAGCACCACCCATAACTTGCAATTGAGCTGACATATCAACGGCACCTTCAATATCAAATAACTTGTCAGCCATACCAGTAATTGAATTCATTTCAATACCCAATTTAGTAGTCGTTTCAGCCATCTTAATCAGGCCCTTAACACCACCCTTAAAGCTATACTTATTTAATAGCTTAAAGTTTTGTTGCATGTTCTTAATAATCTCAGATGCATTTAAACCTAATTTAGAACTGGTATTGACTGATTCTTCAATCAAGTCTCTAGTCCTTTCAGCTGATATACCCTGCATTTCAAAATCAGCTGCCATCTTTGCAGCACCTTCAGCACCTAAGCCAGTACCCTTAGCCATCTCACTAATAGCTTCAAGACCCTTACGGCCCAATAGTACTGAACGCCCTAATTCATCACTATAATCAGATTGGTACTTAGCTAATTCTTCGATACCATCACCAATCTCTAAGGTACTATTTGCAGCCTCTGTTATATCAAAACGTAACATCTTAGATTGATTGGTCATCAATCCCATGTTAAGACTAGATTGCTTGATGGCTTTATCCATCTTAAACAATCCATATGAAGATATTTTATCTAGAGTTTTATTAACGGTATTTGGTATATCAAGTATACCCTTAGCAACCATACCAAGACCCTTAGCGGATATTAATAAACCTTTATTGGTCTCTTTACTTGCTTCTTGATACCTCTTTATGTTAGCCTTAATTGATTCACCCTCTTTCTTTAGTAATTTAATTTTTGCTTCAATTAAATCTATTTCATCTTGAGTTGCTCCAATTTTGTCTTTTTCAAGTTGAAGGATTATTTCATCTTGACGAACCAATTCTTTTTGTAATGCGGTCATGGTTTTTAAACCAGATAAATAACCCTCTAAGCTATTACCCATTTCAGCCCTAATCCTAGCACTTTCCTTTAATAAATTAATTTGTTTTTGTAATTCATCATTATCCATAATATATTAGTTTGTAGATGTTGTTGTATTAGTTGTTGTTGTACCAGATGTGGTATCAGATTTGGTAATAGCAATTGGTTTATAACCTGGAGAAGCTACACCTCTAATTATTTCAATCCTTATTCTATTTTTTTCTCTGTAAGGTTTATCGTTATTTTTAATTACTAATATACAACTAAAACCATCTTTTTTCCCCTTTATTGGGTCTTTAATTTCTAATTCAAAAGTTAGACCACTATTTTTACTAACAAGAATAGGGTAATAACCCAGTCTATTATCAACCGTTGATTTATATTCTGTTTTTTGTTGTTCGTCAACGTTAAAAATTGTTTTGTTATCTGATACAATGTTTTTAGAGTCTAAAAACATAAAAGTAATTTCTTTACCCTCTATGAATTCAGCCTTTAAATAATCAGTATATTTTTTATTATTATATGTACGGAGTAAATTTAAAACGCTATAAATACCCTTACCAACAGCTCTCTTACCCGTTAATTCAGCAACAAATAGATTTAAAAAACTTGGTTGTGAATAAAATGCTTTTTTTAATAATGGGTCTTTTGATATCATATCATACGCTATCTTAGCATCATCTAAAATACCCTCCGTACTACCAGTAGTAGTAGTACCAGTAGTAGTATCTGGTGGTGTAACTAAATCTTCCGAGTCATCACCACCTCCAACGTATGGATGGAAATTAATTATATTATTAAGTTTAATATATTTATTTTTTAGTGTCTTATTACTACCAATAAATTGTAGTGTAAAACTAGAACCGTCAGTTGTTATAATATTTTTATTTTTAAGGTATATATCAATAGCTTCTTCGTCACCATCAAATTCACCATTACCTAAATTAATATTTATAGCTAAATTAGTAAATTTTTTTACTAATTTTGCGTTATCTTTTTTAACACTAAAGACATATGTACTATCATCATTTGATACATAACTTAAAACTAATTCGTTGTTACTTTTTGTGGTTAATACGATATCATCATAATGGTCGACCATCTTAGTTAAATCCAATAATACTTTACCTAACTTAACCATTGTAGTCTTATCATACTTAGACTCATTGATATGGTCCTCAATAAGTTTTAATTGTCGTTCATTAATTATTAATTTCATGATTCTTTTATTATAAATATTAGTTAAAATAAAAATACCCACAATGTGGGTATTTAATTAACTTAATGGTATATCACCGTTTTTAAGTCTTTGCTTCAGTGCGGAACCAGAAACCCTGCTTGTTCTAGAACCCTTACCACTTTTAGTCGATTGTTGTTCTCTCATTTTTTCTTGATGTTCTTCACGTTCTCTATAATCTTTGGTTAACAACCCTAAAAAGAATCGTCTCTCATATGTTGGCATCATTAATACATCTGAATAAGTAACACCCTTTAAGTGTTGAAGACAAAGATAAATCTCTTCTAATAATGGTACCTTATAATTAGCGGTTAGGCCAAAAAAAGTTTCGGTTAAGGGGAAGAAATGTTGTTATGGACCCACCTCTTGGAGTCCCAATAGTAATATCCAAATCAATACCACTTTCAATCTTATCAATATATTGAGTTAATGCCTTAGCATCTTTTATTGTAATGTTGCTAGCAAATTCAGTAATTAAGTTTTTATCCCTTATGCCATCAATTTCAACAAAGGTTTTTTGAAGAATATATGTGCTACTATTATTAACTGGTAAATTATTAGCCTTATCCTTAGCTAACATAACCTCAATGTCATCAACATCACCACAAGTTAATAGTTTAAACTTGATTTGTCTTTTAGATAATGGTAATACAAAATGAAATAATCCTTCTTCATCTGGCTCAGCACCCAACTTTTTATACTTTAAATCATTTAAGTTAATTTCAGTATCAAATGGTTGACCATCTTCATCCAATAATGTAACTGGATACATCTCACCATACGCTGTGGCCCTTAAATAAATCATAAGAGCATTCCTGTCACCAATGTGTAAATCTCTGTACCTTAAATCTGGTTCTAACATTTTTCTATTAAATAGAATAGATAAAAATTGTCCACTTTCAATTAAGTTAGGACTGGTAAGAATATTTTCATCAGCAGTAGTCATAAATGATACTCTAATGCTAGGTTTCTTATTTCTATATAACTTACCTTCAGATGGTAACGGTACCGTATCTTGTGCTGTATTATAGTTTGGTTGATTCAATTCAATTAAATATGAATCAATATTCGGTACTTGTTGTGGTATATTCATAGATTCTTTAGTTGGTTGTTGTGCCGATGGGTTATATTGTGGTTGATATGTTGTAGGTTCATATGTTTTAGGTTCGTATGTTTGATTAATTAAACCTTCAGATGCTCTATGGTAATTATCGGTTTGTGTTTGATTATTCGATAATGCTGCATCTCTAAGCTTCATTTGTTCTTCAGCTTTTGTTCTTATCGCTAAGACTTCTTGGTCATATCTAGATAATACTGGCCTTGGATTTTCAGATAGGTTTGGTTCAACAACCGTACCATTGGTCTTAAGCATATTTAATTGTGCTTCGGTTCTAAGTCGCATAGCCTCTACAGCATCTATATGTGTGACTGGTGTATCTGTTGGTTGAGCCGCATTAGCATATATTTCATTGGTTGCATTAGCCTTTTCAGCCTCAAACTTTGCTATTCTCGCCCTTTCGTCAGCCTCATTTTTTTGAGCTTGGTTTGGTATTACATTTGGTTTTTCCATAATTTATTCTTATTCATAAATATATGTCATTAAACTTTTTTTGTAAAGATTATAGCGTTAATTATAATAATAAAAAATGACCACTAAAATTTAGTGGTCATTCTTAAAGAATTCTTATAAGTCAATGTTTTGATAGAGTAAAACAATAAAATTATTATAATCTCTTGATAATCAGATAAATAAAATTAATTAAATATTTTTTATTTTTAAAAACTTTAAAATACTTAAATATTTAATTTTAATTGTTTAATAACCCATTCTGGTCTCTCATTAATATCCTTCTCCCAAAATCTAATTAACATATAATTATTATTAATACACCATTCTTCTTTTCTTTCATCTTGTTTTAAATTACTTATCTGTGCTGCATATTTTGGTATTTTAAAGTTAGAATCTGGGTTACAATGCCAATAATCACCGTCAACCTCAATTAATATTTTCTTACCAGAAATTTTAAAATCAAACAATGCTTTTAATTCCCTAACGTAGTATTGCGAATAAAAATCAACCTCTTCTATTAAATTTAATTCATTAATAAGAAATTTCTTAAAAGTTTCCTCAAGTTTTGATTTAACTTGAAACCCATTACTCATAATATACAACATTCTTCTATGAGATTGTTTTTCACGTTCATCTAGATTGGACCACCTAATACTAGCGGTTTCGCTCAATTTAAGTTTATGTTCATCACTTTTTGGTATACCGCTTAAAGCTTGTGAAATATTATTACCACGCTCTGGGTTACTCATCGTTTTTCTGGTGTTTTCAGCAACCCTAGGGTCCTCTTTGGTTAAACCATCATTCCATACCTTTAACGTTCCAGCATCGTGCATCTTCTTTTGCGTTTCATGTGATTTTTTTAGAGCTTCTGGATTATGCCCCCAGTTATTGTTGACTCTAGCAGCATGACCACGAATAAAGTCTCTAAAACCAGCGTCAATACCCAAGTATTTAGGTTTCTCACCACAACCACATTTACAGATAGGCTCAACACCCTCCAAAACATATTCAATATAAGTTTTTTCAGCATCAACACCATGTTTCTGTTTATTATGTCTCCTAAGAGAATCCAATGTTTCAAACTCTCTTTCACATTTTTTACATTTTACCATAAATAAAAATTCTTTCAGCAAATATACTGAAAGAATTCTTATAAGTCAATGTTTTGATAGAGTAAAATTGAAAAATAAACGTAACTAGTTGATAATCAACCAACTAAAAAAGAAGTATTGCCCTATCGAATCTAAGCGTTGCTGTAATATCAGCGATGGCATCATCATCCATTGATAAATCACCAAAACCAACATTTGTAAGCATAGTACCGTCAAGTAACCATTTCTCCACAACAACACCTGTTGGGTCAAGCATTTCAAGCTCTACAGGTCTCTTATAACCAGCAGCGTAACCTTGACGACCTGTTATAGATTCAGAGTGCAAACGCACCCATTCCATAATAGCTTGTGTCGCAGATGGGCCAATTGGGTCACGGAATGTAACATCAATTGCTTCCCAAGTAAAACGACCTATAACCCACGTAGATGTATTAAGGAACGGCATTTCAACTTCATTTTGAGTAATTGAAGGTCTAGAGGCAGATGCTAACCACCATTGTTGTATACCTAAGTCAGCTGGAAAAGTAATTAACCATCGGTTTTTCCTTTTAGGCTCGTAAGGCAAGGGCATTTTCATTAATAAATCAGCCATTTTTTTGTTTTTAAAATATTTGTTAGTACCTTTGTGATACTAGTGTTATTGTTTAATATAAATATCTAACATTACAAAATAAATCAGAAATAAATTAAATATTTTAAACACAAGGTTATTATAATAATACTTAACATAAAAAAGTGTTATAAAATTTTAATAGGTGCTAGTTTAAGCCTCAAGATTTAGGTTTTTATCTAAAGCCTCTAAGTTATTAATTGCCTTGGTGCTAATTCTATAACTTGCATTATTTGCTTTAGCTATTTCATTAAACTTATTAACGATATTCTTTGCATTTTTAGCAAACTTAGTATCTGGATTAACCATACCTTTTTCGGTAAATGATTTAACCAACTCCTTAACTTTAGAATCATCTTCTAGTGTTTGTTTTATTTGGTTCATAATATTATCATCACTAATAGCATTTTGACCAATAATTTTATTTTGACCGCTTAAATTAATACCCAATAATACAGCAACACCTAATACAACATCACCATAACTCTCAGTAATAATGGGTTGATTAGATAAAGCTTCAATTTGTCTATTTAACAAAATCTTTTTATATTGTGATTCTGTTATTTTAATTTTGGTCATAAAATTACTTTATAATAAATATGGTTATAAACTAAAAAGGCCCCGTAGGGCCTTTTAGTTTTAGATGTTATCGAATGAAGCACCTGTATTTGTAACCACGAATTCTATTTGTATGTATTCTAGACTTCTTGTTGGTTTTAGGAATATTTGACCAGTTAATTGGTTTCTATCGATATCCTCTGGGTCACTAGATAATGTAACCCTAAAGTCGGTTAAACCTCTTTCAGTCCTTATATTTGATAATATTGGATTAACTAAAGCTAAGAACTGATTTCTAACTATTGTGTCATTTTGTTCGAATAGAAGTCTAATAGCCACAGCTGAAATAAGTTTTCTAGCTTGTAATAGAAGTCTTCTAACTTGAATTCTATTTAAAGCTGATTCCTTAACTTGTAGTGTTTTATTACCCCAAATCTTAATACCATCAGAATTGAACGTAGCGATTGGGTTAATTCGGTTTTCATAAAGGGTATCTCTCTCAGCTAAGGTAAGAGATTTTCTAGCTTGTATTGCATCAACATCACCACGTTGAATACCAGCAACAGCGAACCAAGGGAATGCAATGTTATCGGTCAAGGCAATGTTTCTAACTACGTCTCTAGTAGGTGGGACGTATATCAATACATTGTTCTCAGCATCGTTGATTTGAACCCATGGCCAGTAAGTACAAGTGTAGTTACTATCGTATTGGTCAGCAATAATATCAACAGCCTCATCAGCAGTTAATATAGTACCAGATGCAACGTCAGGAGTTGTAACAACATAAAGCGAATCGGCTCTATCGTTTTCAACCATATCGATTGTTGCTTCAACCAAGTTTGTGTTATTAGAGGTATCAATACCTGGAGTTGCAAAAACGTTAATACTAACAGCTTCTGGGTTTTTAAATGTCCAAATAGCTTCAAGGTAAGCGTAGTAATCTGAATTTATACCTAAATCACCCGAAGTTAATGTTCTATTTGCAAACGCACCACTTGTAAGACCAGCTTGACCAGCAGTACCATTGATAATATAGCTGTCTGCGTTGCTTCTAATAGTACGGTACACGTCCCAACCATCAAAACCACCATATGGTGCAAATGTAAATTTACGTGCATACAAAAATTCATATGGACCACCAACTAAGCCAGCATCAGTTCTAAACTGAGCGTCACCAGTGTCAAATAAGAATATTGGACTATAAGTACCACCACTTGCGTTAATAACCTCAAATACGTTATCTATTGTAACACCAGTTGCATCAACATCCATGTGGAAACCATTTGTCATACCTGTCCAGATATCTGGGCTAGAGGTTAATGGAACACCCTTATAGTCAAAGAAGTCAGAATCGATACCAACAGTTTCAGATAAACCTAAGTAATACTTACGTTTATTTTCAAATGTTGAATAGCTAGTCTTATATAATAATGCTGGGTTAACAACACTTGTATTACTGTTGGTTTGGTAGTCACGGATTGGGTAACCAATAAAACCAGCTGGGAATGCATCACTAGTGTTGCTAGTGTCATCAACTTCAACAAGAACATAGGCTGATTTAGAAACATACTCACCATCAAGTGTACCTATTCTTCTACCAATGAAGTTAGCTGAAGTTGGGTCCATAGTACAACGTGAAAAACTTTCAAGTATAACTGGTTGTGCATCAGTGTCATAAAAACCTCTAATTCTAATATCAAATTCTAAGGTATCTGGCTTAATGTTAACTATTGAAATCTTAAATTGTTCGTTAGCTGCATTACCATCAGAAATAGTCCATAATCTAAACAAACGCAATACTTTATTACCACGCAATTCTGAAACAACATATGGTGTAACAGCTGGTTGATATTCTTTTAAATAATCAGAATAATCGGTATCATACTGAATAAGACTTTGGTTGATACCTCTAATCTTACCATCAACATTTGCTGTGTTAAATAAATTACCATAAAGTTCTTCTACAAATAATGCAGTATTACCATCTTGTGCCGTTCTTCCCAATACCTTAGGAAGATAATTACGTTGCGTTCTATCAAGTGATACTTGGTAGTTAAATAAACCCTGTGTGTTTGAGTTACCACTTAGAGCAAATACACCAACAGGATTTGTTGTTGCAGCACTAAATGCTGGATTAAATATAACACCAGTTGCAGCACTTAATTCAAAGTTAGGTAATTGTGTAGATACATCTATAGCCCCTCTTGAACGTAACAATGCTACCAATTGGTCTTCAACATCACTATATCCAGTACCAGTATAGGTAACGGTTACACCAGAAGTAATACCAGTTATATTAACCAACGATGTACCACCAGTATAGTTTGTTTGAGTAACGTAGTTGTTAAATGACACACCACTAAAAGTATTACCAAACTTACTAAATATTGGACCAATATTAACTGTTGAACCACTAGTCGCTGAACCTAAGTAAGCTAGACTAGAACCTAGTGTTCCATCATTTATTAACGCTTGAACCAAGACATCATTAGAAGTTAATGATAAAATACTACCAGTTGGTGACGCTGAATATGATATTAAATAATTAGTACCACCACTATAAGAAATAGTAGATACCGTACCAGATGTAGATGGGTCAAGGGCCGCATCAATAGTGATACCCCAAGCTTGACCAGCATCATAACCAGAGAAACCTAATACCCTAGTTACAAATAATTGGTTAGATTGTGATAAATAAGACTTAGCTATGTATGGTAATTCATACTTAGGTGCTCCAGTATCTTTTACCTTGGTTGCGTTTAAGCCACCAAAGAAAGATTGGAATTCGCCATAATTACTTATAAATATTGGTTGAAATGCTGGTCCAATTGTGGTTTCACCAACTAAGCCAAGTGTTGTTACACCTACTTGACGAGTAATAAATGTTATATCTCTTTCTGATGTATAAACACCTGGACTAACGAAAACTTTTGTTGCCATATTAGTTGTTTTAGTTTACTTTATTGTTTTGTTTATTATAAATATTAGGTTTTACCCAAAAAGAGAATTAGGATAAAATATATATTTGTTTTAGTATGTTTTTTGTCATACTTTCATCATACTTATATTAAAAGATATGCTTAAGAGAGATAAAAACATTAAAATTACAACAAAAACTCATGAGTTACTAAAAAAACATTGCGAACAGAATGGTCTTAAAATGTTTTCTTTTGTTGAAAAATTAATACGTGAAGCTTGTATTACCAAGAAAGATTTATACGGTGAAAATTAACCATTATTAGAAGTATAGTTAATACCATCAGCAATTGCAGTAGTCTTAGTTGTTGCAAATATGCTTGGTAATTGTGCACCTATTAATGATTGATATATTTCCAAAAAAGCATTATGCTCTGCTAGAGTTGGGAAGGTGAGTGTTTCGTTTCCAAATGTAAATGTATATTCCATATTATTTATTTTTTATTTTTTTGATATTATAAAGCTTCTTAATGTTGCAGAGGCACCAATGAGAGCTCTCATTGTTGGGTATATATAGTTATCAACGGTAGTATCAAATGTAGGCGTTCCCATAGCTGTTGTTGTTATGATACCTATGTCAGTATAAGCTGCATCGGCACGAACTCTAAGTGTTGTTGAATTACTAAAGTATAAATTCTTTCTTTCTACTTGAATGTATTTTGTCGCAGCACCAGATGTAGCAACAAGCGCCAATAATTGACCAGTTGCTGGTGATGGTGGTGTATTTGTTGTATAACTCCTAAACCAACAATTTAATAAAGAACCAACTGTGAAGTCAGTTGGGTCCCAAGTGCAGTCAATTTCAATTATATCACCTGTTGTGAATGTATTTGCTGGTATTAAATAATAACCAAAGGCTGTTTCAGTAGCCGCAGCAAATGCTACTGTAACAGCTCCCCTAAAGTTAACGATTGGAAGACCAATACCAGTTAGGTTAGAACCATTACCGTAATAAGTAGTCGCACTTATTGTATTTGCAGATAAACCACCTGTAAACGTGGTTAAACCAGCTACCGTTCCACCTGTAAAGGTGGAACCACCACCAGTACTAAATCCACTAACACTAAATGTTCCACCAGTATTATTTGTAAACTGAGCCGTTCCAGCTGAATATGTACCACCAGTTACGAATACATCATCTGTCTTAAATCCAGTTACGCTAAATGTTCCACCTGTATTATTCGTAAATACGGACGAACCATTTGAATACGTACCACCAGTTACAAATACATCATCTGTCTTAAATCCACTAACGCTAAATGTTCCACCTGTGTTATTCGTAAATTCAGCTGTTCCAGCTGAATAGGTACCACCAGTAACCCTAATATCTATTGGTAAATTATTATAAGTTGTTGCTGAAACTGTTGTAGCTGTTAGGCCATTACTGTTTGCTATAAAACCATTTGATTGGAATGTAGTACCAGATATATAGCCATCGGCTCTAATTAAAGCGGTGGTCGCATTAGCTGTGTTAACAGACTCAAATACGTTAGTTACATTATCAGCATTACCAGTACCGTTTTTAACACTTAGTCCATCTAGGATTGCGTTAATAACAATTTCTGGTGTTGTTGAATTATCGTATGCCTGTTGAAGCGTAGTTGTTGATAAACCACCAGTACCACCAAAACTTTCACCAAATTTAGAAACCAGTGTAAATTTAGCATAATCTGTATTAGTTAATGGTTCTCCATCAGTACCAATATCATTTCTAACAGAAAGAATACCAATTAATATACCAGTACTCTCAGCATTAGGGTAAGGTATAAATGTCTCTGAGTTTATAGCGGCAACAGCGGCAGTTAAGTTTGCGTATATTGTTTGACCATATAATACATTAATAACACCAGTCGGATACATATATATCCTTTGATTGGTCGCATCATCAATACCAGAATTACCAATACTAGTAATAACACCACCTAAGTCATAATTTCTAGGGTCGATAACAGTAACAGACCCGCTAGTACCACCAGTTTGTGTTCTATAAAAAAATGATGCTGGTATCTTTGCTGGAATGCTGGCATTATTAGGGCTTAATTGATTATTATGCCAATTAATACCATTACCCCAAAGAGTACCAGCTGAAGTATTAAAACTTAAATTAGCTCCATTTGGTGAGGGTATGATACCTTGATTTATCAATTTTATTGGCGACCACAAATCACGCAAAGATGACATCGGTGATACATCATAATCAACGGTATTATTTATGTTTAATATACTCGTTCTATTTGGGTGATTAACCTTACCCAAAAATATGTTTTCTCTTCGTTGTTGTGGTGTTGGAAATGTTGTTTGTTGGTATAATGTAGCACCACTGTTTATTAATAAATAAGTAGAGTCTGCTGTTAAAATATTAGTTAATGATATGTTTGTACCACCACTATAATAAAGGTTTTTTACATCTGGATTTGTTGCGTTTGAATATGTATTATTAACCGACCAACCTCTCATAGGTGCAACATTAATTGTTGTTGATGAAGCGGTAGTAGCACCAGTATATTCATACACACCAGTTGATATTGCATTACCTAATAAAATATTAACTTCTTGTTGTGTTAAACTTTGTAATTGGTTTTCATTTTCAATGTTAACATATATTTTACCATTTATTGCATCCGAAGTCAAACACCAACCTAATACAGATATTCTAGACGTATAAGCTATTGAGTCTGGGTCATCTGTAATACCACCATCAATTGTATCAGATAAAAATAATTCTCGACCTACTATAAGTGTTGAAGTATCTAAATCTCTAACTATACCAAAACTAGTAATAAAACCATATTCATTATTTGGTATATTATGTGTTGCCACACCAGAAGATTGAGCTAAACTATCAACAAATGTTGTTCCTAACTTAGACGCATTAGCTAAAGCAACAGTTGGTGTCCCACTACTTGAACCAGTAATATGAACTACTTGACCATTATTAATTTGAGCACCACTATTATTATAAATTCTAACTAAATTTTCTTGACCTAAATTAATAGTTACATCATTTTGATTTGTTAAAGGTTTATATGATAAAGCATTTTCACTTGAATCATAATACAATGTTCCACCAGTTGGATTTGGAACTGATGGTGATGTTTTAAAGTTAATATAATCAGTATTAGAGATTGTATTTGCAGTTAAACCACTTATAAAATTAGTTGAACCACTTACCGTACCACCACTTAATGGTAAATAAGCACCAGAAAAAGCTGGTAGGTTAATATACGTAGTTGCAGATATTGTATTTGCTGATATTCCACCATTAACAGTTAAACCTGAAAAACTATTAACTAAAGTAGTTATATTTGCTTGGTTATTAGTTTGTTGAAGAGTTAATACATTATTACTAAACGTTAATCCAGTAACATATGTATCAGTCTGACCAGTTAAGAATCCACTAACGCTAAATGTTCCACCTGTGTTATTCGTAAATTCAGCTGTTCCAGCTGAATATGTACCACCAGTAACCCTAATATCTGTTGGCAAGCCAAGATATGTTGTTGCACTAAAGGTGTTTGCCGTTAAACCACTTATAAAGTTAGTTGACCCAGATACCGTACCACCTGTGAATGGTGTTGTTAATCCACTAACGCTAAATGTACCACCAGAATTATTGGTAAAAATAGCTGTTCCAGATGAATAGGTACCACCAGTTACAAAAATATCTTGTCCATCAACAACATTTGTTTCTATAATAAATGTTTGATTTATATCATAACCTCTTCCAACTTGTCCCATTATAATGTACTTCCAATTAAGGTTAGTTTACCTAGTGTTGCGGCACCCTTATAAACTTTTATTTTAATAATATCATTAGCATAAAAAATAATTGCTGTGTTCAATATAGTACCGTCAAAGACAATTGTATTATTTTGAGTAATTATGATTCTACTAATATTTTCTATATTTGTTAGTTGTGTAAACTTTAAATCATATAATGCGTTAAAGATAAATTCAGTATTAGACCTTGGTTCCCATATAAAATTATAAACTATTTGGTTACCTTTTCTGATTGGTGTTAATATTGCATCGTTAGCTATCAATTTTTCTTCAATTTCGGTAGTCATTAACGTTCTATTGATTGTAGGTATAACTCTAAAATCATTTTCATCCAAGATATAACCCATCATTTTAATATCAAATAATTGAACATAAAAACGTCTATTTTCAAAGTCATCAATATTGCTCTCATCACCAATTGAATCCAAATGCAATGGCATAGGGTGACCATTAACGTTGATATATGATTGTCTAGAATGAAAAGCTTTTTGTATATTAATATTAAATCGATTTAAATCCTTCATGCGATTGGTAAACAATCTAACTTCATATAATATATCTATAGATGTTGGTTGTGGAATTTGATATAAGGTAATACCATGTCTAACACCATCCCAAGTTGGTATTTTCATATAGGTATAGGTTCGATTTCCTGGTATGTTCCATAACCCAGCTTGGTTTTCACCAACTTGAATATCTGGCTTTCTAACTATGGTTATAAATGGCATCTTAATGTTTTTATATTCATCAGTAAATTCCCAAGTCTTGGTGAATTCGGTCCATCGTTGAATTGTTAAGAATATAACAGGTACTTTTTCACCATCAATAGTCAAGCCCAACCCAGTATCTGATTTAAAATACTCTAAGAAGGTCTGGTCCATATCCTCAACCAAGACACCTCTAGGTAAAAAGGTTCCGTTATCAGCAATACCATCTAGAATCTCCTGTCTTCTTGGAGGCCCAATCTTGCTATTAACTATATTAATGTTTGTTCTATATCCTTTTTGCATTCCCATGTCTAATCCTTTATTTTAATAAATATTACATACCACGAAACTCAGTCTCATCAATTGGTGCACAAGTAATTGTCCTAAATGCGCCCTTATACCCCATGATAGTATGCTTATTATCAAAGTTTTTTAATCCATCATTAGCCACGCTATAGTATCTAATACTATTTTCAGTAACCGCATACCCTATATAATCACCAAAGCTAAGTTGAACATCCATCTCAGATAGCTGTGCCACATATATACCAAAGGTTAAATTACCATCTTGTAAGTGTCTTGCAGTACCATTTTTATTATATACTTTATTTTCTGGTTCAGCAAGTATTGGTATAACCTTTAATTCTATTGGTGGTAAAAATCTAATACCGTCTTTGGTTGCCTCACCATAAATATCATCATATTCTGTTTGTTGTCTATCAACACGGTATAATATTACGGTAAAGTTACCATCACCTTCAATAGCCTCTCTCCCCATATTAACCTCTAAGTCAAAATCGGCACTAGAAAAAAATTTATTAACCCTAGTTATTGGTATATAACGCTTATTGTCCATGGTTTTATATATAAATATTTATCTTTTACGTAATCTAATGATAAGGCTTGATTTTTTAAAAAAATAAAGTATATTCATAACAATTAAATTATTAACATTGATTAATTTAAATGACTTAAAAGGCCGTTCAGCAATTGATTTGTTGGAAAAATACGAAGGTATTAATCCTTACATATTAAAACTTAAGAATGAATATATTAAAAATAAAAAAATATCTTTAACAGATAATCAGTCAGCCTATATAATAAAGAATAATAGTAGAGAACCAGAATATCTTAATCGAGTTATTGGCATAACCAAATACCTAGGTGAGGAACTTCAACGCCAACATGGTATATCATTTATACCAGAAAAGATTTTAATAGAATTTATTCTAGGTGAAAATGACAAATCTTTTCACATATATGGTAAATTAAGTAAAAATCAAAAAGAATCTAAGATGTATTGGATTCCAAAGACACAATTGGTTGATGACCCATACTTTGAGGATATAAAGGTAGATGTAGATTTTACCAAATATAATGAGATTCTAGGCAAGTATGGTAAAAAGCTATATCAACACCAAGAAGATGGTGTTAAATTTTTATTATCAAGAAAAAACTGTATATTAGCTGACGATATGGGTTTGGGAAAAACAAACCAAGCAATAATCGGGGCCTTAGAAAGTGGGGCTAAAAAAATATTAATAGTCTCACCATCTTCAGCCAAGATTAATTGGGAACGAGAAATAAATGTTTTTTGTGATGATACAACTATAATAGAAGGTAAAAAATGGTCTAAAGCTAAATTTACGATAATAAATTATGATATCCTTAAGAATTTTCATACACTAGATGATGGTAAGAAACCAAAGGATGGTGAAGAACCAAAGAAATTAAATAGAGAATTAGCAAATGCTGGATTTGATTTGATAATAGTTGACGAAGCACATTATCTAAAAAATAATGATAGTATTAGAGGTAAGATAATGGTTGAATTAGTTGAAAAACATGGTATTCCAAATGTTTGGCTATTAACTGGTACACCAGTAGCTAATAGACCTATGGATTTCTTTAACCTACTTAAGCTTATCAAGTCTAAGTTGGCAGAAAATTGGAAACATTATGCCGTTAGGTATTGTGATGCTAAAAAGATGTATAGAACACTTAAGAATGGTCAGAAAAAACAAATTTGGATAACAGATGGTGCTTCTAACTTGGATGAGCTATCTACCAAGACCAAAAACATAATTCTTAGGCGATATAAAACCGAAGTATTAGATATGCCAGATAAGGTAGTGACACCATCATATTATCGTCTAGACTCTAAGGCTAGAAAAGAATATGATGCCTTATGGGAAGAATATTTAGAAAAACGTATTCTTGACGGTAAAAAGAATGGTAACATACAAAAAGACCTAGTTGAATTAATACTATTGCGACAATTTATTGCGGCTGCTGCAATACCCTATACTATTGAAATGGTTGAAAATGCAATAGAAATGGGTCGTAAGGTAATTATATTTACAAGCTTTACTGAAGAATTAGAAATACTATCACAGCACTTTGGTAAACTATCGGTAAAGCACAACGGCCCAATGTCCACCACTCAGAAACAAAAATCAGTAGATGAGTTTCAAAATAATCCAAAGGTCAAGGTATTTATTGGTAACATAGATTCAGCTGGTGTGGCTATAACTCTAACTGAAGCAACTGTTGTGATATTTAATTCATTTTCTTGGGTGACTGGAAATAATGAACAAGCTGAAGACCGTGCATTCCGTATTGGACAAAAGAATAATGTTAACGTTTATTATCAATTATTTGAAGGAACGATTTCAACTAGAATGTGGGAGACACTTAAGAATAAACAATTAGTTATTAGTACAATCTTAGGTGAAAGGAAGGATAAAAATGAAACTGAACTAATAATGGATAACATACTTAATACAGAAGAATAAAATTAATTAAAATGGTTACAATATACACGATATCTGAATGCCCGTACTGTACAGAATTAAAAGATATTTTAACGTCTAATGGTATTGAATACATTGATGTTAATGTTGAATTGCCAGAGAATGAGGCTACGTATAATAAGATTCATGACTTAACTAAGTCAGACCAAGTTCCGATTATAAGGGTTGGTAATCAATTATTGGTACCAAATGTATCCTTCAATACAATTAAAGATGCTGGCAATATAATTAAAAAATTATTAGGTTAATACTATTTTATTGATATTTATAAATAAATAGAAATTATGCCAGTAAGTACAGATGAAAGAGAAAAACTATTTACGCAATTTAGGCACTCACTTGGTGCACCAACACGTGCCGTTGAATTAACTGATGAACAACTTTGTACACTACTTGAGATATCAATAGAAGATTACGCTCAATATGTACAAGAATGGTTGATTGAACACCAATGGCAATCATTGTTAGGACAAAGTATTTCAACAACAGATATGTCTTTTGCTCTTAGTGTTCGAACACTTGATTATGTACAACAATCAACATATGCTTATTCTAAGCAAGTTGGATTACAAACAAATGGTCCATGGGAGTTAAAAAAAGACTATGTTGAATTAGAAGCTGGTAGACAAGTTTATCAAATACCAGCTGGTCGTGAGGTTAATGAGGTATTATGGATAACTCCACCACCAACTAGTCAAGCCTTATTAGCAAATTTTGGTGGTATTGACTATGGGTTCGGTGGTGGCTTTGCACAAACAGGTGCTGGCGTAAATGGTGGTTCTGGTCTTGGTGCTAGGGGTTATTATATAGCTCCAGCATTTGATATATTATTAACCGCTTCTGATATGAACTTAAAAAATAGGATTGTTAGAAGTGAATTGGTGTATAAGATAACTGCTGGACCAAATGGTACAAAATTGTTACATTTGTTATCCGTTCCAGGTTCTAAGTTTTCTTTTGGACAAGGTATTGGTGGTCTAGGTAATAACGTAAACATGACAGGTTCTCATGTTTGGTATTTTTATTATGATACGGTACCTGAAAATATTGACGATTGTTTGAGAGACAATCCAGATATCATCAAGATGCCAAACCAAGTTCCATTATCAAAGTTAGATTATTCAGATTTTAATGAACCAACAAAAACACTAATAAGACAATTATTCATTGCTGAAGGTAAAAGAACCCTAGGTAGAGTACGTGGTAAATTTGGTGGGATTGTAGGGCCACCAGAGGCCGAAAGGACTATGGACTATGATACACTACTAAGTGAGGGTAATGAAGAGCGTAGAGCCGTCTTAGAACGCTTAGACACTAGGTTATTAAGATTATCTACAACCAGTCAATTAGAACGAGCAGCTAACGAAGCTGAATATCTAAATAGAGCTTTAAAATTCCAACCAATGGGATTCTGGGTATTCTAAAAATTAAAAGAGGGGAAATTTCCCCTCTTTTAATTTAAAATGGCCAACCATCGTCAATAACTTCTATTGTTGGTATTACAATAGGTTCGTAGTCATCAGGTCTTTCAGCATATGTATCATCAAACTCATCTTCTAAGATAATTGATTCATCATTTTCAGCATCATTTTCAGCATCATCTTCAACATCATTTTCAGCATCATCCTCAGCATCATTTTCAGCATCATCCTCAGCAACCTTTTTTATTTTATTTGTGTTGATACCTTGATTAGCTTTTTCACTTAGCAATTTAGCAACAACAGTTGCATCTACCAATGTTATCTCATCGGTATCTATGTTTATGGTTTCGCCAGACATAACCAATTGCTGATTAGTGTAATCAAGCCAAGCATCATACCTATCAACGCTTTCATTATTGGTTAGATTATAATAATGATTACGTCTTATAGCATCTTCTTCATATTTAAAGATATCATTTACATGTGCTAAAACTTCACCCCATTTTCTAGAAACTAAATTACCTAAGCCATCGGTAGATATATCGGCAATGATAAAGATATCGATAGTTAATAAACCCTTATTTGTAACATCGCTAAGTTCTTTAACTTCCAATCTTTTAAATAAATAATCTAATTTATTTTTTTCTTCTTCGATACTTTCAGCTCTAAACTTAGCCATTCTATTATGATAATCGGACCTTATAGTGTCCCATTCATCTTGTGTCATATAGTTAGGCAACTTATCAACCTTATCCCAGAACTTAATCTCTTTATCTTCCATACGCATAAGGTCAGCGTATGAATCTTGGTCACCAACATTAAACGGCATACCTGAAACCAATTCACATTCTTGCTTTGTGTAAACAGTACGCTCTTTTAATTTTTCAGTAACAATCTTTGTTTGTTTGTCTTTAGTTTTTATTATAGATAGAAGTATATTTTTTCTTACTTCTGGGTTAAAGCACACCAATAACGGCTTAACCTTATTATTAAAGGTCTCTAGGTATTTAGGAACGTTATACTCATCAGTATGCAATTCGGTTTCAATTTCTGCAATCCTATTTTCGATAGCTACCTTATCATCATCAGAATCCCCATCAATAGCAAGCAAGGCTTTTTTAAGAAGTTCAAGTTCTTTAATTATTTCGAAGTCATGTTCAACAACAGCTGGGTCAATTAATTTACAATTTAATTCAGTAACCTTATCCACTGGTGGATAAAAACCATTAGCTGCAAAAAATGCATCCCTTGCTTTCTTGGTCATTTTATTTTTATCAATTGTTTTCAAATCACCTTGACCTTTTGAATTACCAGTATTAATATAATATAAGGTATCACCTAGTGTTATATTAAGACCACCTAGGATTGCTAATTCCATATGTGCTTGTTTAGGCATAGGGTTACCAGCCTTATTCTTCATTGAAGCTTTCTTACGATAATCAGATAATGTAGTCTTAACCCTAGATTTATTGGCCATCTTAACCAATGGTATTTGATAATTATATATCTTATCAACATATCCATAATAATAGTTAATAAATGACTGTCCATCACCATCTAATAACATACGTATAGCCTTAGCTAGAAAATCTTCGATAAACACAGGCATCTTCTTAGACTTAATGGAGTTACCGACTAGCTTAATTTTACCATTTATGTCATTTGCATAGTTCTTACGAGCAAAATTAATGGTTGAACGACAAATGTCGTCAATATCTAATCCCATACGACCTTCCATATAGTTTTCATTAAACTCAGCTAATACAGCATCCAATCCAATTAATTCTTTGCCAGCATCCTTGGTTGTTTTCCAATGACTACCTCTAGCGACATATTTAATATCATCGATATTTGATGGGAAAGCAAAGTTAAAGCCATCAGTATCACCAACCAAAGGTTTAAAGCCATGCTTTTCAGTAAAATGTCTAACCATAAGTCTTAAGGCTTGTCTACCACGACAAGTTGTTTCTTCAGCTGAATCAGTATCACCCCAATTAAAGATATATGGTGCACCATATGAACCAAACCATGAGTTGGCTAGGATTTTAAGTGGTAATTGCTTTTTATCGTATAGATTCGATAGACTTTTATACTCAGCAATCTTAGCTTCCACCTCAGAAATTTCTGAAGGGGTCATATTACTTCTATTTTTCTTTAATTCATCCGATAATTTATTGGCTTTTTTCTTTTCGCTACCAGTTAAATTTTTAAAGTGGTCCCTAGTATCAACAACATAAGTTAATATACCACGCATTACACCAGATATATCTAAGTCAGGGAATATTCCCCACGTTAATTGAATCTTAGGGTACAATGCAGCATAATCTAACTTAGCTACATCCTTAGCATAACCAATCTCTAATAGCCTTGATAAACCACCAGTAAATTCACGTTTTTGTTGTGTTTCTGGTATAGCTAACCCATTTTGGTACGACCAAGCAGACATTATTAATTTCCATTGACCAGCAGTACCCATTGTTGATGAACGCATGAATGTTGTTGGTAATATCTTAGATATTAAGAATGAAGCTTGGTTAAATAGGTTATCAATTTGCTCTGTTTCCCATAAGTCATCGCATAGATAACGTTGGACAATATAAGCACCAGTAGTTATAACATAGTTTGGCTTCAGATTAGCTTTTTCAGTTATCTTATACCAATCACCGTTGGTATTATTAAAGGCATACTGGTTAACCTTATCGGCCCAAATCAGACTAATCTTATCACCAGCAACATAAACACGGTTTGGCTTTGCTATTTCGGAATACTGAGTGATATATTTCAATCCCCAACTCTTAATCTCAGAGTTAATAGCCATGGCTCTTCTTACAGCGTGGGATATATCCAAGATATTATAACCATACATATGTGTTTGGTTATAATGCTCTATTTCAGAACCCAACTTAAGCGTTGCTGATTTACGTTTAATCTTAGATATTCGATTAAGTGTAATTGCTAGCTCTGTTATATCCATACCAAGCCTTTCAGCACGGTCAAATAGATAAGGCCAGTCAAAGTTTTCTGAATTATAACCAGCTATTATATCTGGCTTTATCATATCGATAATTCTAAAGAATTTTGCGATATTTTCACGCTCACTATCTCGCTTATCCGATAATGTATTACCAATGCTCTCCAAGATATGTTCAATACCTCTATTATCCCTAACACCAATTTGTGTGATAGCGTGTTTAGAAGCAAATAATCCTTCAGTTTCTAAGTCAAATTGAAAACGATGTAAGTCAGAGTAATCATCAATACCCTTAAATAATCTCTTACCAGATTGTATTAAAAATTGCTCAGTTGGGCTAAACAATATAAACATCTTGTAGTTCTCTTTATCGAAGACATCAATACCGCCATCCTTAAAAAAGCTAATTAGTCTGTTATATGATTGGCTACACTTAGCAATGAATTTGTAACCATTTTCCATACGTGGCGGTACATACCCCTCATCATTATGGGTTCTTAATTTTTTAATTGTAACACCGTACTTATCACGAGCTTCAATTATTTTCATTCGATTCCCACCATACATAATCTTAGTTACATCTTCTTTAAACCAAATAAATGGTTCGTAATGAGCAACTCGTTGGTATTTAGGTCTTGCTGGGTCATTGATGACCAAGGTAACATTATTCGTATGGTATTCGGATTCAACAGCTACGATATATTTTTCTGGGTCTGAACCCTGTAAAAATTGTTCAATTTGCTCGTTGGATAGGGTAGTTTTAGTTTGCGCCATATTATTTTTTTTACAAAACTACGTATATTTTTACTATTAAACAAGTAGAATGGCTAAATATTTTTTAACTTTGTACGTTACAAAGTTACGAAAAGTTATTGAGATAAACAAGTAGGATTAATTATTTTTTTATACCATGGTCAAGTACCGTAACGTACAATGATTCACGTATAGGTACAATCAAGGTACCTGAACCGTCAAGAAACTCAATATCGAACTGTGCTACATATCTACCAGCCACAGATGTTTCTTTCTCAGTAAACTTATAAATCAAGTAGTATTCCTCACCAACACAACTCGCTGGTGTTACCAGTTGAACACCAGTAGATTTCTTGGCAATTCTTTTAACACCAGTAACCACATCACTCATGGTAAAATATATATCGGCATTCTGAATCAGCTCAAAAAACTTTTGAAAGTCATTTCGGCCATCACGAATAAGTTCCAGTTTTAAAACTGGTAATGTTGAATTTTTGTTTATGAAGAATTCCATATTGTTTATAAATATCTTTAAATAATTATTTAGACAGATAAAGCTCTAAAAATCTTGCTTGTACATCAGAATCAGTCCATTAATTTATTGTTTCATTGCCATTGATTGTTAAATCATCTGTAAAGGTAGGGTTTGTGTTAACATTTAATTGTGAAATTTTTTTATTTGGCATACTTTAATTTAGTTTATAATAAATATATTAAACTAATATAAAACCTAAGAAATAAAAACGTTATTTAAAATTTATACCCAAACCATTCCATAACCACTTTGCTGCAACAATAAATAAGCGTCTTCTGTCAATATAAAATTGGTGTCTTAAATGCCATATCTAGGTGCACCATTAACATAATTGTATTGAATATTAGCATAATTTAAATCACAAATATTAAATTTAAATTGTGATATACCACCAATAAAGGTACCACCAAAGTTTTCTTCTATTGGTAAACCAGCATCTTTAGCATCTGGTCCATCAAAGGTTTGAGTTTCAATTAACCCCTGACTACCACCACCAATGCTTAAATTAAACGGCACACCAACTTGTTTTGATTTATATTCATTTAGACGTTTAGCCATATGTTCTGGGAAATCATTTACAACATATTTGAGCTTTGAATTAACATAAAACATTAACTTACCTACCCGTTGACCTTTTGTTTCTAGTTCGCAATCAGTTAAATAATTTGTTACGTATCTAATAACAACATAAGACCACTCATTTGATGATACAATCCCTGCTTCAGAATAACCCTCTTGAATTGTAACGCCACTGGTATATATTCTTTCACCACTAGCATTTGTTGAACAATCACCAGTAACGGTTAACATTCTATAACCAATTTTTCCATCACTAGTTATCCTAAAACCTAAGGCATTGTCAATAATATCTAATCTGTAATCAACTTCAGTTTGAGGCTTGGTATTACCACTATAAGTCTCGATGGTTTTATTACCAAAACCATCGTTAGGATTATCACAACAAGTACTAGCTGAATAAGTTGTACCTCGACCATATATTAAAAACGGATTAGTGTAATCTGATATAACTTCAGCACTCTTGGCAACCGAAATACCCTTGCCATCGTAAGTATAAACTGTTTTGGTACCTAACCCATCAATACTGCCATGATAATATGAAGAATAATGAGTATCAGTAGTTGTTGTTGTTGTTGTTCCTGTTGTGAATATAAAGCTATCTGTCGCACCAGTAAGTCTACTAGGACTAGCGTCATATGCTCTACCATAAATCAAGAATTGATTTGTAATTAACTCTATTTCGATTTGTGGTGGGTCTAGAGGTATTGCGAAGCCATAATCACCAACAATCGAGACATCAGGTTCTTTTAATACCGTACAAAATGTGGTTACGGTACCAGTACATGCGGTTGTTGTTGCTGAACAAGCACTTAAACAACCAGTATTATTACCCTCAAATTGATTCCAAAACTTATTTTCGGCACGAGTACCCATATAGAAGAAGAAGCCAGCATTATTTGGATATGTATCATTTAATGTTGTACCAGTACTATCACAAATATCTTGAGGGTTTAACCAAAATTCGGCTGACCAAGCTTGGTTAACCCTAGTTGGCAATACTTCATAAGTACTTCCATCTATTTTATAATAACCTTGATAAAAACCACCACAAAATTGAGTATAGTCACCTTCAGTACCACCAATAACTCGTTCTGTTGGATAAACATATGTATCAGTTGTGCCAGTAACTAAATGCATCATAAATCTAGTCTCGCCAGATGGTATAATTAACGTGCTACCAGTCAATGCATCAACCAATGCATCATTTTTATAATCCAATGGGTCTTTTTCAAAGGTAACAAGACCATTATCAATACCAGTCAAACCAATAGTATTAAAGGTATAACCAGTATTTACAGCATTATCCCAAGATACCAAGCTATAAATCGTTGAAGCCGTTGTAGCACTATTTGGGTATATACTAACATTATCAAAGTCATACCAAACAACGAAACAATCACCAGAAGTTAAACCACCACTGGCTTGTATTGGGGTACTATCATTAGCTAAAAAGAAATCCCAATAATCGGAATTACTTAGTTTTAAATCTAACTTATTAAAATTAAAATTTTTTATGTTTACCATGACTTTTTTGTTAAAAACTTTCTAAGCTACTTCGTTTCCAACCATTAGTAGTCTTAATATATATGTGGTTATCATCCATAGTGATATTACCTACATTACCATATGTATCGTTAGATGATGTAGGTGTATATGCTGGTATTGATAATGAATTTGGTTTAAAATCATTATTTGTTGTCCAATTACCATCATTATCTATTACTAGGGTTGCTGGTGTATCATTGTTAATACCATGTAAGACACTAATACCGCCACCAATGGCTGTTTCTTTAGTTCCACCATAGTTTAAATCGATATTATTGTCTTCAGCAATGATACTTTGTGTTTGTAGGTATGTATTTGTAACATTTGACCCACCACTGTACATTTCTTTTACGGCCTCAACCAATAAAGCGGTTATATCCTTGTACTGAACACCTAAATAATTGTCGGAACCACTAGTAAATGTCAATTCTGGTACGATATTATTAACTTCTTGTGCAATAAAACCATATCTAACACCATCACCACCAGCATTTCTATCTTTCCAGTTATATGTTACGCCTCTAAGGTTAAGAACCTTATCTAAAGCGTTAGTTATAACCATTACATTTTCCTTAAGACGTATATCTGAAGCTTGATTTACTACGTTACCGTTAGCATCGACACCAATATCAGTTGCACCTGGTCCAGCACCGATTGTTTTTATGTTTAAGCTATTAACATACGTAAAATTGTTGCTCGTACCAGTTATATTATCACCCAAAACAATTGAACCATCACCACCAGCTATACTATTTTGACCATGTACGAAGCTAGTTAAGCCACTTGCAATTGATGAATAACCACCAGCATGTGAATAACCACCAATTGCATTATTTTGATGACCTTCAGTTAATGAATATTCACCAAGAGCCACTGATTCCCGATTAATTATTGATATACCAGTATTAATTGAGCCAGTAGTTGCCGACCAATAACCACTACCAGCTCCAGTAACAGACCATTGACCCTTACCTTCAGTGTTGGCACAAGTCCAAACATACCCCACTTGCGGTGACTTCGTTATTATCAAATCTTCGGTTCTAGTAATACCCACGGTATCAACCCATATTGTACGACCAGAATAATCCAGTCCATTAGCGCTAATAAATTGTAAAGCATTGGTAAATATCGTTCCACTATATGCCCCAGCACCTAAGTTAGTCATAGATGTTACGAATACATCATAACTAACACCACTATAATTGACATAATAATTATAACCGTCAACAGTTGTAGCTGATGTAACACCAACAAAGTACCCATCAACATTTTGTGTTGTAGCACTGTTTGTTGGTGTAATAGCGGATAGCGTTGATTGAGCAATACTCATGCTTGGATTAGCCCAAGTAAATACCGTTGTACCAGAATTACCTGAAAATGAACTAACTAAACTTAATTGGGTTTGAGTAATCGCTGTAGTCGTTAAATCTGGGCCAGTTGTTAGTGCACTATAAGCTACACCAAATATAGTACCACCAGATAATATCGTGAAACTCTCTGGTGATTGTTTGACTTGTCTATTGTTGGAAAAATCTAATTTTGTTCTAAACGACATTTTGTGTGTTTTCTTATAAATATTCTGTCTTTTGATTATATTTATAATAAAAGACAAATTATGGCTACATTTAAAAAGAAAGACATAATGGAATTGGTTGGTGGTGATATTTATTCTAACGGTGGTGATAAGAATACCAACGGTGACAGCGAAATTGAAACTGGTCCAGTACAGAAATCTTATACTGATAATTCTGATTATGAAAAAGGCCAATCAACGACAACGGATAAAGTTACTAGTCGCTATCGACAAGATATACCTTGGTTCGCAACATACTCGTATGGTGGTAGGCGAAGCCTTGGTGGGTTACAAGTATATGAATCCAACACAAGGGTTTTAACTAAAAATTCAGTTGAAGAAAAGATAGAGGACTTGGTTAAAAAAAGCAAAGCAACAGATATAAACCCAAAAGATTATAATCCTAAATTGGCTAATATCTTAGATGAAATAAATGATACCGATTTAACTGAGAAACAACTAGAAGAATTAAAAAAAGCTATAGAAGATAAGGTAATGAAAAAACTTAAAAATCTATAATATGGCAAATCAGAATCTAAAGAATAAAACCTATAATTTAGATGGTGATGAATTTAACTATCAAGCATTGGCTATGCAACAGTCTAGATTAAAAAAAGCACAAGAAAATTGTCAAAATGATAATGATTGTGGTGAATTTAATAAATTGGGTGGTGTTTCCAAACTTAATCGTTTAGATACAATAATTGGCAAAGAACAAGATGTTGATTATCAAAAGAAAAAAGTTGGAATGGATGCTGGTAGAGAAAACCAATTCATAAAAACCCACGAAAAAGATAAGGATAACGCCAATCCAACAGGCATTGGTGGTATACCTAAAATAAATAAAGGTTCCATTAATAGAAAAATAATGTCTAATAAGGAAGTATATAATGAAAATTTAGATAAAGAAATATATAACATTAGATATTTAATAGAATATATGAATAATAACAATAAAAAACAAAAACTATAAGCTATGCCAGTAGGAAGTCCGTATAATGGTGGGCAGTCACCTTTAGAAGCTGCTGCTATTGCTCAAAGAGCATTTTTAATACCAGCAAACACATATAATAATGCTGCCGCAGCAAATGAATATAGCGCAACGCACACAAGAGCGCTATCAGATACACTTACGCCAATTTATGGTAAGGGTTCTGGACAATTCTTGGATATCGAAAACTATGCTGGTGTTGGTGGTGAATGGGACGTAAACGGTAACCAATCAAACTCTGTTGGTTCAGGTAGAAACCCATTATTAACACTAAATAGTGCTACTTGGGGTTATGGGCCAGCTGGCTTGGGTTACAGTGTTTACGTAAGTCCTAATACATCATTAAACATAGGTCAAGTAATTATCTAATATGAAGCTTTACAATTTATACGAAACAGTTATATTAGAAGAAATTGCTAAAAATCGAAGGATTTTAAGCGAAGGCGCTAGTATTGATGATGTTAACTCAGCTATTGAGGGTAAGTATAATGTAAATATTCTATACCGTGATAATGTAGATACACCACCAAGCAAGCGTTATATTCAAGTTTATAACTTAAGTAAAACAAAAGCTGGTAATGATGCGATAAGAGCTTATCAAATTTTTGGTGGTTCTAAGACAACACCAAAAACTGGTGCGTGGAAGATTTTTAGACTTGACAGAATCGAAGGTTGGTACCCAACAAATATGAAGTGGCAAAAACCAGTATCGGATTTAGATTCTAGTATACCTAAGTATAATCAAAACGGTGATAGAACTATGTCAACGGTTATAAATAAAGTAAACGTAGCTCAAAAACCAGAATTACAACAACAACAACAAGCATTTTAATATGGAACAAACACCACCACCAGTAGATATAAACAAATTAAGGGGTATATTAGGTAAGGCTAAACAAGTCATGCATAAAGTAGAAGACACGAAGCCAATAAAATCTTCTCCAAACGGCAATAGTTATGTTACTGAAAACTATGAACAAACAAGCCCTATTTATAGTCCTAATGATGAGCGTGAACCAGTTTATGCAACACCTACGCTAGCAGATTACAGACCAACAAATACACAACCAGCTAGCTACTCCAAAGAACAAATAATGGCTTCTAACTTACCTCAAGCTATTAAGGAAGCGATGATTAATAAACCAATACCACAACTAAGTGGACCTAATCATACATTCTCATTACACGATATTGGCTCATTAGACCCAGAACCAGTACGACAAAAACCAAGAGTGAATGAGGGTATTGGTCAGAAGCCTAGTAATATGATTACAATTTCTGAAGGTAGATTGAATGAAATGATAGAAGAAAAAGTTAATGAAGTTCTACAGAGAATATTACTTAAAAATATAACAGAACAAACAATTAAGAAGACGGTTACTACGCTCATGAGGGAAGGTAAATTAGTAACCAAAAAGAAAATATAATTAAAAAGGCCAAATTTGGCCTTTTTTTATTTACTAATGTTTTGGATTAATTATATTAGGGTATTAAACTAATATAATGAAAAAATTAAGAGTCTTAGTAGTCCCTAGTGACAGAACTGGCGTTAGCCATTTTCGCAGTACAAACCCACATTTAGCGTTGGAAAATAACTATCCAGATGAGTTTCATGTGGATATTGATTATGAACCAGAATTAGATAATGATGCTTGGTTAAAACAATATGATATAATTCATTATCATAGAACACTAGGACCATATCAAAATATGAAGGCCCTATTGGCTAGGCTAAAGGCTTTAAATATAGTTACGATAATGGATATTGATGATTATTGGGAGCCTGGAAAACATCACCCAGCATATGAACTAATTAAATCAAGTGGACTAGACGCTATGATTAAAGCTAATATAGTATTAGCTGAGAACGTAACAACTACCACACCAATATTTGCTGATGAAATAAAGCCACTGAATAAGAATGTTTTTGTTCTACCAAATGCAATTAATCCAAAGGAAGAACAATTTACACCTAAGTTGGAACCTTCAGATAAAATACGTATTGGATGGTTAGGTGGTTCCAGTCATAGATATGATTTAGAAATTCTAAACGGCTTGGTATCTAAATTACAAACAGCTGGTCTACTCGATAAGATACAATTTGTATTATGTGGCTTCGATACTAGAGGTTCACATACAACCATCGACCCAGTTACGAAACAACAAACCGTTAGACCCATAACACCAAAAGAAAGTGTTTGGTATACATATGAGCGTATCTTCACTGATGACTATAGAATAGTTAGTCCAGAGTATAAGGAATATCTAATGAAGTTTACTCAAGAGGAATATCCAAATGTTCATAATGAACCATATCGTAGAGTTTGGACCAAACACATATCAACATATGCGACTAATTATAATCTATTTGATATATCACTAGCACCAATCGAAGAACATATTTTTAATAAATGTAAGAGTCAATTAAAGGTAATTGAAGCTGGTTTTCATAATAAAGCAATCATTGCCCAAAACTATGGCCCATATCAAATTGATTTAACCAATGCTATCGAATATGGTGGTGTTTTTAATGATGAGGCTACTGGTATCTTGATTGATACGAGCAAGAATCATAGTGATTGGTTTAATGCCATTAAGAAGCTTGTTAAGAACCCAGAAATGATTGGAATTCTACAAAATAACCTTTCTACTAAGATTAAGGATATTTATTCAATAGATAACGTTACTAAACAGAGAAAAGAACTGTATCAAAGCTTGGTTAGTGAGATGCAAAGTAAAAAAGAATTAGAGTATGCAAAAGAAAACTAAAAATAATAATTTTTGGGTAAAGCTATATGTATTTTATCTAAGTATTAAAAGTAGATTTTTTATTGAACCTTATCTTAGGTACAAAGAAAATACATCTAAAGCCAAAAAACAAAAGGAATATATACGTGGTTTTAATTCTCTTACTGGTGTAGATTACACTAGAGTATTATCTATAATGGATAAAGATAAAAATAGACCAGATAATTATTATGAACATATAAATGAAGAATTAACAAAGCATCGTAAATTGATGCAATCTCAAAAATTTAGCTATACACCAAAATTTTATGAGCCAGAGATTATTGACATACATAATGAAAACTTAAATCCAAATGCGCCAAGTCTTTTGGAATTGATATACAAGGAAGAACTAAATGGTTTAAAACAATTGTATAAACAGGAACGGGACCTTGGGTATCATCCACGAAGTTGTTATGCACCTTCATCTAAAACTGAAGACGTAGCAATAAAAGCTGCTAAGGTTGAAAGCTTCAATGATTTAGAAACCAAAATAAATAACATTCTTAAATTGGAACATGAATTATCATATATGTCTAAATTTATACCTATAATTGGGGTTGCTGGTACCAAAAATGAGATTAAACCAATTAAAAAAAGTTGGTATAAACCTATGGGTAATTTATTTAAAAATAAATCTTAAATCTGACTTGTTAGTTTGAAAAATTTGTAGTAGCTTTGTAACTATATAACGAGTTATAATAAAAAAATACAAATGGCATTAGACCAAACTAAGATTGTCGCTAACACAAAGAAATATTTTGATACAGCGATAAAGAACGGGTTCATGAACGATGAACTAATGACCTTCCTAGGTGAAGATTTTATAAAGGCACCAGCCTCATCAATGACAGAATATCATAATGCTTTTGAAGGTGGTCTAGTTGACCACCTTTTAAGGGTTGCATCGTATGCTGTTAAAATAAACAATGCCTTACCAGAAGAAGATAGAGTTGACCAAACATCTTTATTAAAGGTATGTTTATTACACGGCATTGGTAAAGCAAAGCTATATGTACCATGCAAATCTGAATGGCATCGTAAAAACTTAGGTAAGATGTATGAGTTTAATGAGGATATCACATCTATGCGTGTTAGTGAACGTAGTGCTTATTATGTATTATCACATGGTATTACACTAACCGATGAAGAATATGCCGCTATTTTATTCTTCGATAAGACTGACGACAAGATGTCAGAATACCATAACTCAATGGTTGGCGAATTACTTAAGATGGGTAATGTATTAGCAATCAAAAACGCTCAAAAAAATAATTAATGGATACCATCGAAAAAATGAGGTTAAGAATCCAAGAGATTGCTGACCCAAATAATCCATATTCTCAAGAAGATTTTGACGTTGAGTTTTCAAGCAAAAATTTTACACATGATACCTCTACTTACAAGATAAGTGTTGGTTTTAAGAATGAATCAGATAACCAAGACCCAGAATACGCAACCTCTGGGTCTTCTGGTTTTGATTTAAGGGCCAATACCCAAACACCAATCATCCTCAAGGCTGGTAATCGAGCCATTATACCAACAGGTTTGTATTTTGAACTACCAGATAACTTTGAGTTACAAATACGACCACGCAGCGGTCTAGCCGCTAAGAATGGTGTAACAGTGTTAAACACACCAGGTACCGTTGACGCTGATTATCGTGGTGAAGTTAAGGTGATTTTAATTAATCTATCCACTGAAGATTTCGTTATAAATCATGGCGATAGAATCGCACAAGGTGTACTAGCAACCGTAACTAGTAAGAATGTTATTAATTTACTAAAACGAGATAATATCTCATCAAACACTGAACGTGGTTCAGGTGGCTTTGGTTCAACAGGTATATCATAATAAAAACAAATAATATATGGAAAAATTAGATTTTGATGACTTATTAATTGAGCCAGCTAGTGCAACATCTATAGAGAGTCGTAAAGCTTGTTGGTTATACCAAGACGCTGGGTATTTACCCTTGATTACAGCACCAATGGATACTGTAATTGATAATGAAAATATGGGGGTATTTGATGATTTGGATATAATCACTTGCTTACCTAGAGGTCTTAAAAACCCAAATGGTTTTGAGTCTTATTCATTAAAGGAATTTAATGATGAATTTCTTAATTCTAATCTTAGAACGAATGGTAAATACCTAATCGATATAGCTAATGGACATATGACCAGTCTATGTGAAACCATCCAAGTGATTAAAAAACATCACCCTACGATGACTATAATGGCTGGAAATATTGCTAATCCATCAACGTATATTGCATTATCAAATGCTGGTGCTGATTATGTTAGATGTGGTATTGGAAATGGTGCTGGTTGTTCGACCACATTACAAACTGGTGTTGGTTACCCAATGGCCTCGCTTATATCTGAATGTTATGAAGCATCATTGAGCTTAGATAAACCAGCATTAATAGTAGCTGACGGTGGTATGCAAAAATACGCTGATATTATTAAAGCCTTAGCGTTAGGTGCTGATTATGTTATGGTTGGTAGTCTTTTTAATAAGGCTATTGAATCTTGTGGTGATAACTACTTATGGGGTAAGATTAAGGTGTCACAACATATAGCTGAGTTAGCTTACGCTTCAAAGATACCCGTATATAAAAAATTCCGTGGTATGTCAACCAAAGAAGTCCAAAAAAAATGGGGCAAGGAAACCTTGACAACTTCAGAAGGTGTTATTAGATTTAGAAAGGTTGAATATACCTTAGCTGGATGGACAAGAAACTTCAAAGATTATCTAAGTTCTGCTATGAGCTATACCAACTCAGATAATTTATCTTACTTTATTGGTCAAGTAAAATTAAATAGAATAACAAATAACGCATATAATAGATTTAAGAAATAATGATATCAATAATATACTGCACAAGAGAAACCAATCCAGAACACAAGGCTCATTTAGCTAAGACATGTGGTCTAGATAAACATCTTGAAATCATTGAGATAGTTAATAATGGTGAGAGCCTAACAAGTGCGTATAATCGTGGCTTAAAACAAGCCAAGAATGATATCGTTGTTTTTTGTCACGATGATTTAAGTATTGAAACTAAGCAATGGGGTACCAAGCTTATTAAGCTATTTAAAAACAATCCAGAATACGGTATAATTGGGGTTGCTGGAACCAAGCAAGTACCATCAAGTGGAATTTGGTGGGAAAACCCTAGAAAGATGTACGGGCGTGTTTCACACACACATGAGGGTAAGACTTGGTTATCATCTTATTCTGATGACTTGGGTCATGAAATTGAAGAAACGGTAATCGTTGATGGTGTATTTTTTGCTATTGATAAATCCAGAATCAAAAAAACCTTTAACGAGGACGTACAAGGCTTCCATTTTTATGACCTTACCTTTTGTTATGAAAACCATTTGGAGGGCGTTAAGGTGGGTGTTACGACCTTAATACGGATAAATCACAGGTCTATTGGTGCGACAAATGAAGAATGGGAAAAAAATAGAGCACAATTTAGTGAATCTTTTAAAGAAACCCTACCAAAAGAAATTAAGAGAGTATTACGTAAGGGTGAAAAATTAAGGGTATTAATTGGTTGTTTAAATTTTACCAATCTAACTGGTTCTGAACTATATGTTTACGAATTGGCTAAGCAATTGGTTAAAGAGGGTTGTGAGGTAACTATATGTTCAAACATAGGTAAGCCGATGTTAGATATGGTAAAGCCACTTGGTATAAAGCTATATTCACTACAAGAACCACCTAACTATAAGCTAGGTGATGGTAAATGGTTATTAAAGACACAAAATGGTGATGTTGTATCGCAAGAGAATACATTATATCGTATTGGTAATACCACGTTTGATGTAATGCATTTAAATCATAAACCAATAACCGAGCATCTATTAAGGTTATTTCCAGAGGTTCCAGCTATTTGTACAATACATTCTGAGGTTATCGCTTTGGAGGAACCCGTAGTATCCCCACAAATAAAGAAATACCTAGCAATTAGACCTGAGATTAAGGACCATATAGTTAAGCGATATGGTATAACTGAGGATATTGTTAGCGTTATTTACAATCCAATAGATAACACTAAGTTTAAATCAGTACCATCGGTAAAAAAACGAGATAAAAAACGTGTATTATTTGTTGGTACGATTGACTATTTGCGTAAGAATTCAATCAATAATTTGATACAAAAAACTGCTGATAATAATCAAGAACTCTGGTTGGTTGGTCAATATAACGGTGTTACGGAATCTGAATTAAATATGGGGCCACACGTAAGTTATTTTCCACCAACATCTAGTATTGAAAAATATATACAAGAATGTGATGAAACTGCTGGTATACTATTAGGTAGAACAACCATTGAAGGTTGGATGTGTGGTAAGAAAGGGTGGATATATGATGTTGACTCATCTGGTACAATACTTAGCAGTTCATTACATGATGTTCCGACAGATATAGATAAATTTTATGCCAATAATGTAGTCAAAGAAATAATAGAAGAATATAAATCAATATTGTAATGAGTAGCATTAAGGAATGGTTACGGAGTAAAGTGGCTTCAGTATTTATATCATTATCTAACGTAGAGAAGAATACTATAACGCAAGGTTCTGACCAAGTAAGTAATGATACACACTACACTAGAAGGAATACGCAGGGTACCTTAGCTGATTCGTTAATCAATGGTGAGGTTACCCAAGAAGTACAAAACTTGCGTTGGAGAACCTATAATATATTGAATCAAGTTTCTGGGTATAAGTCCAAAGTAGTTGGTTATGATGAAGATGGCCTACCAGTAACTGAAATGGTTAAATTAGATGTGAGCAAAGAACTAGATAATATTAAATTAGATACTGCTGATTCTTATGTATTAGAGATGGTTGTCGATAATTCTGAAATTACCAACAATACTAATGATATAATGTTTGGTAAACATTTATTGGTATATGATACCCCTAAGATTATGTTTGGTGAGCTTAACACTAGTGACGATAAAATACCAGAGGCTGTTGAAAAATTTGCGTCACATGGTACAATTAATGACACCGAATACCATGCAATTAATAAAACAGAAAAACCATTATTTGTTGGTCGTGACTTTTTTCCTAAGTTTAATATTGAAGATTACACAACCAAATTAAATATTAGAAGAATTGATGAAGAACATAGACTACTAGAATTTTATGTTAGTAAGTACCCAGATACCCATAGGAAGAACTCTGGGTTATTCATTAAAGAAGTAACAAAGGCAATAGCTAATCCAACCCACATTAACTTTTTAGAGATAAAAAATGTATCATTTGTTACTGATAATACGATTGGTGCTAGTAACTACTTAAGATTTACTTATGATATACTTAAGTTTGACAAGATAGTTGAATTTAATGGCTCTTACGTTATTAAATTTATCGGCAAGGTAAGCATTAATGGGGTAAATATCTTTGAAGAATTTAGGGTTACTGAGCTGGATGATAAATATAAAAATAAAGAAACCAAGAATCGATGAAACTACTAATAAAATTTCCAACTAGAAATAGACCACATAAATTCTTAAAGACTTTGCACACTTACATGCGTCATCTTTATGATAAAGATACTGAAATAATTGTAAGCTGTGACCTAGATGATACATCAATGTCTGAGTCTTATATAATAGATTTCGTCAGTCAATACCCAAATGTTAAGTTACATTATAGTAACAATAAATCAAAGATTGAAGCGGTAAATGCTGATTTAACAGATGTTGATTTTGATATTTTATTATTGGCTTCTGATGATATGATTCCAATAATACAAGATTTTGATGTAATAATTAAAAATAAAATGATTGAACACTACCCAGATACCGATGGTGTTTTATGGTTTAACGATGGTTACCAAGGCAATCGACTAAATACACTCTGTATCTTAGGTAAAAAATACTATGATAGATTTAATTATATTTATAACCCAGAATATATTAGTGTATGGTCTGATAATGAATTTATGGATGTTGCCAATATATTAGGTAAACAAACTTACTTTGATGATGTAATTATACAACACCAACATCCAGATTGGGGTCATGGTACGCACGATGTCATACATACATTAAATAATAAGTATGGAGTACACGATAAAAAAATTTATGAAAATAGGCGAAATAATAATTTTTATTTATGAAGACGGCATTCAATACAATGTTAAAAAATGAAGCTAATATACTACCTGTTATATTAGAAATATGGAAAAAATATCCAATAGATTTATTTATATTTTATGACGATAATTCAACTGATGAATCGGTTAAATTAATACGTGAAATTTTAGGTGAGGGTAGATATATAGTAATAAATGATAAATTAACCTTTTTTAACGAATCACATAATCGACAACGAATGATTGATATCTCTAGAGACAATAACGTTGATATTGTTTTTTCTATTGATTGTGACGAATTGTTGTCAACAACAATTGTGGATAACTTTACTAATTTTTTAAAAATCTACAATACACATGATATGTTTTTATTTTGGTATAATAGTGTTAACAATACAATAACTGAATATCGAACAGACCCACAATATATAAATAATTATCGAAGTTTTATATTACCGCTGAATAAAACGGGTAACTTAGACACTAGTCAATTTAAATACCACACACCAAGAACACCAAATGTTAATTTGCCCAAGATGTACAACAATGATTTTGGTATAATACATTTACAAGCACTTAACACTAAATATTACGCTATAAAACAGTTATGGTATAAACATCATGAATTTGTCAATTATGGACATAGTGTTGAATTTATTAATTCAAGATATGATTCGGTTGTTAATAACTTGAATTTTAATGCAAAAAAAATTGACAATAGATTAATAGAGGGTATTAATATTGACGTAAATATTTTTGAAGGATTGGAAAATGAAAAAGGTTACCTAAAATTTATTCAGGATAACTACAATGAAAAATTAATAACATTTGGTAAAGAATTTTTAATATGAATGATTACACGATTGCTATAACTACGTTTTCTAAAAGATATGATTATGTTGTTAAACTTATAAAACAAATTAGGTCTCACACTAATAAAACTATTGTCTTATCAATTAATGGTGAGAAAGATGGTATATTTAATGATGATTATCGTAAAAAAATACTTGAGTTATGCTCTAGTTATGAGAATGTATATCCATCATTTTTTATTGAGACTAGGGGGTTGTCAAAAATGTGGAATTCGTTATTGATTATGTCATATTATGATAATATACTAATGTTAAATGATGATATTGAAATATTAGAATCAAACATATTTCAAACCGTTGAAAATCATATTAATTCAGACGCTTATCTTGGATTAACCAAAATTAATAATTCATTTTCTCATTTTATCGTTAATAAAACTTTAATGGACCGAATTGGCTATTTTGATGAGCGATTATTAGGGTTTGGTGAGGAAGATGGTGATATAACGTATCGACTATTAAAAATTGGAATACCTATCATTAATATATCAGTAACTGGGGTTATTAATATTGTGACAAATATTAGACACGACCATATTACGGCTGGTATTGGTAAATACTCAAAATTTAATAGGGATTTTATTTATAACTTTAAATATAGTCCAAATATGTCAAGTAATTATCGTGGTATGTTTGACACACCAATGGACCAAAAGTTGCCAGATTTACATCAATACCCAACCGAACAATTTTTTCTAGAGAATAAATCTAAACTATAGTGAAAATAATAAATCTAGTTGATATCGATATTTATATTAAATTATTAGAACCTGATAATAATAATAGAGATATTAACATATACAAATTATCAAAGGTAATCCCAACTGGGGAATCACTTATATACCCGAACCCTTTATTCTATTCAAAACATACCAATAATATATATAACCCTATTAATGAAAATATAATGTCATTAAAAGGTGTTGGTAAATCTAACACATTTAATATTAATAATTTAGAGTATAAAAAAATAATTGATATACCAGTATTTTTTTTTATTTATAATACTGATAACTATTTTCATTTTATTTATGACACATTACCGTATTTAATATCATATTTTAAACTTAAAGAAACAATACCAAACTTAAAGTTATTGGTTAATTATCCAAATTCCTCCATGCGACAATTCTATCGATTTGTGAGTGACACATTAAATATTTTAGGTATTAGTGAAACGGATTTTATTTTTGTTAATAATAATATTTTATATGATACTGTTTATATTTCTTCATCATACACTCACGGAATCGATTCAAATCTTCCACCTAGAAAAGAAATATATGATTTATATAATTTAATGGTTTCTAAAGTTAATTTAGATTATAACACACCAAAAAAAATATACGTTTCTAGACGAAGCTGGATACATGGCGATACATCTAACATGGGTACTAATTACACTAACAGACGTAAGCTTGATATAGAAAATGAATTAGTCGACCTATTAGTTAAAAATGATTATACTGAAGTATTTCCAGAGTCACTAACAATGTTAGAAAAAATACATCTATTCTCAAATGCTGAGAAAATAATAGGCCCAATTGGTGGTGGTCTATGTAATGTTTTATTTTCAAAGAAACAATGTGAATTAATCGCTATAATTTCACCAGAATTTTTTAATGTAAATGAACGATTTACATTTTCATTAAATAATGTAAATTTATTTTTATTTGACGATGTTAAACATACTGAGACGACTGACTTCAAATCATTTATGCGAGTTAAATACGGTTCAATAATTGGGGAAATAATTAATGTTTATGATGATTCAGTTAAATTAGCTTATAATAATGTTTCGATTGCTGGATGGAATAGTGAAACTGAGTATCAAACTATTATAGTCAAAACAAAAGATTGTATTAAGTTAGATAATGGGTTAAATTCCCCATGGACATTTGATATAGGTAAATTTAAAGAAAAATTTTTATGACAAATATTAATTATATAGTTTATAGTCACACATCTTATTTGGATATTTTAAATATTCAAACCGATTATTTAAGTGGTCATGGTAATTTGACCCTTTTTATTAATTCTAATAATTTATCATTAGATAATTTATATAATAAATATAATAGGGTTATTTTCTATGACGATAGTTTTCAATACGCTAAACGATTATTAGATTGTTTAACCCAAATAGATGACGAATATTTTTTATTAATTCACGATATTGATATTGTATTAAATGTGGATGGTGAAATATTAAAAAGTTTTTATGAATTTATGAAATCAAAAAACGTTGATAGAGTCGATTTAAAGCAATCGCACAATCTAAACGTATCAAACGTCATAGAAGTGTCTAAAGATGTCTCACCAGCCTTATGGTGCGTTATTAACACTAATGAAATTGGTGAGGGTATTTACCTTGTTAAACAAGAAGACCCAAAAGACTTTATATATAACGTCAATCCATCAATCTGGAAGCGTAAATCATTACTACAATTATTAAACACATATTCAGAAAAAACGTATAGAACAATTGAGGGTATAGATGTACAAAATTATTGTAAATGTTTTGATGTTTATAAATTATATTCTAAAAACGCAATAGAGTGCGGTTATTTTATTTGTTTGGATATTTTTAAATTTTTACATATAAGTCATAGTGGTAAGTTACTAAGACTAACTAACACATTTACAACGGAGTATAACCAGTCATACGTACCTATTAGTGAAGATTACATTAACATCGTAAATAATTATAATTTAAAAGATTCAAATAAATGGATACATTAGAGAATTATAGGGTTTCATTTATAATAGCGCACAAATATTTTAGGGGTTATGAATCACATTTAAAATATTATATAGAACAAATTTTTAATTTGTATAATAACGCCTTTATTGTTGTTGTTGACAACAATTCAACGTTTAAAAGTGAGATATTTGATACCTTACCAAATAATAACAACATCGTATTATTAGATAATAATATTGATTGTAAGTTTGAATTAGGTGCGTATCAGGTAGGTATAAAATATATGATTGATAATAATTTAATACATTTATTCGATTATTATGTATTCACACAAGATAATTTTATATTAAAAAATAAATACAATTTTAATAATTTATTTGACCATAACATAAATGCATGTCAAATAAATAGTTGGAAAAATGATTGGGCCAAAATGGACGTTTGTGAACCAATTTTAAAAAATATTGGATTGTTTAATAAATTAGACGAGAGTAAACTTTGTTGGTGTAATAGTTTCATCACAAGTAAAAAAGTTGTTAATAAATTATATGAATATTTAACCAAAATAGTAATAACTACCAGACATCAAAGTGAGGGTTCTGAACGTTATCTAGGCAGAATTTTATTAGAATTAAATGATGGTCACCCAACAATTGATATTGATGGTGATATCGGTGAATTAATTAAAAAATACGATTGTTGGAATGTCACACCAAGGAATGAAATTAATTCATACTTTATTAAAGTTGTACAACAAAAAAATGAACGAACTATAGATAAATGATTATTGAAAATATAAATATAGGTAAAATAGGTTATAATATTAATCATGATATACATATAAACGAGTATTATATGTATATTGTTAATCTATTTAAGGGATGGTTACACTCACAAGATAAAGCTTTAAATTTAGTAATAGGTAATTATAACTTTAATTTTGGAAATAATAATAAAATAATAAAAATAGATGTTCAATGTGAACATACATTAGTTAAAGATGGTGGTCGCTCTATAGGTGAACGAATATACGGTCAGGTAAAACATAAAGACGGTAATTATTTAGTTAGAATTGATAAATATGATTATTTAAATTCGTTAGATATTGTAATAGAATATAGTTTACCTAATATGTTTAATATTTTATCTAATAAAAAATTTAATGATTACTACACCAAAAATATTTATATTGCCCCTATACTTTATGATATTAATTTTTCTAACTTAAATAAAACTGATATTGTAACACTTTTTTCTAAAAACGGTAGTCAACGTAGAGGTAATATTTTAGCTGATATGGTTAAATTAAATATTCCAAATAAAACAATCGAGTCTTGCTTTAGTAGTCAATGTATATTGGATTTATATGATAGTTGTAGAATTCTGGTAAATGTCCACCAAACAGACCATCATCATACCTTTGAAGAACTTAGGGTATTACCAGCATTATTAAATGGTGTTATCATTATTAGTGAAGACGTACCATTAAAAGAAACTATCAAATACAGTGATTATATCATTTGGGTTAATTATGATGAAATTGCCAATAAAACACTAGAAGTTATGAATAATTATGATTATTATTATAATAAAATTTTTGGTGATGGTGTTTTAAGTTTAATTTTAACTAATTTAAAAGATAATAATATAAAAACAATTAATAATATAAAAATATGAAAGTTGCATTACTTATAGCTGGATATTTAAGAAGTTATAGTGAGAATATAAACTTCATTAAAAAAGAAATTATTGACAAATACAAAGATGTCGATGTGTATTTACATATAACAAACAGTGAAAACTCAGAGGATAAATATTTTAATCAAATAGATGATTCAGATATTAAACGTATTACTTCAGATTTAAATCCTATATCTACAATTATTGAAAAAAATATACACTACACTGATGATAAATTAATGAACAATTTAATAAATCATTGGAGTAAGTTATATAAATTGAATAGCTTAAAGAAGCTTACTGAAGAGTATAAAGATGAAAAATATGACTTGGTTATTAGATACAGGCCAGACCTTTCAATAAAAACTGAAAATATTTTTTATGAGTTTGCTAAAGGTGTTGTTTTTATACCTAAAGATAGTAAGATTGACAAGATACGCTTAACCAAACCAACTGATAAATATCTTTGCGATGCATTGGCTTTTGGTGATTCAGTTAGTATGGATAACTATTTTAATATATATAAAAATTTAAGTAAATTAATGGCTAACCATGGGGTGGTTTCTGAGACATTATTATACAAATATCTTAATCTATTTAATATTAACTATAAATTAATCGATATTGAATATAGTTTTTTACTCTCTAAATGTAATGTTTTTGCTATTTGTGGTGATTCTGGTTCTGGAAAATCAACACTAAGCAATTTATTAAAAGATACATTTACCGATTCATTCAAATTAGAATGTGATAGATACCATAAATGGGAACGAACAAATAGGAATTGGGATACTATAACGCATTTAAACCCAAGAGCTAACTACATAACTAAGATGAATGAGGATATTTTTAACCTTAAAGTTGGAAATGAAATATTCCAAGTGGATTATAATCATAATAATGGTAAATTTACAGATAAACAATTAATAAACCCAGCTAATAATTTAATTGTTTGTGGCCTACATAGTTTATACGGTAAGCATGAATTATTTGATTTGAAAATCTATATGGATACCGATGATAATTTGAAAAAAAAATGGAAAATAATCCGTGATGTTAAAGAACGTGGATATACAGTTGAAAAAGTATTAGAAAGTATTGAAAAAAGGTCAGCTGATTTTATCCAATATATAGAGCCACAAAAAGATGCCTCTGATTTAATAATAAGATTTTTTACGGTGGAAGAAGTTAACTTTAATGACCTCGATGCTAATCCAAAAATAAGTTTAGAAATCTCAATTAGTAATGTTTTTAATACTGAGAAAATACAAGAAATTCTTAAAACTAAAAGTATCTTATTTACTACTAGTTTTAATGACAAATTTACTAAATTTATTTTTTTAGATTATGAAAATATTAATTTTTTTAGTAGTGTAGAAATACCTATCACTGGTACCTTTTATGATTATATATTATTTTTTATTTTTCAATTAGGGTTTACTAATCAATAAAAAAATATTATTTTTTTAATAAAAATTATGGATAAACTTAAACAAATAAGCAACGAAAATAAATTAAACGAAATTAGTCAAAATACTTATGACAAGTTTAATAACTTTATTTTTTCGGAGGATATAAAATTAACTGGTAAACTTTTACATAGATTTGAATACTTTTTAAAAATAAAAGATTTACCAGGTGATATAGTAGAAATTGGTGTATTTAAGGGTTCTGGGGTGGCTAGTTTTATGAAATTTATTGAGATTTACTGCCCAAATTCGAATAAAAAGGTTGTTGGTTTTGATATTTTCGATACGTTTGAGGCTAAGGAAATTCTTAATAAAGATGGTGATTTAGATAAAGACAATATGACTATTGTTTATGATAGAGTTGACTCAAAAGACTTAACGCTAGAAGCTGTTACTAACCAAATAATTAAAACCAAAATTACTACCGATAAATTTAAATTAATTAAAGGAGATGTTCAAGATACGATACCTAAATTTTTAGAGGAAAACTTAGGCTTTAGAATATCTTTATTATATATTGACGTTGATTTAGATAGGCCCACATATTATTCATTAAAATACCTTTGGGATAGAATACTTCCTGGTGGTTATATACTTTTTGATGAGTATGAATACCATAAATTTAGCGAAAGTGCTGGTGTTGAGCGTTTCTTAAAAGAAATGGGTATTGAATACAACCTTAAATCAACTAACTGGGTCGCCCCAACAGCCTTTATGCTTAAGAAAGGATTCTAATGGAGCAATTATTAATTTTAGCCAAACAAGTGTCAAAATACTGTGTTGGTATGGAAGGCAATATTTCAATGAAAACTGAAGATGGTTTAATAATTAAAGCCAGTGGTTCTAAGTTAGCTAATTTAAGTTTAAACGACTTAGTTCATTATAATTTAAATGGTGTTCAAATCTCCAACTTAAGAAAGAAAGGTAGTATGGAGTTAAATTTTCACAAATATTTATTGAGTTTTAATGATATTAATTTTGTATCACATACACACCCAACAAACACTGTTAAAATTTTATCAACTGAGGTTTGTAACCTTTTCTCGTCAAATAGATTATTCCCAGACCAAGTAATTTTCAATGGTGCCAAATCATGTTTAGTACCGTATGCAAATCCAGGAAAAAACTTAACTAATTTGATTATGAAAGAAGTTGATTTATACATTAATACTGAAAATTGTTTCCCCAAACTCATTTTACTTAAAAACCATGGTATTATTACTTGTGGTAAAACAATAGATGAATGTGTAATGTCAACCGATATTTGCGATAAAGCCGCTGAGATATTTATTGGAGCTAAGACACTAGGGGAGGTTAACTATTTAAGTAGTGATGCGATTAAAGAATTATTAGAAGATAATAATGAAAAATATAGACAAGATTTATTAAAATGAGGATAATATACGTTGATATAGATGAAACAATCTGTGAAACACCAGAACCAAGAAATTATAATAATGCAAAACCAATACAAGTTAATATTGATAAAATAAATAAATTATATGATGAAGGTCATACTATTGTTTATTGGACTGCTCGTGGTAGCCGAACACAAATTAACTGGTATGATTTAACTAAGAAACAATTAAATGAATGGGGTGCTAAGCATCATGAATTAAATGTTACTAAACCTTATTATGATTTATTTATTGATGATAAAACACTTAGAATAGAAGAAATATGAAATTAATATCACATAGAGGTAATATTATCGGCCCTAATCCGATTAGAGAAAATTCACCGTCATATATTGATACTGCAATATCTGCTGGATATGAGGTTGAAGTGGATATAAATTTTACAAACGGTAAATTTTATCTAGGTCATGACACACCAGATTATGAAATTAGTGAAAGGTGGATTGCATCTCGTAAAGATAAATTATGGTTTCATTGTAAAAATCTAGAAGCAGCCACTAAAATTAGTGTCTTAGGGGATGGCTATAAATTCTTTTGTCATACTTCAGACCCATTTGTTTTAACTAGTAATAAATATGTTTGGGTCCATGATTTAAATATGAATTTATGTGATAGGTGTATAATACCTCTTCTTAATGCCAACGATATTAAAAACTATAATGGTAAAATAATTTATGCTGTATGTACTGATTACATAACACTATTAAAATACAAATTAAAATAAAAAATAAATATGTTTAATAATACAAACCCAGAAACAAATGGAGAAAGAAGATTCTTCAACTCAATTAAACAAAATTGTACATTGATATTCGATGTTGGTGCTAGTGATGATTCAATATTTCTTAATGATAAAATAGAGATTCATTATTTTGAACCTTTAAAACGTAATTTAGATAATTTAAAATTAAAAGAAAATAAAAATATAAACCCAAAATTTAATTATTTTGGGTTAAGTGATATAGAAGAAACTCTTAAATATTATGATAATCATGGTTCATTAATAAATAGGAGTGAAAAGTTTAGTAGAACACCTAGTTATTATTCTGGTATTGATGTCTTAGTGAAAAGAGCTGATGAATATGTGAATAATAATAACATTACTAAAATAAGTTTTCTTAAATTAGATGTTGAAGGATATGAATTAAAAGTATTAAAAGGTTTTGGTGATAAATTAAAAATAGTAGACTATATTCAATTTGAATATGGTTCTGGAACAGCTGATGCTGATTGTACAATGCTTGAGTTAATTAATTATTTAAAAGGGTTTGGTTTTACTGATTTTTCGTATTTAAGTGACGATGGGTTAGTACCGATAAATGATTTTTCAGACCATTGGTCTTTTTGTAATATAATGTGTGTTAATTCAAAAAAATAATGATAATAGATAATATTATATTTAAAAGTCGATTAGATAAATATTTTAATGGTGAATTTAATTTACACTCAGAACCAATGTTGACATTGGTTCCAAATATAACAATATATGATGACTATAAATCTAAAAGTGAGGTTAAGTCATTTAATGATGTTAAATTTAGAATTGAACCAGAAGGACCACAATCTTTTACAGTTCATCAAATAGGTGTTTGTGGTAATCAAATAATAAATATAACACATAAAATGTTGTCTTATTTCACATTAGTAAATAATAATTGGACATATGGGCATAATGAAATAAATAAAATTTACAATAATATACAAAATTCATCTATATTTGAGATGGTTGATGAAGAAGTTTTTCAGTTTTTTGATTGTTTTCCATACGCACCAGTACATAATCTAGACGATACATACAACTTATTATATTCTTATGTAAAAAGTGGGTTGACATGTAAATTATTAGTCTTGAAAACAGATAATTATTATTATAATCAAACTATTAATTCACTTAAAGAATATTTTAATCTTGAATATTTTTATTTAGAACCACATAAAAATTATAAATTTAAAAAATTTAACTGCGTTAGACAATATCATTGGATTCAAAATGACGCATTAAGTTTTATACATGATAATTACATAAAAAAAATATGTAATAAAATAATAGATAAACCAACATATGATAATATATGTTTAATAAAAACTGTTCACCCAACTAACACATCAACTGTTGATACCTTTAATATCACAAATAATTTTTCTAATATTTTAAAAGAAAAAAATATTTTTAATTTAGATAATATTAGAGATGATTTAGAATATAAAATATATCTTGTAAATAATGCTAAAAATATTATAATATCGTATTTATCCCCATTCAATGTTAATATTCATAAACATTGTGTTAAAACAGATGATAAGAATTTTATAATATTAAACGGTGGTTACGGTGGTTCAATAATACCACATTTTACTAAATTATTAGATAACAAATATAATTTTTACGGTAGAGAAATTAACGGTGTTTTAATAGATAACAAAATATCCTTGGATGATTTGAATTCCTTTATAAATTTTTAATAATGAAAAAACCACAATTAATAATTCCAATGTCTGGAATTGGTAAACGTTTTATAGATGCTGGGTACGATGTACCAAAGCCCTTAATTGAAGTTGATGGTATACCAATAATAGAGCACGTTGTTAATCTATTCGATAGACCAGACGATGTAATTTTCATATGTAACGAAGTACACTTAATAGATACCAACATGATTGAGATACTTAAACGTATTTCACCTAATTGTAAAATATATCCAGTCCCAAATGCAAATAGACGTGGGCCAGTGGATGCTGTTACCCAGATTTTTGATAAAATAGATGATGATAAAGAAATTATTTTTAGCTATTGTGATTATGGTACCGAATGGGATTATAAAAAATTCCTAAAGGAAACTAGAGAAAATAATTCAGATGGCGCAATACCATGTTACACTGGATTTCATCCGCATATGTTAGGTAATGATAATTATGCTTTTGTTAAGTGTGATGGTAATCGAGCGTTGGATATTCAAGAAAAGAAACCATTTACAAACGATAAAATGAGTGAACGTGCGTCAAATGGTACTTACTACTTTAAAAATGGTAAAATTGTTAAAAAATACTTTAAAGAATTAATTGATAAAAATATTAATATTAATGGAGAATATTATATTAGTTTAGTTTATAAATTATTAATAAACGATAATAAACTAGTTACAACATTTTTAATAGATAAGATGTTACAATGGGGTACACCATATGATTTGGAAAACTATAATACATGGTTAGATTATTTCATAAGTGTTAAAAATGAACAACCAAAAATAGAAAATCCAGCAAATACAACACTTATACTACCAATGGCTGGTAAGGGTAGTAGGTTTAATGAAGATGGTTACGAACTACCTAAACCAATGTTAGATGTCATGGGTAAACCAATGATTATTCAAGCGGTTAATTGTTTGCCGAAGTCAGAAAAAAGTATTTTTATTTGTTTAGATGAACACATAAAAAAATTTAGTATTGATACCATACTAATCGATACCTACAAAAACACTAATATTGTCTCAATAAAAGAGACAACTGAAGGTCAAGCTTGTACATGTGATATAGGTATAAAAACACATAATGTTAACCTAGAAAATCCAATAATGATTTCAGCCTGTGATAATGGTGTATATTATGATACTAAAGAATATTTAAAACTAATTGAAGATGACAGCATTGATGTAATTGTTTGGTCATTTAGAAATAATCAAGCTAGTAAAGTAAATCCAAATGCGTATGCTTGGTTAGATGTTGATGACGAAGGAATTATAAAACATGTATCGTGTAAGAATTTTATATATGATAACCCATTAACTACCCACGCAATAATTGGTACTATGTTTTTTAGAAAGGGTAAATATTTTATTGATGGTTTTAACGCTAATCTAATGGAAAATGTTAGAACAAACGGTGAATTTTATGTTGATGATGTTTTAAACCAAAATATAAAAGCTGGTTTAAAAGTTAAAGTTTTTGAGGTAAAACACTACATTTGTTGGGGTACACCTAATGACTATAAAACGTATAACTATTGGAATGAGCACTTTAATTTATTTTAAAATTAAAAAACTATTAACAAACTAGACTCATGACTATTATAAAATAATGCGATATTTATTATTAAACAATTTATGCAAAAAAAACCAGTCGCTAGGCGTACTACATCAACCACTGAAACACCTAAAAGAACTAGGACCAAAGTAAGTACTGATAAAAATGTGGATATTATATCATTGATAAAGTTAGATATCAAGCATAAAAACGAAACACAAAAAAAGCTCTCCTTATCGATTAAAGAAAATGATGTTACCGTATGTACAGGTTCCGCTGGTACTGGTAAGACATACATCAGCGTTTTTGAAGCATTATTATTATTAAAAAACAACTCAGACACGTATCGTGAAATAAAGTTGGTCAAATCAATAACACAATTAAAGAATGAAGACATCGGTACACTACCAGGTGATGCGGTAGAAAAAATGAAATTCCATATGATGTCTTACCTTGATGCATTTTATAAGCTAATAGGTGAAGAATTAACCACCAAGCTTATCGATGCTGGGTACATTAAATTTGAGGTATTTGGGGCCATTAGAGGTAGGTCATTTAGCAATGCGATAATTCTAGTAGATGAGTTCCAAAACATAAGCCATGATAACGCTAAGACGTTCCTAACTAGGTTTGGTGATAATACCAAGATTATCATATTAGGTGATAGCGGTCAAATAGATATTCGAAATAAGAACGAAAGCTCATTAGAGCGATTATCTAAAAGGGTTCAACTTAAACCCATTGATGGTGTTGGTGTTGTAGAATTTAGCGATGCCGATATAGTTAGACATAGATTAACTAGTTATTTTATTGATATATTTGATGAGTCGGATAACGTTAAACCAATCAACAAGCCAAAGGTAGAAAATACCCCAAAATCAAATAAAGATTCTTTTTTTGTTCGTGGCTTAGATTTTTTTAGATAAAATACAATCTTTTACTTTACTTATCATATTCCTTTATTAAGTTTGGAATATGAAAATAAATATATCACTAAATGAGGTATTAAGGGACTTTATCAGTCAATTTATTTATACCTATGATAAGTATATAAGTCAAATTGATATTAAAGCAAACGATGTAACTAGTTTTGACTTATTAGATACTTTTAAATTTGAGTCTATTGATAGACTAAATAGCTTCCTATATCTAGAGGCACCATTAGAAATTTTTGGTCATGCTGACCAAACATATAATGGATTAATGAATGAGTTCAATCAATTTTTAATGGATATAGAAGACGATGGTGACCATCAAATATCATTGGTCAGTCGTGAAGTTAATAAAGCCATTCCAGCAACATTATTTTTCTTGTCTAAGACTGGTTGCCGTGCATCAAATATTTCATTTGTTAAAAAACATGAAGATGAATGGAATTATACTGATGTATTAATTACGGCCAACCCAAAAAGCCTAGCAGCTAAGCCAGATGGTAAGATAAGTGTTAAGGTTAAAACACCGTATAACACTGATGCTAATGCTGACTACGAGATAGAATCAATCTTAGATTTTATCAATGATGAAGAACTTAGGGATAAAATCCTAACAAAAATAATAACAACAACTTACGAAGAAATTAACTAATATGATAGATTTCGGTGGAATTATCTACTATCTTGATTTAGATGAATTATCTAAATTTACAACGATTAACCCAAACGGTGAAGAATACCGTGTTACAACTAAGACCAAAACAAAACACTATAATGGTGGTGATGTTCATTATTATGATGTAATTGAAACCAAAACCCCAAAGGTTACAGAAGTAGATATAACAAAATATGAGTTTATACGGATGATGATTGAGACCTTATTAGATGGGATTTATGAAGAAGAAGAAACTGACCTAGGTGCAGATAGGGCTTTATCAAAAAAACCACTAGCTTATCAATTAGCATTTAATACCCTATACCATTATAATATTTTAAAAGAAAAAGAACTTTAATACAATGCAATCAAACAAAAAACAATTTGAAGACCAATTACAACAAGGTAAAAATGTAATTGAAAAACTAGGTAATAAGGATTTTACAATCTATTACTTTACCTTAGATACAAAGGGTAATCCAACAGCTGGTATTGCTAATATTTATGAACATGTAAAAATGTTAAACGAATTAGGTTATAAGGCTGTGATTTTGCATGAGAAAAATGACTACAAGTTAGTCGGTGACGAAAATAGTTATGGTATTAAAGAATGGTTGGGTGAGGAATACGCTATGCTACCTCACGCATCAATCGAAAAACAAGAACTTAATATTGGCCCAGCTGATATTATTGTTATACCAGAAATCTTTGCTAATATCATGGACCAGATTAAAGCCTTCCCATGTAAGAAAGTGGTTTTATCACAAAGCTACAATTATTTGTTGGAATTATTACCACTGGGTAAAAGATGGAATGTGGACTACGGTTTCTATGACGTTATTACAACAAGTGTAAAGCAAGCTAGATACCTAACTACACTATTCCCATCAATTAGGACACATATCGTACCTGTGTCGATTGCAGACTACTTTAAACCTAATGTCAAGCCTAAGCAACCTATCGTATCAATTCTATCTAGAAACCAAAATGATGCGGCTAAGATTGTTAAGGCATTTTACTTAGAATATCCAATTTACAAATGGGTTACATTTAAAGAACTTAGAGGCTTACCTAAAAAACAATTTGCTGAGCAATTAAGCAAATCTTGTCTAGCGGTATGGGTTGATGACGAAGCTGGCTTCGGCACATTCCCATTGGAAGCAATGGAATCAAATACACCAGTAATCGGTAAGATACCTAATATGGTTCCAGAATGGATGGAAGGAACTGACGGTGATGGTCAACCAGTTATCAAAAATAATGGCGTTTGGACCAACACAACAATTAATCTTCCAGAATTAATTGCAACTTATATGAAGCTATGGTTTGAGGATTCAATTCCTAGTGACCTACTTAATAGTATAGAAAGCTCTAAGGGTCAATACACTACTGAGATGCAAAAAGAAAAGCTTGCGTTGGTTTACCAAACACTAGTTGATAATAGAGTATCAGAAATGACTCAAATTGTGGATAGCTTAGCATCACAATTGGTAGAAATTGCTGAAGAAACAACAAAAAATGCATAAAAATAATACAATAAAATATACAAAATGTCTAATATATCAATAATAATTCCAGTTCACGAATTGGATGAAACAACAAAGGTAACATTAACAAATGCAATTACTAGCGTTAAAGAGCAAGTAGTAAGACCATCAGAACTAATTATTGTAGTTCCGAAGGGAAGTGATGCAGCATCATATATTAAAGATTATGACTTTGGCGATTTAGCTACATCAGTAGTAATTGCTGAAAATGAAGGTGCTACAGATTTTGCAACACAATTTAATTATGGTGTTAAGGTAGCTAAATCAGAATGGGTTAGTCTATTGGAATATGATGATGAATTAGCTAAGATATGGCTTAAGAATGTTGTGGAATATCGTACAGCATATCCAGATGTTGCCATCTTTATGCCAATCGTTGTAGACGTGGACCAAAACAATCAATTTAACGGCTTTACAAACGAAGCTGTATGGGCGCAAAACTTTTCAGATGAGTTAGGTATCTTAGATAATAACGCTTTGTTAATGTACCAAAACTTTAACGTTGATGGATTTGTAATGAAAAAATCAACATATGAAGAATTTGGCGGTTTCAAAAGCAATATACCGCTAACATTCATTTATGAATTCTTGCTTCGTATGACGTTCTTATCTCTTAAGACAATGGTTATACCTAAATTTGGTTACAAACATGTTAACTTAAGACCTAATTCATTATTTTCTAATTATAAAAATACTCTATCTCCATTAGATGCAAAATGGTGGTTGGCTCAAGCTAAAAAAGAATATTTCTTTGTTAAAGATAGAGTGATAACAAAAGTACAAGAAACTGTATAATGATTAAAAGAGGACGCAAAAGAAAAAATGACATGTATTTTGGTCCAGAAGAAGAAGAAGCAGTTATTAGATTTTTAGAATCAACAAACGAAACAGAAAGGAATCAGATTTTTAATAAATGGCTTAAAGGGCCATTTGATAAAATGGTCGAATCAATAATTAGAAAGTACAAGTTATATAGAAAGGATATTAGTTTTGAGGAATTACATAGTGATACCGTTTCTTTTCTAGCAACAAAGGTACATAAGTTCGAAAGTGGTCGGGGTAAAAAAGCTTATTCGTATTTTGGTACAATTTGTAAGCGTTATATTATAGGTTTATTAATCAAGGATGATAAATACCTAAAACATACCGCATCGTATGATGATATTTCAGAAGATTTAGCAGAACGTAGTGAACTAACCTATGTTATTGATACTGACCATTTTTTAATGGATGAATTCATTAAAAAAGTTGTCGTTGGCATTCAAGAAGAACTTGAGAATGAAAATTTACCAGCTAAGAAAAGACTTAATGAAAATGAACGTAAGGTTGGTCATGCATTAATTGAAATATTAGAACATTGGGAAATAATATTTGATGGTGAAGATAGCGGTTCTAAATATAATAAGAACTCAGTATTGGAAACGATGCGTAACTATACCAACCTATCAACAAAGGATATTAGGATAGCTATGAAGCGATATAAACAACTCTATGACCTGTTAAAGAATCATATTTTATAGATTCCAAATAAAACGTAGGTTTAAGATATTTATAATAAAGACAAATCGATGCCACGTAAACAAAAACAAGATATAAAAATCAATAGTGATGATTCACTATCTGGTTTAATGCAAGAAACATACAATGATGCTTGCTTGCAAATAAACGATGCTCAACGCACGATAAATGAATTAACGGTAAGCGCAATAGCTACAGATATTGATGACCTGACAAAGGTTGCCAAAGAAAAGGCTGGCCTATTAAAGGTTAAGGATTCTGCGATACGAATAAAATTAGAAATCGCAAAATTACAAAGCGATATAATTAAAAATCGTGGTGATGTGGATTCAGTTATATCTGAACGAAATCAAGGTGCACCTTCACTTTCTGACTTTAATTCCTTAAGGGAAATGTTAAAGAAGGGTAAAGAAAATAATGACGATTCTTTTGATATGGATTAATAATGAGCATAGTTGAGAAAAAGAAAAAAGTATTTGGTAATATCGCTGCGATAAAAACGCTAACCCAAGGTATGCCAAAGCTTAATTTAAGCTCATCGTTTTCATCCATTAATAATAGTGGTGATGCCATTACATTCTTAACGGATTTAATCAAATCGTTGATTGGTTTTGAAGCCTTGGTAGAGGCTGTTGTTGATATTATAACCCATTCTTTACCAAAGGTTGAGCGTGAGGTTAAAAAAGCACTAAAGTTAGAACTTAAGACCATTGTTAGTTGTGGTGTTGACCCAAGCTTACCATCATGGGTCAAATCAACAGCTATGTCATCAACTACAAATAACCTAGTTATTGAATTAAAAAAGGTAGACTTTGCAAATATATTACGTACTGACCCAAATTCGGTAGCTGGTAAGTTGATATATAATGACATTACAACACCATTAACCGCTAGCACCGATTTTAATACATTCTTATACGGTGTCATTCAAGATGAGGGTCGTGTATATACTTGGAAAGATATCCTAAGCATACGATTTGATGCGGTTGGAACCATTAATAGACCTAATAATTCCCTAACTATTAGTGCAGCACTACCATATGATACTAAGACTCTAACGGACCTTAACAATGACTTTATAGATAGCCTAGTATTATTTAATAGTGAAAATATTATAAATAAGATAATGGATATCATATACGGTTCAGTATCTAGCTTTATTGGTAAATCATTGAAACAACTTGAGAATGAAGTTAAGATAAACGATATCGTTGATAAGATGGTTAATAACGTTAATGTTGGTTCTTTACCAGATTCAGCATTTTCATTTACCAAAGAGGAAACATATAAGCAACAAAATACAGCGGCAGACCTTAAAAAGGGTGTGACGGAACTAAAGAACTCAACAACAATCCCATCTAGTGTACCAATTGGTGACCTAACTAATTTTACACAAAATATTCTTGCGGTTCAAACAACGATAGAAAAGAAGGATGTCATTAAAACTGGCCTTAATAATATGGCTACGTCTAGTGTAGGTAATGTTTCAGATGAAACTGACAAGAATTCTGGTAAATTAAATTTTATTCAAAGAATAATAGAAACCCTAATCAAATCAGTTGTGAATATTGTTCTATCACCAAAGGTAATTATGGTATTTATACTTAACTATAAGATAGTATATGGGCCAAGTGCAACGTTTACAGATGGTGTTGATTTTATCAAGAAAAATAAAAATTTAATGACCCGAATTATGAAGGTTATTGGTGGGGAAATAATCAAGGTATTATTGGCAATTGCTCTAAAAGAAATTAGCGTATTAGTGGCTAAAGCAATGGCTAGAAAACAAAAAGAAAAAGCTGTACTTAAATTGGCTCAATTACAGAGTCTTGTTGGTATACCAGCAGATACAATAAAAAACTTAATTGATAACTTATTATAATGGCAGAAGAAAAACCAATACCAAGTTCAGGATTTAACATTTCATCGGTTAACGGATTGCTAAATGTAATATTAAGTGCGTTTAAGATACCAGACACACCAGTAGAACCACTACCACCACCATTAGTCATGGTAGGTGCTAAATTGAGAACTGGACTCTCACCACAGACAATAGCGGCCAATATAATTAGCAAGCAATCTAATTCTGGTAGAGTTGTTGGTGATGTGTTTGCAGATGGGCCAAATGTAGAAGAAGCTATGGAGTTAATCAGGGTACAAGAAATTATCAACGCAATACTTAACGATGCTAAGGTAGATGTAGTTATACCGCCTGGGATTGCTGTAACTACCGTTGGTGCTAGTCCATTAGGACCAGTAGTATCACAAGGCGTAACAATAACAATGGGTATCGGTGACGGTATTATACGTTAAATTTATAAACAATGAATGATTTAGAATCAAAATCAAATAATGACATTTTATTAGAAATAAAACAAATCGAGGCTGACCATGAGGCATTAAAGCTAACTATGTTGAAAGACTTAGATAGGCTTTTTGAATTGGAAGCTAGATTCGAACGTGCAAATCAAATAATATTAAATAGATTAAAAGGTACTAATGCTTAATAGTTCATCAAAATCATATAGAGAAAATGGTAACCTATACGCTAATACAAGTATAACACAAAATATAAAGTATGGTGTTGTAAAAGCATTAGAAAATGAAGGTGGCCCATTGGTTAACAAAGGCTTAGGACGCATCAAGGTGTTCCTAAAGGGTTCTATCGTTACTGGTGGTGATGATGGTACCGCAGAAGCGGATTTGCCATGGTGTTTTCCATTGTTACCCAAGCACCTATCGGTTCAACCTAAGATTGGTGAGGTTGTGCTTGTTATGGTATTTAACAATAATCGTCAACATGCTGATAGATTGTATATAGGTCCAATCATTTCACAACTACCATTATTAAATAAAGACCCGTATGAGTTCTCAGCACTGGCTGGATTTACCTTTGGTCCAGCTGAACCTAACGTAAACCCAAGTCAAATAACTGAGTTAAATGGTGTATTCCCAAATCCTTCAGATGTATCGATACAAGGCAGATACAATACCGATATTACACAAAAGGATAACGAAATTATTATAAGAGCTGGTAAATTTGAAACAGTAACGCCAACGCCTAATAATCCTTATCAAATTAGATTTAATAGCGCAACTCAAGGATATATTCAAATAAAAAATGATGTTATAACCGTACAGAGTTCTGATAAAACACAACAAAAGAAAGGTACAATAACAAATATTGTATCAAATAAGATTAACTTATTGACTCATGTTGATGGTAGTCCACGGTTTAATTTAACTAATCAAGATAATTTAATTAGTGATGAAGAACAAGACCTAATCAATCAAACGGCCCATCAACTACCATTTGGTGATGTTCTATTAGAATATTTATTATTGTTAAAAGATGCTTTGTTTCTACACGTACATAATGGTAATGGTAATCCAGCAACGGATTTAACCGTATCAGGTAATAAACAAGCGCTAGCTGTATTCAAATCTAAAGCAAACCAATTAGAACAATCGATGCTATCAAAAAATATTAGAATAAACTAATTTTTTTGATATTTATATATAAAAGAAATTATGGTTATTAGAACCTTTTTTGATAAGAATAATACTATCGTTAGTAATAGAAATGTTAATACTGGTCTAAACCCAGTAACTGAATTATTTTATGGTGGTTCTATAGGTGAACAAACATATAGCCGATTTTTGTTTCATTTTGATGAAACAAGATTAAAAGCATTATATACTGGTGGCACTTATACTGACTTAACTAAGCTAAGACATACGCTTAGAATGACCAATACTGGTTCGTTTGATACTGAATTGCTTAATACATCAGTTGCTGGTAAACGTAGAACATCATCATTTGACCTTATCTTATTTAAGATACAACAACCTTGGGATAATGGTGTTGGTTATGATTATGAAATACCATTATTAGTAAATGGTGAATCAGCATACTATAACGGCCCATCAAATTGGGTAGAAGCACAAACAGGTATTTCTTGGTCTGGTGGTACTGGCGTATATTCTGGTAGTCCTTCTGGCATAACCGTAACAACCCAACACTTCGATAAGGGTAATGAAAATATTGAAATGGACGTTACCGACTATGTAAATGGCCTATTAACAGGTAATACCAATAATGGTCTAGGTATTGCTTTCGATAGAGGTTACGAAGAATTAAATACTATAACCCCACAATATGTTGGTTTCTTTACCAATAACACTCAAACGTTCTATGAACCATTTATTGAAACAATATATGATAACTATATAACTGATGATAGAAATAATTTCTTTTTAGATAAGCCAAATAAACTTTACCTATATGTAAATATAGCTGGTAACCCAACTAACCTAGATGCTAAACCAAGCGTAAATATCTATAATTATAATAATGTATTGGTTAGCGCTTTTACCTCTTCAAATGTAAATCATGTAACGCTTGGTGTATATTCTATAGATTTAACCATACCAACTAATTCAAGCAACGTAGAGACGATGTATTCAGACGTGTGGACTGGTATTACCATTAATGGTGTGAACAGGGCTAATATTAGCTTAAACTTCGTTGTAAAGGATTCTATGGGTTATTATAGTATAGGTGATAACTTCATGCTGCCACAAAAGGTAGCCGTTAACATTTCTGGTATACAAAATAAAGAACGCATTAAGCGTGGTGATGTACGTAAGGTTATCGTATCAGCTAGAATACCCTATACCGTAGAACAAACACAAAATATTTCAGGTCTTAAGTATCGCTTATATGTTACCGAAGGTACCAGTCAATTAACCGTAATTGATTGGGAATCAATTGAAATGGCAAATAATTATTATTATTTCTTATTGGATACTGAAAGTCTAATCCCTAATACTTATTATATTGATGTTCAATCAACAACTGGACAAGAAGTTACAACACTTAAAAATGTACTTCAATTTGATATCATTAGTCAAGTAGAATTAAGAGGACGTTTATAATATGAAAGAGCAAATAAAAAACCTATTAAGAGAAGGATTACTTCAAAATAAAGGATTAGAAACAGCTTGCAATACAATGAGCGTGGCATCATATAAAGAAGGTATTGCTTTAATTATTAGTGCTATTGGTACACCAGAGCAAAATCCATCAATGTGGAAGCGTATCGAGCGACCAATTAAAAACTGGCGAGATGCGGATAAATTAATTAGTCATGAAATTAAAACCAAGCGTATGTCTGGTGATTCAATGGTTGATGAGTCTAATACTTGGTGGTCTGCTGTTCAATCAACTATTTGTCCTAAATAATTTTTTTGATTTACTTGACAATTATTAATTTTATTAGTATATTTATCATTACATTAGCTCAAGTATCAGTCCCGACCAATAAAATGGTTTAGAGTTGTTAACGCAACAAAGGTATTGGTACAATAACAATAAATTAAAAAGTTAATAAACATGACACAAAAAATGATGGCACCTAATGTGCCAACGGCAAATATTGCTGTAAACAAATCTCGTATTAAATTATACGACAAGAATGTAGAAGTACCAACTTACTACTTGAAAAAAGGCCAAGAATTTCAAATTGAATTGGCAAACATGACTACCGATGTAGTCTTAGCAAAAATAATACTTAATGGTAAATCTTTATCTCAAGGTGGTCTGGTATTAAACCCAGGTCAGAGAGTCTTCTTGGACAGATACTTAGACGTAGCCAAAAAGTTCTTATTTGATACGTATGATGTGTCAAATACACAAGAAGTTAAAGATGCTATTAGAGATAATGGTGATATTAAGGTAGAATTCTATCGAGAAAATATCAACACCTATCAATCACCAATCGTTATTAGACCACTTGATTACACTTATCATCCTGATATTATAAGATATAATACTTATACATCAAATACTTATTGTGCCTCACAACCAGTGTTTGGTCGACCAAACACTAATGATAACACCACACTAACAAGTACCTTAGGGGGTTATTCGTCTGGTCAGATTTTAACTTCGGCTTTATCAGCTAATAACTCACCACTTAGAGGGGTGTCAAAATCACTTGAAACTGGACGAGTTGAAAAGGGTTCTGACTCCAATCAAGAATTAACATCGGTTAATAAATCATTCTATTATCTACCATTCCATACGGTAACGTATAAACTATTACCAATATCGCAAAAGATTAATACCCTTGAGGATATTAATGTAAAAAGATATTGCACATCTTGCGGTGCTAAGGTCGGTAAAACTGATAGGTTTTGCAGTCAGTGTGGGGCCAAAGCGTAAATAAAATAACTTGAGTTAATGTATAAAAAAAAGGAGCATAATGCTCCTTTTTTATTTGCTTATAATTTGTTGTATGTCATCAAAACTAACTGAATCATTTATATACCAGAATCTATCAGCATCTCTAAAAGTATCTTCACCATCAAAACCATTTCCTAAGATATAATTAGATGACCTAAATAAATACAAATCTTGACTATTATTATCCTTATGGTGCCATGCTATGTCAGTAATCTCATCTAGGGCTTTATTAAATGTTTCTTCATTATTAAAACCGTAACCACTTAAACCCCACTCTGGGTCAGAATTCCACATTCCACTAACAGGGTCTTCTTTTGGTTCACTTTCTAAATACACACCTTTAGATTTTCTTTCTTCATAATCAGCCATTGCTTCCTCATAGGTATCGTACCAAGCTTGCATATGTCCACTAAAATTACGTTCTATATCATTTTCTGGTGAATCAGTCCAACGTAAAAATAGCATCGTATCCTTATTTAAACCCTCTCTTAATAGCTTTCTTATAAGAACTTTCATTTTTTATACTTAATAATATTATCTTTATTTGAATTTTTATCAAATTCATCTTTATCTATAAATTCCCACATATTATTTTCAGCCTTTCTTTTATAGTATAAATTAGAACCATCAATATCTCTAATTTGATATTCAAATTTGGATTCAACTAATAAACCCTCTCTTAATAGCTTTTTTATATGTTCTTTCATACTAATAAATATGTTGAACCTTTAGATAAATTATCTTCAGCCCATAATTATTAAACGCTTACATTATCAATTCGTACTTAAATAAACCACAATCCCATATTCTATCATAACCTAATTCGCTAGTCAATTCTTTCTCCGTTTTATTAAAATCCATATTAGGGTATTTTTTCCTTATAGCGTTTTTACCAAAACCAAATTTGTGAAATCGTTTATGTTTATCTACTTTTGAATTATAATAGCAATAATTGGGTTTAACCAAACCAACTAGTTTAAACCCAATATTTGTGTAAAGGTTGTTATTTACATCAAGCGTCCAACGCCTATCAGCAAAACTAATTATATTTTTAGGTGAATAATCGTTTATAAATTGTTTTATGAATTTAGATGCCAACCCACTAATAATATAATTTTGCTTTGTTGCATATCTAGTTAATTCATATTCACCATCGTTAGTTTTTGTCATGTTACGCTTATTTGAAAAAGTCATTACACCTACTAATTCATTATTATAATAAGCCCCATAATTTATTGTTGAGTTATCATTACCTTGGATATGGTTTTCTTTTAAAAATAACCCTTTTTCTTTCCCGTTAATTATCTTGACCTTAACGTTTCTACCACCTATTTTAATACCATCATTTATTTTTAATATGTGCTTTAATTTATTTTTAACTAATTCCTTATTAAGAACCCATTCATCCTCAAAAATATGTATTAATTTAATACCTATTTTCTCACAAGCCATTGTTTTATCTAAATGATAAGTAGAGTTTTTACCCATTTTTTCGGTGTGATAATATAATCCATTATATTCTATACCTAATTTAATTTTAGGTATTATTAAATCTATCTCTTTACCGTTCAATAGTTTTCTATTTTTGCTCTTCTCAACACTAAAACCTAATTCTTCAATAAACTTTTTTATTTCAATTTCACCCTTTGATGTCCAGCTTGGTTTCATATTAATATTAGTTATTTTTATATTGTTTCTAAAAATAACAGACGATGATTCAGATATTAATTTATTATTAGGAAATAATAATTTATAGTCATTACTACTAATATTGTGTTTAGTTTTTAAATGTGTATTTGATATAAGTTTCATTTTTTTTCCACATAAATTACAAACAACATAATTTTTTTCGTCAAGGAATAACTCTTCTCTTTCTTTATTTTTTATTGTGGTTTTAAATATGTGTTCTATATTTATTTCTTTATCCTTTTCAACAATATCAAAATATACCTCAAACCATTTTTTATTATTAACTAATTCATATTTTTTTCGTTGATAAGTGTTAGACGGAATTTTAATATCACCATAGGTATTTAAAATATGTCTAGTTAATGTCCCAGATAAATTATTTGGGTCATCAAACTCTATTTTTGTTTTTTTACAAATGGCAACTAATTTTTTATTGGAATTATTTATTGAATACAGTTTAGTGTTAGATTTTTCAATATCATGACTATTACCAATTTTAACTTGCCCACCCTTTTTATTAATCGCTATAGAATGCTCAGTTAAAATTAATCTAATCCTATCATTACCAACTTTAAATAATTCACCAAGTTTATGTATACTAACTTTATCTTCTTCATATAATAAAATAATTTTTTTTATATCTTCTTCTGTTAGATTTGTTTTTGCCATATTTTTTATTTTATACAAAGATACCAAATTAAAACCATAACGTCAAGTTTCAATCCGTTTAATTTTAATCCAAATATATTTTAAATATGCTTAAAAACAAAAAAGCCATACAAAAATGTATGGCTTTTAAGTTATTGATTTACAATAAATTATCTCAATTCAGCAACGTTAAACGTTGGTACACCATCTACACGGATAGCTCCGTAAAAGCGGTTATTTACCATTTTTTTAGCGTAACGTGTCATGATACCCTTAACTGGGGCAAAGTTAAACGGATTGTACATAGTTGGTGTAAGTTGCAAAGGCACGTATGGTGCGTAGATGTAACCTGTATCCAACAATGATTTACCTTTGTGACCGATGATGATTGAGTATGCTGGTGCATAAGGGTCACGGTACACTTGGTAACGTCCGCTTAATGTACCGATTCTCTCAATACCCATGTTGTATTGGTCTTGCTCAGGGTTAGCATCACTTACGTGGAAGTATTCCAAATCATCAAATATCGCTGAAATTTCAGAAGATACTACGATAATGTTAGCACCACCACGAAGAGTTGACTTGTGGATTTGAGCACTAGTTTGGTTTACTCTTGTGATAAGAGTTTGATTCCAGTCTTTTTGTGTGTAAGGACTTGCAGCAGAAGAAGCTCTTCTCCAACCGTTATAATCCCAACGTAATTGCCATGCAGAACCTGTACGCAAATCTCTAAGGATTTCACGGTCAATTTCAGCAGCAACTTGTTCTGACAACATAGCTGTCAATTCAGCTTCAGCATCAATGTTGTGGAATGCACTAACGTCTTGAGCCAATTCTGGTGACCATGTTGCACGTAATTTACGTTCTTCAACACTTACTACTACTTCGTCAAGTCTAAATGAAACTTCACCAAGTTCTGTTTCCAATTCAAGAGAAGCGTATTCAGCCCATCCAAAAACAAGACCAGCAGTAGTTGTAATCGCTGATACAGTTGTTGCAGAAGCACCAACATAACCATCATAAGTTTCAGTACCAGCTACGGCAACACCGCTTGCAGTGGTACCAACTGGGTGACGTAAGTCAACCTCAACATACATTACATTACTAGAATTCGCTGCACCAGTTTTTGTACCTTGAACGATAGCCTTACCGTATTGTTGTGTAACTACACGGAATGGCACCTTACTACCACCAACAACAATTTTATTACCATCACTATCTAAGATAGCATTAGTAGTAACACATTGTAATGAAGCCAAGAATGACTCAGTATCCATGTTGTTACCGTCTGGGCCAGTCAATACTCCACGGCCATTAGTACCAGCACCACCACTGAAACCAGACATTGTTAAAAGAACAGTTCTAACTGAACCATCAGTTGCTCTTGGGAAAGAAGCTGATGGGGTCAATACTGTAAAAGTACCGTCAGAATTTAAAATGTTAGCGTTTGCATTAGTAATCGCATAGGTTTTCATTGTAAGAGTACCTTTAGAGTTATCGAACAAACCATCATCATAGAATGCATCATACAAGTTTTTAGCTTGCATTTGAGTCAACTTAACACCGTTAGTAGAAACGATAGCTGGAACAGCAGCAGAAGTTGCAGAACCATCATGCTCACCGTTAAGACCAGTGTGTGCTGAGTATTGTGTTCCATAAGTGGCATCAGTTGATGATACACCATTGTAGTTGCTACCAGCAACAGCTGGGTTAGCACCGTTAACACGGCTAGATGTTTGTGGAACGAAGTAGAACAATTTACCAATTGGCATGTTCATAGCTTGAACCGATACGATATCATTCGCTAATAATTTAGAGAAAACTCTACGTACAATTGGGAATACAACTGTTTCGAAAGAACCAGATGATGTCGCTGTTGTGCTTTCGCTCAACAATTGAGAAGCTTGGTTCTCATACAATTGTGCAACGTTTTCTTTAACGTGGCCTTTTAGACCTTCTAGGAAGCCTAAGCTTTCCCATTTTGCTTGGGTTTCTTGACGGATAGCCTTCATGTGGTTCAATCCGATGTTACCAACTTGTCCAGATGTTAATAAATGTGACATATTTGTTTAGTTTTATTTTTTGGTTATTTTATTTTTGTTCAACTCTACTAATTAAATCAAGGATTCTTTTAGTAGAAGGGTCAACATAAGCAGTCGATTCGTTTAGTTGTTTTGAATTACTTGTGCTGGCCTCTTTGATTATTTTATTTTCTACTACTTCACGAACGGTTTCTCTTTTTTCCAATTCACTAGCAATAGTTCTGTACAATCTTTTTGACTCTTTAAGGTTAGTAACACCAGTATCAAATCTCTTGATAATGTTTTGTTTCTCAGCCTTGGTAGTCGAATGCTCCATAAACAATCTTGTTACATATGTAAGATTGCTATTGAAGATAACTGTTTCTACAAGCTTGGTTCTAAATTCTTTTAAGCCATCTCTGAACATTTCGTTCTCAACCTTTAATTTTTTAGCTTCACTTAATAGGGTATTATATTTGTTTGCTGTTTCGGTAAGTAATTTCTTTGTAGCGATACTTTCGTCAATTTTTGACTTAGGGTTTTCAGGAGCACCGATTGATTTAGGTCCTTGGCCACGGTGAGTACCTACACTCATACCTACACCAACACCAATTTTTTCGTCAAGCGTTTCTTCTTCTTCCTCTTCATCACCCATTTCTTCATCATCACCTTCGATATCATCAACAGGTACGAAGTCACTTGATTCTTCTTCATCATCAAGTTCAATCTCGTATTCCATATCGTCATCGTCAGATGCTGGTAGACCAGATGCTGGCAAACCAATGTCAGATGTCTTAACAATATATTCACCTGGTTCTGAAATGTTTAAACGTATTTCATCACCAACGATATTGATTTCATCTTCACCGCTTAATTTTTTGTAAATTGCAATAACTTCATCGTCTGATGCAGCTGTCATGTCCAATTCATCTGATGATTCAAAATCATCCATTCCGTTTTCGTATGAGTCTTCATCATCAGATGATGCCATAGACATATCGCCTAATTCATCACCCAAGTCATCACCCATATCATCGATTGACATGTCATCTTTAGTTATTTCTTCAGAAGTCATTGTGTCATCATCTTCGATGTCAACATCAACGCCTTCTTCTTCATAAGCCTCTCTAGCTAATGATTCTTTCACAACCCCATCAATTTCTTCTTTAGCAATGCTACGAAGTATTTCTTTCGTGTTGGCATCAAGAGCATTTTGAATACTTTTAATATCCAATAATGCTTCCTCAAGTATATTTTTTTTCTCTGCCATTGTGTTTTATTTGTTTAGTAGATAAATATGATTTAGTTATTCATCTTATTTGATAATAAATATATCTAGTTTTCAAAAAAGACATTTATATAAAAAAAAAAATGATAAAAATTTGCATTATAATAAAAATTTATTTAAATCATCGATTAAATTTTCTTTTATAACATTTTTAGTGGTGGTAACGCTCTCAACGTAAGGCTTAGCTTCTTCAACATTTTTAAATATCCATGCATCTGGTGTTGATGGTGCGGTAACTATATCCCAACAAATTATCTCGAAATCTTCTTGGACTATTTGTTCACCGTTCTTACCTTCTTTTAGCGAACCTACACCTCTAGATGAAACACCTATCTTAATTCTATTTCTTAATAGGTTAGCAACTTCATCACCCTTGGTTGAAACGATACCATAATTAATAAAGCCTGGAGTCATTAGGATTTCCATCTTACCCATTAGTGTATGACCTTCCCACCATGTTTCAATAATATTGTGAGATATTCTATCGATAGAAATAACTGAACTTTCTGGGTGGTCACATTCACCTACAGCACCTCTAGATTTAATTAATTCTTGATATAGTTCATTTTGTTTTCTTAGAATGTGTTCTGGGTAAACCCTACCATTTCGGTTTAAGATACCGTATTTTTGTAGTATAACATATACAACTAGAGGTTCACCGATAATTACCTTACCAGTTTCTAGTTTTTTCATTTCGTTAATGAATGGTAAATTTCTAGGCTCATCAGGACTAATGTAACCAGCGTCTTGTTCGATGAGGAATCCAAAACCACTTTGACCACGCTTGATAACCTTAATATCGTTATAATTTATTTCCATAACATTAGCTTATAGATATAAATATAGTGGATAATAAAAAAGGCCCTATT